GGTCTGGGATCGGGTTAATAATCAGGTCTGGGGTCAGGTCTATAATCAGGTCGAGAAACAGGTCGGGAATCCGGTCAGGCGTCAGGTCGAGGATCAGGTCTGGCGTCAGGTCGCGGGTCAGGTCAGGAATCGGGTGTATGATGAAATCGGTTAGGCAACAGGTCAAGACTCATGTCTGGAATCAGGTCGGGAATCAGGTCGGGTATCAGGTCGGGAATCAGGTCTATAATCAGGTCGCGGGTCAGGTCAGGAATCGGGTCAGTATTCAGGTCGGGGGTCACGTCGGGGGTCATGTCAGGAATCAGGTCAGGCGTCAGGTCGAGGATCAGGTCTGGCGTCAGGTCTATAATTAGGTGCATGATGAAATCAGTTAAGAAACAGTTCACACTTCATTCCTACAAAGCCAAGACGGTCGATGGACGAATCTGTGTTATTGTAGAGAGTCAGATATTGGATCAGATCATGAAACGGGTCAAGGGTCAGGTCAAGGAAGATGTCTGGGATCAGATATGGAGATCGCTTCATGGACCAGTCACGGTTCAACTTAGGAATCAGGTGTATAATCAGGTGCATGATGAAATCAGTTAGGGATCAGGTCAGTAGTCGGGTCTGGAATCAGGTCTATAATCAGATCGGGAATCAGGTCAGGTCTGGGGTCGAGGATCAGGTATGGGATCAGGTCAGTAATCAGGTCAGTATTCGGGTCAGTATTCAGGTCTGGGGTCAGGTCAGGAGTCAGGTGCATGATGAAATCAGTTAGGAATCAGGTCGAGGATCGGGTCAGTAATCAGGTCAGGGGTCATATCAGGAGTCAGGTCAGGATTCAGGTCAGTATTCAGGTCGAGGACCATGTCTGGGGTCAGGTCGAGGTTCAGGTCAGGAATCAGGTCAGGAGTCAGGTGTATGATGAAATCAGTTAGGAATCAGGTCGAGGATCGGGTCGAGGATCAGGCATGGGATCAGGTCAGGAATCAGGTCGGGGATCAGGTCTGGGGTCAGGTCTGGGATCAGGTCGGGCGTCAGGTCGGGGAACAGGTCGGGGGTTATGTCAGGAGTCAGGTGCATGATGAAATCAGTTAGGAATCAGGTCGAGGGTCATATCAGGAGTAAGGTCAGGATTCAGGTCAGTATTCAGGTCGAGGATCATGTCTGGGATCAGGTCGAGGTTCAGGTCAGGAATCAGGTCAGGAGTCAGGTCTGGAATCAGGTCAGTAATCAGGTCAGTAATCAGGTCGAGGGTCAGGTCTGGGGTCAGGTCAGGGGTCATGTCTGGGATCAGGTCGAGGATCAGGTGTATATATAGGAATAACTATAACCCCTTTGGAGAGTAATTCCATGAAGCAAGAAGAATTTATTTGTGTGCACTGTGAGGCCGAATACCTTATTGAACACGATCAACCCATTATACGGGCCTGTCCCTTCTGTAAGGAGGATATGATGGTTGAGGCCGAATGTCTCGAATTAGGTCTGGAGTGGGATGAGTGACTTGGTTCCTAAACGGCAACAGGTTTAATCCTGATGAAGACAAATTGAAAGATTGGGTGGGGTTCGTTTACGTTATAACGGACCTGAAGAATGAGAAAAAGTACGTCGGGAAGAAGACATTCTGGTCGAGAACCAAGCTTCCACCTTTAAAGGGTAAAACCCGCAAGCGTATCAAGATCAAACCGTCCAACTGGATGGATTATTATGGGTCATCCGAAGTAGTAACAAAAATGTTGAATGAGCAGGGTGAAAAGAATTTTCATCGTGAGATCATACATCTCTGCACATCAAAAGGTGAAATGTCCTACATGGAGGCGAAGGAACAGTTCGACCGCAACGTTCTCTTGGACGATTCCTATTATAACGGGATCATCAACTGTAGGATTAATCAGACCCATGTACTGAAGGTTAAAGAACGATGGTTGGCCAATATACGAGATAATACGAAAGAATTGTCGTATGTTGAAATTTTATCTATTGACTCGTCTGATAATTCTGCTATAATTATGTAGAGTGATATAAACGAGGAGATCAATATGGACTATGGTAGAGTGTTCGTCAAAAATGGTATTATAGGTGCTATCAAATTCAAATTTTATGCGGTGGTACTTTTCACGTTTTTGGTGGGGTCTTATATGCTATACGATTCTAATATGGTGCTGAATGTTTTCTACTCATACGCTGTGCCATTCACAATCGCCCTCTCAGCGGCGGTGGCAACTTTCCCTTGGTTTGAATTAGGATATGCAGCGGTAATAACTGTATTTCACGCAGCCTTTACAAGTGAAAAGAGTGATAATGGTTGAGCAATCGAGACTTGATTGTTATCCGACGGGTGGTCCAAGGCCAAACATTCAACCAGCTAGGAAGGCACGCGATTGGATGGATAATACGCGTGACCGTTTTGCGTATAGGTGCCTACCTCTAGCCATCGCTAACAGGGTGGGGTGGGAGATTATCAACCCTGTGTCGTTTACTGCTGTATGGACCGGTAGTGACGATGTGCGGGGTCTTATCATACAACCAGAGGGTGATGGTTGTATTGCGTCCAGTCATTTCGGTCATGGTATCCTGACATTTTCAGTTGGTGGTCTATTCAGAACAAGTGAGAACGTCCAGTTATGGGTCGGTGGTTCACCAAATGAGGTTAAGGACTCGATCCAGCCGTTGACTGGAATCGTGGAAACTGATTGGAGCCATATGACATTCACCATGAATTGGAAGTTCACGCGCAAGCACGAAACCATTCGATTCGAAAAAGACGAGCCGTTCTGCTTCATCATGCCTATGCAAGTGGGGTTGCTGGAGGACTTGGAACCCCGTTTCAATTCTTTTCAGACAGATACCGACCTGTGCTTGAAATATTACGGTTGGTCCGATAAGAGAGAGATGTTCAATAATGATCTACAGACCAGATCGGACCCAGTCACGGGTAAGGATTCGTGGCAAAAGACTTATCATCGAACGGCGGATCGCAACAAGATAAGGCTGAAAGAGTTCAAGGATGCATGATTATGGGTCGGGTAGTCTGGATGTTGTTATTGATATCACCACCAAATGCAATGCAGCATGTCCACAATGCGACAGAACTGATATTAGCAGGGGTGCCAAGATGGGCACTAATCCGGAATTACCCGACGAGAATATGACTTTGAATCAACTGCGCAAAGTAATCAACGCGTCAAATATCGATAGGGTTAGACACGTGTCATTCTGTCCTAGCTGGGGTGAGCCGATTATTAATAACGATTTCCCGTACATGTTGGATCATCTGTTCTCGTCGGCCATAAAGGCGGATACAGGATTGATGGTGTCAGTTGATACCAATGGTTCATTACGTAGCGATGAGTGGTGGTTCAGTATCGGTCGATTGATGTCCTTGTTTAGTAACGAAAGGGACGATTTGACCTTGAACTTCCGATTTGCTGTGGATGGTATCGATCAAGCTATGCATGAGAAATATCGACGACGTACCAATTTGGACAAGGTTTTGGCCACTATGGAAATGGTATCGGCCTTTCCCGCCACGCGTGTGATGAGCCAGACAGTCGTATTCCAGCACAATCAGGACTATTTGAATGAGATAAAAAGCTTGACACAAAGGCACGGTAGTGTTGATCATTCGTTTGTTCGGTCTGAACGGTTCGGGGGTCGTCAGTTCGAGTTCTATAACGAAAACGATGAGAGCGAGACATTGACCATTGCTGATCCATTTGGTATAATAGAGACTGAACGATCAGAGTTTGGTATGACCCCATCTTGTGAGTATCAGAAGATAAACAAGGTGCATATCAACTATGATGGACAGGTGCTTCCGTGTTGCTATTTTGCTAATGCATATGTGGCAGGTAGCAGATGGTCTAAGCTGTCAGATGCTGGAAAGTGGAAGGAAAGCTGGATTGGTAAAGAGTACCTGAAGACTAAAGATGCCCACAACGCCTTCAATCGTGATCTGTTTGACATATTGGAGGGTAATTGGTGGACTAAGAAGCTCCCGTTCTCTTGGAAGCATTCTGAGGAGAATGGTGCCGTCCAGTGCAGCAAACATTGTAGTGCCAAAGGTGGTACGTTTCGTGTAGGAGCGCATAGAAAATGACGAATAAGATTTTAGGGGTCAGTTCTGGATTCCACAACGCAGCATATGCATTAATTGAGGGTCGAGAGATACTGAGCGCAGAGGAAAGCGAGCGGTTCACGCTCAAAAAGAATGATCCGCATCTTAGAACCGACCATTTGGATGGTCTGGGTTGGGATCAATCGGTTTTTTACGAGAAGCCGTTCAAGAAGAATATCCGACGTTTGATCTATGGTCAGGGGTGGAAAAAGACGAAAAGTATCACCGACTCATATGTCGATCATCACTGGAGTCATGCAGCGGGGGCATATTACACGCGTCCAAACCATTTTCCAGAGCCTGTATGTGTCGTTATCGATGCTATTGGTGAGTGGGACACAGCGTCAATTTGGTTTAAAAAGAAAAAGGTCTGGAGTATGAGATACCCGAAATCGCTTGGGTTATTCTATTCAGCGGTGACCAAAGAGCTTGGATACACGCCTAATGAGGATGAACACGTCACCATGGCACTTGCAGCTTTGGGTGAACCCATTCATGCAGACGTGTTGATGGAGATGGCGCACGAAAACTGTCATAAAGGTCTAGCATACGATTCTCGATTATTCTTTGCTGAACCAATCGATTTGGCGGCATCCGCACAACTGGTGCTAGAGATTGAGGTCAAGAAGATCATGGAGAGAGCGCATAAGTATTCCGAATACTTGTGTTATGCGGGGGGTGTAGCTCTAAACTGTGTGGCCAATTCAAAAATATATCACATGTTCAAAGACATTTGGATCATGCCAAACCCTGGTGATGCTGGGTCTGCGTTAGGCTGTGCAGCCGCAATTAATGATAAACGACTACATTGGAGAGGACCATATCTTGGATATAATATCGAGCGCGAAATCAACCCTAAAGAGGTCGCTGCGCACATTTCTAAACTTGGCGTTGCTGGCGTTGCTAATGGTCGCGGTGAGTTTGGTCCTCGCGCTTTTGGCAATCGTAGTATTCTCGCTGATCCCCGTGGCGATATTAAACCTACTGTGGACCGCATTAAAAAACGTCAATCGTTTAGGCCTTTCGCCCCAGCGATTCTGGAAGAACATGCGAAAAGCTATTTCAAAGGGCCAATGAACGAATACATGCAATTCGTCGCTAGAGCTAAACACGGCTACAATTCCGTAACTCATGTTGACGGAACCAGTCGCGTACAAGTAGTAACAAAAGACTGTGAATCGGTAATCAGGCCGATACTGGAGGAATGGTATGAGTTGACGGGGTGTCCAATGTTGCTAAATACTAGTATGAACGTGAAGGGTGAGCCTATGCCTAGAAGTTGGTGGGGCGCAAAACACTTCCAAGTCAAGTCTAAAGTCAAAGTATTTTGAGGAGAAGAAATATGCTAGACATTTTATATAGCTGGTGGTTACGCCTGAAATTCCGTTACTACCTGTGGAAATATCGCGATATGCCAAGTGGCGATGCAGATACCTACATTTATGATGAACTATCGGGGGATGATGAGAGTGATATTAATCGATTTTAGTGGCATTTCAGTGGCTGCATATCTAGCAGGTCACTGCGAAGCGAATGACATTAAGGGTTTAAGGCATACCATCCTTAACTCCATTCGAATCTATAGAAATAAGCACCGCGATGAGTATGGTGAAATCGTTCTGGTGGCTGACGGCATTGGCAATTGGCGTGAGGATATTTTTCCTCAGTACAAGGAATGCCGTGCCAAAACCAAAGTGAATGACAAGTACGATTGGGACACGTTTTCACAGACCAGATCGATCATACTGGATGAGTTAATGGATCATGTTCCATACGCGATTATCAGACAGAATGGATGTGAGGCCGACGATGCTATCAGCGAATTGGTACGATATGAGCATAACAAGCCGTTTGGTGAGAAGGAAAAAGTGCTGATAATTTCTTCTGATAAAGATTTCATCCAGCTACAGGCCTATGGTCACGTTGACCAGATCAACCCAGTGACGAAGAAGCACGTGCATGATGATGACCCCGATATGTATAGAAGGCTCCATATCCTCGCAGGATGCCCCACGGACGACGTTCCTAACGTTTTGAGTGATGACCTAAGCAAGGTTGAGGGAAGGCGTGCTACGACGCTTACAGCTAAAAAGAAGGCCACTTTACTGGAAGACCCCCATGCGTTTGGCGATGAGGTCTATAAGAACTATCAGCGGAACTATTCCATGATCAATTTGATGGACGATACTGATTGTCCAGATGTTGTCCGAAGCCAAATTATAAGTAGCTATGAGGGAAGAAATAAGCGTTGGCGTAAGAACGTGCGGAAGTTGATGCCGTATCTAATGTCCAACGGTCATGATTATCTAATATCTAAAGTACACGATTTTGTTAAACGATGAGAGAGACTATGAAAAAGTTTAAATACACGTATGAGACAGTCGAAGCCGCTAAGACCGCTAAGACTAAAGATGAAGCAGTAGAGATTTTGAAACACAACGAGACGTGGGCATTGAAAGATGTTTTGAAGGGTACGTTGTGTGATGAGGTGAAATGGTTGTTGCCGAAGGGTAAGGTGCCGTTCACCCCGAATGTGGAACAATCTACGCCATCCGACCTAATCCGTAAAAATCAGGACTTCAAATACTTCGTTGATGGGCCGGTTGGCCGTCAAGTGAAGCAGTTTAAACGTGAGTCAATCTTCTTGGGAATTCTGGAAGCTATCCATCCCCAAGATGCTGAATTGGTTGTGGACATGATCAACAAAGTAGAGTTTGGCGGTATGCTGACCTCTGATGTTGTGAACAGTGCATTTCCAAACCTAGTGAGTCGTTGATTATGTCCTTCTAACAGTAACAAACGGGAGAATACCAAAAATGGTAGTACATCAACTAGAACGTCTTGAGAATGATCTTATTGAGGTTTTGCAGCACGCGAAACGTCTTAAAAAAGAGGGTCAATTGGTACTATCTAAAAAGGTGCTTATGAAGGGTGATTACATCCAGAAATGCATCTCTCAATTATCATAGAGGGTTAAACGGGACGATGTCTCTGTGCATCGTCCCACTCTTATTAAAGGAATTATTCCAATGCCGATTTACACAATCGCGAACACGAAAACCAAGAAACGTGAGGATATTATATGCTCATACGACGAATTGCGTGAAATGCTGGCCAAGTATCCCGAATTGGTGCATGAGATAAAGCCTACTGTAACAGTGACAGAAACGTCTGCTGTTGGCGGAACATTAAAGAAAGCCGGTGACGGTTGGAACGACCTATTGAAATCGATCAAGGCGACGTCTGACAAAAAACTCACCACAATTAGGACGAGGTGAATATGAAAAAAAGCTCAGCCGCGACTGTATCGTTCGATGAGGTCGAGAAGTTTCAACCTATAACCCAGAACCAGAGCGAGGCTATGAAGGCTTGGAATGAGGGATATAACCTAGTGCTGAATGGTTCAGCGGGAACAGGTAAAACGTTTCAGGCCATGCATTTTGCTTTTAAAGAAATGCTGAAAGAGCCATTGAAATATCGTCGGGTTATGATCATGCGGTCGCTTGTAGCCACACGTGACAGTGGTCATTTGCCGGGTACGAAAGAGGAAAAAGAGGAGCCTTATAAGCTTCCATATAAAAATTTATGTGATGAGATTTTCGGATATGAGGGTGCCTTCGGTAAACTGGTGTCAGCTAAAAAGTTGAATTTCGAAACCACGTCATACATTCGTGGCTCCACATTCGATCAGACGATCCTGATTGTTGACGAGATGCAGAACATGACATTCCATGAGTTGGATTCTGTTATTACTCGCGTAGGAAACGATTGTCGGGTGATATTTGCAGGAGATTACAAACAGACAGACTTTAGGTTCGCTGATGAGAAGGAAGGCCTACGTCGGTTCCTTGACATTATCGAGCTATCCAGATTCTTCAGGATCGTTGAATTCGGTGCCCATGATATCGTGCGTTCGGACTTCGTGCGTGACTATATCATCACCAAGGAGATGCTGGAGAACAAACAGATTGATCAGATAGTAAAAGATAGCGTGAAATATGGCGAAATACAAAAGATTTGACCCGCGCAATAAGAAGCGGGAAAAGGGGGTTACACATTATGAGACTGACATTGAGAGACCTGTAAAGCCGAAATACAGGAAGCAAAAAGATGGTCCACAACTTCGACCGAAATCGTGACGGGAAAGTAACAGTTGAGGAACTGGCGATTAGTCGTGAGCAACTCAAACTGGATAACGAAGACCGTAAACAAGACGCCCAGAGGCATATGGTTTGGTACGCTTTGGGGGGGATGCTAACGTATCCCCTCATTTTAGTGCTGTCTGAATGGGCTGGTTTTGAAAGCTCCATGTCCGTAATTGGCTCATTCGCTTCAACCTATTTTGTATCAGTCTCCGCTATTGTGGCCGCATATTTCGCTAAGGAAGGCTACATCGGTCGTATTGATCGAACAAACATCAACGTTTCAAATCACCACGAAAATATCAAAGAAAGCGTCGATGATGGCGAACACTAAGATATAAGTAGTAGTAAGAAAGAAACTCCGACGGTGTGGATGGCATATGGATGACGAACAAAGACTTTCCGCGCTCGAATCGAAGTATGCGGCCCTTGATGTAAGGTTAAGAGGCTTGGAAACAAATGATGCGGTCGATCATGAGCGGCAAAAACAGGTTTTACGCGATTTATCTGAGGTTAAATCAACATTAACATGGCTAAACCGTCTTATGATTGGTGGTATAGTCTTGGGTATAATTACATTCATAGTTAAAGGTGGCCTAGTAATATGACAATTGCTTACAAAGGACATAGAATAATCTGTCTGACGATGACACTCATATATAAATGCCTATTGATCTTCTTGGTCTGTGCCGCGTTTTTCATTAATGGCCAAGAGATAGAAAAGCGTTTCTTCCCAGTAGTAACCGACTCTGAAATTATTCGTTCTGAAACTGTATCAGCTACCTCAGTCGATGCGTGGTTTGTGTTTGAGAAGAAAAGAAACTGTACATTCGTCGACCTCGACTTCTACACAATCGATCCGGTAAACGGTAGACACCATAGAGTGTTATATGAATTCCTATCCGACAAAGGTCTCCCGCCAGCTAGTCGTCCAGTTGGTAAACAATTCGGGGGGGCTTGGCGCATCGAAATCAGTCCGGAAGCTTTCACTGGTGAGATATTGGCAATTGTTCACCATCGGTGTCACCCTTTTTGGGTAACCGAATCTCAATTCTTCCCTTGATCTAACCACTCTATAATCGTCACACCAATGGTAATCATGCCTTTACGGCTTGGATGGCACTCACCAATTTCTGGTGCAATTTCCTCGTAGTCCACCGATTCGAGACTCTTTCCATTTAGCTTTGGCATGAATGGCCACCCCAAAATGTTAATGGTTTCGTCACGTTCGTTTACCTTTGTAATCGGAAGGAATTTAGGATGCCTCTGCAACATATATGAGACCTCTCCTCTAGTGGCCTTTGGTTCATAAAGAGAGAACATGACCAACTCTTTACCCATCTCTTGACATAACCTAACCAATTGGAAGATGCTATCCAAATTATGATTGAACACGAACGATTTTTGTAGGCTTTCTGGACGCGTATTCGCCAACACGTTAAATATACTAATTTCATCGGGTGTGCCTTCCCACCCATCTCTGTGGTGTCTAGTCGGCCATATGCCCGGGTTGTGAGTGAGGCCTAGCGTTGGAACGTAGTAACGGGTCCACCCTGTCAGTTCGATCATAACCAATTCGTAATGGTTTGGATTCGTTAATAGCTCTGTCATAGCATATGAGGTTATCCGATCATTACTGGTCCCGCTCACGCTGACATTTTTTGTAATGCGCCAGTCATAATGCTCGGCCACGTAATCGTACCACATCGGATAGTCATATCGCCACTCGCGTTTGATGGTGCTTACAAAGTGGGGATCGGAAAAGCTGCAACCCGATACTAGAACCCGTTTAGTCATCTTGGCAATATTTCATGCAGACAAGAGGGACTCTATCTGAATCATCCCATGAGTCATACAACTCATTGAACCACTTCCCATCCATTATCTCAGGTAGAGATCGGTTATCCAGATTGTTGTCCTCTAGCTGGTCCAGATACGAATTCATTACTACTTCGTCTCTGGCACGAAAATCGTATGCCATGGTTTCAGCATTGTAGACTTCAAATTCGCTTTTTCCCTTGCGTTTTGGATCGGGGAACTTCTGAAGCAGGGATATTCTATTAGCAAAATAGCAACACGGAAGCACCTGACCGTCGGGGTTAACAACGTATCTAGATTTCTTCATCCACTCGCACGTGATGTTACATTTGTTAACCATTCATAATCTCCCGCATTTCGTTAATGCTCTCATGGTTGAGTTTCCACGTATCGAAAATTTTATGGTCGTCATCCAGTGTAGTCTTCATGAGGCTTTTCACTTCATAAAATTTCGACCGGAATCGGGTTTCAGTCCTGTCACCCTCAAAACGATTGGACGGTACGATGATCATATGTGTCATACCGGCATTATAAGCCTTCTCAGCGATGTTTGGGATAAATGCTTGGTTGTGTTCGAATATGATGGTAAACGCGCACGTGGTGGCCCCTATAGACGCTGCACGGGCATTCTCCAATACCTTGGCCAGATTAGTCTTCTGGCGATACATTTCATGTGTAGCCTGATTGTGACCGTCCAATGCGAATACTACAGTTAACCGACGCTTACAAATCACCTGTAATTCGGTCCACCAATCTACAGATCGTAATGAGCCATTTGTATTAATATGAATTTTGGCGGTGGAATTCTCGATGATGTATTCACATATCTCTAACAGGTCGTGGTTCATTAGAGGGTCACCCCACGTTCCACAAAACTCAAAAGCCTTGTGCATTCGCAATGTATCAACGGGATAACGCCTTTTGAACTCGTTAATTGTCCATACATACTCATCCAGAAAATCAGCAGTGACCAACCCATCCGGATTGGTCCTGTGACATTGTGGACATGCTGCATTGCATTTGGTAGATAGATCGACCCAGCCTATTAAGCATCTGTCGGCGATCATCTCTTTATAATTCATCATTAAAACGGTGTATACTCAGTCATTTCGATCATTCGGTCGATTCGAAATGAGCGCCACCCTTTGGCTTCCAAATCCCAACACGCGATCACATCGTCGTTTGTCCGTTTGGACGTTTTACCGACTTTCGTTAGATCATCCTGATCGGGAAGATATGAATCCATTAGCGTGCATTTCATTTCACGGATCGTGCCGTCGGCCTTTTCGAATTTGACCGTCTGTACACTGTTGCGAAGCGTTTCATTAATTGCAGATTTCTTCATTATGTATTCTCCATTGATATGAATTGACGATCAAGCATAAACACCTCAATGAACTGACCGCATTTGTTGTCGGATGTAGCTGACCAATATTCGTCCATTAGATGGACTTCATTTATCCACCGCTGTTTAATATTGTTACCATATTGATGTAGTGCTGAATGTTTGGCGTTATCATGTGATGAATCAAACCCCACGAATATGTTTGGGATGAAATCTCTGTACTCTGATCTATATGGTGGAGAATTCATATACCACACATCAGTCGTGCGTCCACGCGCAAGCTGTTTAGCTATTCGGTGAACTTTCTGGTGAACATGGTGATAATCTTCCTTCCAATGGGTGACCATCAGGTCATAACCATCAATGTCGATTGCAGCGATCACCTCACGTTCGGGACAACTACGCGTAATGTTCAACGGAATGTAATTATATCCCAATAAATCTGCTGCCTGCGACATGGGTAAAAGATTAACGGGAGCATCCAATAAAATCAAATCGACCTGATAACCTTTATCAGTCCATCTCTTCACAGTGCCACCCATTGCCAATTCAAGATCGTCGGCGTGGGCAGCGAATACCAAAATTTTCATTTTGGTGTGAATGTCCCGTTCTTAATCAATTTAATGAATTTGGCCATGTTGCCGTCACCCCCGCCGCCGAATTTCTCTTTAGCGCGGTCGTACACATGACGCTGTTTTACAGTCAAGTCTTTGTACTCGTATTCGCCTTCGTTTTTACGAAGCCAATCGGATATCTTCTCATACTCTTTAGCACTTAGTTTCATTTTATTTCCTTCTATTCATCATCGTGTTTATAGTATCATACCAAAAGGCCTAAGTCAACCCTTCATCAAGGATTTAGCCTTTTCCCTAACATCATGGTGGATACTACCCATATAGACGGCAGTGACATAGATTGACGTGGTTTGATCGGATGTCTCCCAAGGGTCTTTAGCGTTACGTTCAATGATCTTGAATGTGGACCCAGGGGGGAGAATCAACTCACGTTCGCCGTGATGCAGTGGTGAATATTTATTGGTTAATAGTGGAACTACAGGCGTTCCCTTTGGCAGGTAAAATCTGAATCGGATTTGAGAAGCGAAATCGATACTGGCTTTGATTGACGTACTCATAAATCCACCATCCCAATACAACTCGCCCGGAACCAAATTTTCCCTGAATTGCATTTTCGAAACACCTAACGGGGGGTTATATGGTGCATCTGTTCCGCGATATACCCACATATTTTCTGGTGTAGTCGGAAGGTCTTCGAAACATTGTAGCAGATTTTGGCATTTCGATACAGGCATGTAAATATCATCGTTTGCAGCACTAGGGCTTAGGTGATTAATATCATTATCATCAACGGGTGAGTATTCGAGTTTCTTTGGATCAGCTTCGGCCACCTTATCATAAATTGATCTTAGAGCGTTGTTAACATCACCAGAACTACTCGAATATTTGTGAATAGCGTTCTTTTGAGAAGCCGACAATTTTTCCATAGCAGACCCGAAATAGTCCATTAAAAATTTTTCAACCTTAGTATCGTTTTCGTACCAATTATCCTGATGCCACTGGCGTCTGTGGGTCTTACCTGGAATGGCTATAGGACCAAAGGGGTCGTCATTAATGGTGTCGTGTAAAGCTTCGGCTGTTACGGAAGTCGACTTGAGAATTGTATGCCCAGACAAAAGGTCGGTTGAGGCTGAAGAAGAAATATTAGCCTCAGTATCAATACCGTCCAGCTTTTTGGCGTTATCAGAATTCAACCATTCTTTCATTTTTTTGAGAGGCTCTGCGTTCTGTTTCATTAAACTGTCAATGTTTGTGTATGATGCAATAGCTTTCATTACCTCGCGCCATGCGTCAAGATCAGACAAATCCGTCGATAGACCGACATGATCCAACGTAGCCATTTTACTGAATGACAATTTATCCACGACATACTTCAGGTTTGATTTGTTGAACATGGATTCATCATAACCATGTTTCAACAAATTTATAACCATGCCATTGAATGAAAGCGTTTGCATTATGGCTGCGATCTTCTGAGGCATGGTCGCGGGCTTTTTAATCCATGCCAAGGTGTCCTCTTCTTCGTCACTAGCACCATTAGGTGAAGCAAGCTCCTTAGACTTTGCATCGCCAAGTTGACGAACTTTCCTGATCTTAACAATACCAGAGCCAATAACGCCTTCGATTGTATCATTATCGCCTTTAACTTTAGGAATGAAAGTGCCATCATTAACATCTAGTTTAAAATCATAATAAAGTGATGCGAGACTGCGGTGTTTAATTTTGTTGATATCACCGTTCTTTTTGAACATTCCAACCTCTTTCATCAGAACAACGTCCATTTTAGTGGCTTTAAAAACCTTATCCAAAAAAAGTTTACTGACGGATACTGCTGCTGCTTCCTTCCTCCCAGTAACATGATCATTTGGGCTGAGTTCCATAAGGTCGTCGATTTCCTCACGTATAGCATTAAATATGGGTAGCGCCATCCATACCGCAAAATCATCAAACGTTTTATGACCCAACATCAAGCTTTTAATAGAAAGAGATGTCTTCGAATTGAAATCGTCTTTCGAGTGGTCGGAAAAAGTAGATTCGGACGTTTTAGCTTGGTCAGCTTTATCAACAAGGTCTTTAGCCTTCTCTACTTCTTTCATTTTTTCTTCATCGTGGTTGAGCGTGACCGTATCTTTGGTATTAACGCCACCGATAACGTCTACGATATCATCGTTCGTCAACTGAACTTTCAACCCAGAGATCGCGTATTTCTTAGATGGCGTGACTGACTTAACAGGTTTTACTACTACTTTCGGTTTCAGTTCAGCCAAGGTTTCATACGGAAGAGGATTCTTCGTGGTCAGACCTTTTGATAGATCGAAATCATAACCCAACGTTTTGAAGTTCTTCGCCTTGAATATGGTAGCGGGAACCACGACCTTTTTGGCTATGAAAAGATAACGTTGCGTCTTACCATAAAAAACGCCCTTCTCGCCTGCCTTATTCTTCTTGGTTTCAACGTCAGGCTGCTTTACGGGAACGATCTTCATAGACTTCATGTAGGACTTTTTGATCATCTTGGTGGCGATGCGCTCAGACACCTCCATCATTTTTGTGTTAGCCATACGGAAACGAACGGCGATGCCCTTCAGCTTCGGTCCCAACAACTGCATAGACGTTTCAACGAACTTTACCAGAGTGGACAACACTGGACGCAAATCTGACGGGGAATGGAACTTCCAATAATAAGACTTCCCGCCGCCCTTCGGTGTCCTCCCAACGTCCAAAATGTACATTCCTGCTGTTTTCGATTGTACTAGAGATATGACATACATGCTGTTTTCATCACCATCAATTGAGAAAGCCGCGTGCACTTGCATGGGCAATTTGGTGTCATCAGTCATGTAAAATTCTTGAGGTGAATTGAGCGATTCAGTTAAGGAATGATCGTCTATAAAGCTTCTGAAATCCATTGTTTCCATCCGATAAAAGTTCTATTACTACTATTTATACCTTTAGAGAACCCACCATAATTGTTGCTGAATAGTGAATCGGACACTTCCAAGTTTCAATTATGTAACGATCTTCCAACCTCAATGCCAACTCATTGAACCACCGCAAATTGTCGACCCCATCGAATGATCGATTGAACACGAACATAAAGCTTTCGTGGTTCAGATTTTCTATAACCTTTTCGCGATCAGCCAAAGGCATTTCGTTTAAACTGAATGTCGCAAGCATCAGGCTGAGATGAAGGGTGGACGAAAACTCTTCATTCAGCGTGCGGAAGGTGGTGTTAACGTGACCAACTGTTGTACTCTTGATATACTCCGACTGGAATTCCCGAAATTCTGGAAAGTCGACCACAAGGTAATCTCCCTCGAATCCGATATCCTCTAAAAGTTTCGGTAACAGGGCATATCCTGCACCGATTTCGCATATCTCTTTAATCTGGTTAGTCGGAGCTATTTTCATATCGATGAGGTGAATGTAATAAAGATATTGGAGCGTGGATAGGGAAAAACCCCCGATGCCAATCGTAGGTTTGGCGTATGGGTTATCCATAGTGCCTTCAAGCATATGGGGGGCGTTCTCTCTCAGATAATCGAGATATTTCATTGCTAATGATCCGTGCGATGGATGCATTGTACGCTTGATCATTGGCTGTTGCAGCCAACTATCGGGATTGTCTCTATACTCACGGACAATCTCCCGCTTCATACTATCCCACTGTGTCATTAATTTCTTCCTTAAGGAATATAATATCGTGTTGCATGGTAACCCCCTTTTTGACGTGATCCTTCACTACTGTGTGATGCTTGAAACCCGCCTCAGAGAAGAATTCCATATACTCATCACGACTTGGTGCACCGACGTTGTATACCCTACCATATGCCGGAACCTCGCAATGCACATATTTGGTATGTTCTAATATCTCATCACAGCCGCTTAGGATATCCAACTCAGACCCCTGTGTGTCGATCTTGATCATATCGGGAAGCGGAATATTACCACTTTCAACGAACGAGCTAAGCTTCTGCGTGGTGACGAACAGGGTATCATATCTTGTGGAATCGGTGTATGCGCCAGTATCATCAATCTCTTTGTAGTAACTATCCCCCGTACCGTTCCTGTAATAGAACGGCACAGCTTTACCCTCACCTAAAACGACATTGAACCATTTATGATCCAACAGATCATGTGGCAGGCTACGTTTGGAGTTCGCTTCAAACATGAAGCTCTTGGCTTCTGGATTCCGCTTCAGGAAATTTCTTGTGAAATCACCATCAAATGCGCCAATATCATACAACACTTTTATATCATCGATCATGATTTATCCAGAGAATTCCATCAGACACAATTGGATATTTGTAAACGCTCATCCCAAAATCGTCCAGCACGGTAACATGATCATCTTTGATAACGATCCTATACCCAATTTTCGGCATCCTCTCTGCCATCATTGCCTCCAGACGATTAATAGCCTCGTCCACTGTTATAATATGTTCCACTGTCATCCTCGATAGCTATTAAAATTGCATTCTTCACATGGAAAATCTCGACACGATTTGTCATATTCCGATGAATGAAATTGCAACAATCCTCTGTTATGTCCTTATCATGTATGTATAAGCTAGGAGTACGTATACTTTTTTTAACCGATTTCAGGGTAATCATGATTTAGTCGATCCTTCCGTAAATCCGTGACCCCACTCATCCACAGGACGGTTAACAAATTTGTAATGCATATCAGCATCGTAGTTATCCGCACTGCGAAACTGGACGTGAACGAATTTACTATCAGGTGTGCGGCTGTCGTAAATCTTAGGCTTATCGTAGGTGTCCTGCGTCAGCAGCGTATTCCAACCATTTGAAATTTCCTGTACCTTCATGCCCTTAGAAAACATCATTGCGTGCAGGTAATTCTGATCAAGGGGGTAGACACCGCGTAAACCATTCATACTACAGGCCGTAACATAGTCAGAAAACGGTATAAACGCTCTCTTAGCGGCTTTCAGGCCTGCTTTGGAGTAGAGGACCATTCCGCTGTTATACACCTTTAAACGGCCTCTATCGTCGCGTGGAAGCGTGCCTCCCCACGAATTCATGACCATGCGTGCGAAAGCTTCTTCGGTGCTTTGTGTGACCTGTGTAACTACGCTTTTATCATAACGAATTGCAGGCTGAAGGGGTTCCGTACAGATACCTATGTCGGCCCCTCCTTCATAGAACTCATCAAATACGGATGCGGTCAAACCATCAACTGCAAATACGTCGGTGTCAGCAAACATCACTGCGTCATACTTTTCTACGATAGCGTCATCATAGACTGGCTTGAATGCACCGAAATGAGGTCGAACGCCGTGACTCTTTGCAAAGTTTACATTAGTCTCGAACACGTAATCCGCACCGATCCGCTCAGCATACGCTTTCATATTCTCAACGCCAGCCAAAGCGGAAGGACGAACCTCACCGTCCCAATATTGGTAAATGAGATTCTTATTCCTTTTCACGACCGGAGATTTCTTGGCTCGCTTAGTTTTAGTCGGCTTCTTTCCACTCATTTTTTAATCTCCTGTAGAAAGGCGTCGTAATCATCTGTAGTGCTATAGTAACGCAGCACTCGCAAAAGTGCTGACAGATCGGCACTTTTGTTGTCTATAGTTTCATGTGGATCGTTATCTTTGAGCATATCGCCTATCTGAATCTTCAGGCTCTCTGTGATAATTTCTTCCTCTTGATTACAGTTAATCTCGATCTTGATACTCATTATACAATTCCTTTCGCTGATAACAGCATATAGTTCTCAATCTTTGGATATTTTGGGCCACCCTGCACTCGCTTTGGACGAATATGCACGATGTAAGAATCCTCAACATCAGGCTCAAACGAACTCTTGTTCCACTTATCCTTTTCCAGATAGGTTGAATCGTTAATCGGCATTCTAGCACGAACTGCCAGACGATGCAAGATGCCTTCGTCTTCATAATTGCCATCGAACTGTGAAAATTCATGCACCTCCAAATGACTGCGTAACAACTTTCGCGTTTCGCGGTCAAACTTGTAGATTGATCCTCCCCAATACGGATATTTCGGATCGCCTAGTAGAGGAAAGCGGCGCTGTAAGTTTTCAACCAGCTTATCCTGAATTCCCCAATGCCGACCCATACCAGATTCGTTGAAAATGTTCTTATTCAAATTCGTGCGGGTGAACATGTCAGCATCCATCATGACAACGTTGTCATACTCATCGAACTGATCAGAAAGCATTACTACTTTTTGGCACGGCGATGATAGACGGGGATAAAAACAATCCCCTGTCATTAGACGATAATCGGCCCCACAGAATTCGGCATATTCTTTGATGTTATCAATCGACATTTGCGTTAGGCTATCAATAGGCCCAGACCAGTGTTGCAAGATGATATTCTTCATTAGTAAACATCCACTTCATCGAGTGTTTCATAAATTTCACTAGACAAGTCGCCCAACCTTGGGTCATCATTCACAATCGGTCGGCGCTTCTCAATCTCATATCGCAGAATCTTAATGTGCATCAAAAACTTTTCGGGTGACATTCCACTTTTGAAAGGCGATGGGTTCTTAACGATGCCGGGAGCCATGCACGACCGCCAAAGGAAGTCGCACATTTCGATAGCCTCTGCCATTGCCAAATATTCGGCTGTTGGTTCAAGGGAACTCATTCTATACCTCTACAATTTTGACGTCATAAGATTCGGATATCTCTCTCGGATACCCAAGCGGATTTGAGACCATGCGACAATCGCCGATCATGAAGTCCCAGCGGCTGTGGACATGTCCAAATACCCACAATTTCTTGTTTGAATCTTTGATCCGTTCATCGAGATCGTTACAAAAATAAGGATTCAACGAATCACCCACGAATCGTGGAGAAACCGCTTTCATTGTCGGTGACCAATGGGTCACAACAACTTCTTCCTCTGCATCAAAGATTTTCTCGACATGATCGTTGAACCCATCGACATAATTCTCAGGGGTCAGTTCTTTCGTACACCGAAAGTCGTTGACACACATCTGTGCACGTATCTTATAGATTGGATCATTATGAAAATTCGTGAAAAGAGGGGATGAGACAATGTTGTCGCCATATTCCACTTCTGGAATATAGAAATCGGAATGATACCAATCGTGATTACCCATGACGGCGCGAACGGGTTTATTCGTATCACCTCGGTCCGACCGGTTCGAACCGGTCAAATTATCTCCAGTTTCAATGGACTCAATTAAATTTTCACGAAATTCTTTAGAAGGATGAATATCACCCGCCATGACGATCAAATCGCATTTAGCATCACGGATTTTCCATACGATATCTGCACACTTAGCAGCATCCCAGAACTCCATATGGAGATCGCTTACAATTCCAATTTTCATTTTTCAATTACCTCTTAGTAGGTCTCCACTACCTCGTCTGCAATCCCATGCTTAACACACTCTTCAGGCGTCAACCATACGTCCTGCGGCGGCAAAAGATGTTTACGAATGTATTTTTCATTTTTGCCAGTGCATTTTTTATAATGATTGACCATGTTCTGGCTAACCTGTCCATGACGAACGGTCGCGGCTTCAAGATCAAATTCTTTGCCCATCGATCCGGACGAAAACACGTGTGACATGACGTTCGCGTTATGCGTTACGTACCGATGCCCGCGTTCGCCCGCCATTAGTAATAGACACCCACATGATGCTGCCATACCCAGTGCATACGTGTATACAGGTATCTTGGACTGTTTAACAACGTCAATCAGATGCCATGCAGATGCAACGTGACCACCGGGTGAATTGATATACAGGTGAATGATTTCAGGCGCTTTATCATCCTCCATCAGGTTGTATTCCATAATCGCACGCACCAGAGACATACACGTATCCTGATTAAAATCTTTATCCATGAAGAGAATGCCATTATCTCTAAGCAATTCACCCGGCTGTTTAGGAGGCATTGGCGGCATTGGCGGCATTGGAATTTGGGGCGCTTCTTCAGCGGGCTTTGGTGTTGGTATAATGCTCATGATTTTTCCTTAATCTGTTTCTCGAATTCACGCAGTCGTTTATACACCGATGCCATCTCAATAATCTGAGGCCATGCCTTGAATAGGTAAAGCAACGACGATTCCACCTTATTGAACGCACGCACGATCTGCTGTAACGTGCCTAGTGTAATGGCCCCCGCGACAATAGCGGGTGCTAGGAGTATATAGCCGACCAATACATTGGCCTGCTGGAACCCATAATTTCCGACATTGAAAAAGAAGTAGCGGGTGTAACTGGTGTAATTAATCTTTCGGACGTCATCAAACAACTCGTTTAATGACTTTGGGCGAATGCTGCCATCATCTTCGGCAATTACAAGAAGCTTGCGATACACGGCTTCTTTCTTCTGGATGTCATATTCTACTCCGACCAACCGCATCAGCCATGCAAGGCCGACTAGAAGAAGCGTTCCAAACGTCGCCCAAATAATAGCTCCGACGACCAGACCATACTGCCACACGTCAAAGAACATTATACTCAGTCCCTGTGATGTTGTCCACAGGATTGGACCAAACGCAATCAAGAGCATTACGCTTTCAAGCATGTTGATGCCCAAAGATTTCATCATATTTGCAAATTTCACAGTGTCTTCTTGGACACGCTGACTCGCCCCCTCAATGCGACGTGCTGTCGAAAACATCGAATGGTAATATTCGACCATACTCATTCTCCAACGAAACACGAAATGACTCGTCAGATACACCCCGAAAATTGCAGTGGCGATATATTTACCAGCTATCACCCCAAAGGTGCCAATCTCAGCAAAATATTCGGTTAGCGTCACCGAATCTGGAGTCGCTAAAGCTTTCTGAATCATATCATAAAATGATCCGAACCACTCATTAATTTCAACATCTAGAGTGACCTGATACCAAAGCAACATGAATATGGATAACGATCCACCCCACGACCATATTAACCATTTCTTCGTTGTGAAAAATTTAAACATCATCAGCCTCCTAAAGGTTCTGCTACTTCGCGTTCGAGTTTGTAAAATTTAGTCATGTATATCCTTCATCAACTGATCGACGTTTTCACCTCTATTGGGGAGTTTGTCTTTCAGGAAAAAATGCACGAAGTGACATTCTTCGATACGTGTGTTGGCCGTGTATAGACCATTCCAACGCCAGTCCATGCGAGTAATGATCATCTTCTCTTTACGAATCCACCAGTTCAGAAGAGTTTGATCAGTTGACCATTTCCATGCACCCTCACCATCAACGAAGGGTTGGAATTCTGGCCGTGCCAGAAATTGCTGCGGCGACTGACCTTTGAGGTATGGTTTCAGCTTCTTACAATTGATCAACATCACTCCCATGTTCATGAACTCGAACCCCCGATCATTCAAATCGAACAATGCGGGGAATGTACGATATTGCATCATCGAATAATTTTTGATCTTATCGACATAGGCCTGATTGATAGGCATATCACGCTCGACTACAGCGCCGAAAGTAGACCCGTCTTCCAAAGCTCCAAAAATGCTAGGAGCATCAGGACGAACGAAAACATCAGAATCCAATATACAAATTTGGTCATAATTCTCAATATAGTCAAACGCATTCTCCTTTTCAAAAATCGGCAATGGCAAGTCACGGCTCTGACAATCCTTTGATCTATTCGACAACAGTGGATTAGGTCGAATCCGAAGTTTAGGTGTACGCTGAACGATATGATCAGCGCCTATTTTATCAGCATACGCAGCCGCTGAAGAAATGCATTTCTCATACAATTTCGATTTCGGTCCAATCGCCACCTGATAGATCAAATTCATTTTACCAACTCCAATATTTTATATGCGATTTCTCCCGCCCGCTTCTGTGTATTCGAACGTGGGTGGGTTCTAATAAACCTTTGAAGATTTGATATAGTACCATCTTTGGCCCACTCAGGAAACCCTTTACGGCTGGATATCATCTCATATTCCGCTCTCAGATTGATAATCCGGAAAAAGTTCTGGTTGGTCATGTGTTACCCCTCATTCGTTATATAGCGATAAATGTATTGCCAGTCCGAAAACATCGTCAGATGCCCCTCTGCGCCCGCATTAGCGTTATAATCATGATACATCAGTAAACCCTCCAAACCCACCTCGTTAGCCGCCTTGACGTGTTCTGGATGATCATCTATAAAGAAGCATCCGGTATCTCTATACTGAGCCAGAAACGGCATTTTATCACCGTCCGTCGTGAACAGATATTTATCGAACGCAGTCTCACCAAACAGTCTACGTGTGTTTTTCATTCGGGCTTGTCTGGCCAACTCGTTATTATCCTCGTCATTCCAATCATCACGAACCATTGACGTGATCATATGGAATATATAACCATGTTTTCGGTGCAAGAGATCGATGTAGTATATAGCGTTTTTGTACGGCGGCAGTTTGCCGACACTCGTTGACCAATTAAATTGCTGTATATAGCCGTATAAGGCCTCTACAGTGCAATCGTAGGTGCTGTGTAAGGTCATGTCCGGAACTTCGCTAACGCGCTTGTGGCCCTTCTCTGTAGTCATAAATTGATCGAATGCGTAGTACCAATCCATCAGCACCCCGTCACAATCAACCAAAATCACCTTTTCACGAATAGCTGTCATTATCTATACTCCTCGACCAACGATTCTTCCAATTCGATAGCCTCGACTTCCCAAGGCGTCTCATCGTAATCACAATCGTAAGTCTCATTTTTCCACGCCAAGTTACCGTCGACCCATGAAAGATCACCTCTCGCGATTTGATTGAGATGAACCATCTCGTGAATTATCGTTTTTATAACTTCATCGCGGGTATCCAAATCAGACGATAGAACACATTCAGCATACCCCTCATCCTGAACTAATACAGCCTCGCCATGAAAATTGAGTTCATCCAGAGTCTCGAAGGTTATGGAATACATATCAACCCCATATTCAATCATATCAAATTCATCATGCAAAGCCGTTACTACTTCGATCAATTGTTTTTCGGTAATGGGATACGATTCTGGAAAATCCTCCACTATCACCTCTATCCTTATCGTCATTAGTTGAATCCTTATATCTCTGGTCTGATTTAATTGTACCACACCTGAGATAGGATTGCAACCACAAAAACATATGAATAACTGAAAAAAAGACTTGACAAATCTGAAAATTGCTGTATAATAAGGTAACATCTCCGGGAGGTCAGATTCCGGATTCCGAATCAATTCCAATCCTTTTCTGAAACAATCTGATTAATTTGATTCCCTATAAGATCATTGATGTAGTCATTATCTGAAACACCCTGTTCGATAACTTCATTGTAATAATCATTGTCACTGTTGGGATCACAAACAGACGCATCCAGAGTTTCTTCAATCCATGTGTTCTTGATTGGTTCGACAACTTCATTAATAGCATTCAGACGATTCAATTTAGATTCATATCGACGCTTTTGATTAGCTTTGACCTGATTTGCTCGATCATTTGTTTTATCCATCAGGCTTCTGATCGTTTTAATATTTGACATGTTTAGACTTTCTTGAATATGAGCCACGACCTTTTTTAGCCTTAACCACTTGTTTTTGGAATAGGGGTGATTGCAAGGCTACAGCCATCAAAGAGCGTGTAGCTGGTGTTTTGTTTTTCTTCGACATGGGGTATCCTCTCTTGTTGATACTGTTAAATCATAGAGAGGATACAGTGTCAACTGTCATCTTTTGTAATCTTCAACAAATCACTTATGAAACACCATTTGATGAATTCGGTATCCAATGTCGGGAGCATCTCTACGATTTTGTCATAGGATTTTTGCGACAGGACTCCACTCCGTCTATTGTTATTCAATCGTGTCATCATTTGGTTCACTGCTTCTCTGCGTGTCATGCCATTTCCTTTTCAAAATGCTGTTTCCATACCAAAATTGTTTCGGCCTGTTTGGGGGTTACGTTCTGCTCTTCAAATGTCTGACCATGATCTTCCGTCATATAGAAGGGCGCTTGAGTAGGTGTTGACAACGATTTTCTGTAAAGAGAGTCCTTTATCATCACTACGTATTTACGGGGATAAACCTCTTTGAGTTCTAAGTCACCCCGTTCTGTTACTACTTTCCAAGTCATTCTCCCACTACCTCCAGACGGACGAGAGAATATTCGGTCTCATACATCTCGTCCATCTCATTCTCACTTATGCTGTAAGGAGAATGCTCAATTAGGAAGTTAACTCGACGTTCAACTTCTTCATGGATAAATTCTTCCGCTTCCCAATATTCTTCAAAGCGTTCTATATTTGGGTTCGGGTCGAGCGTGTCTGATGCGATCGTGACAGTATACATGATGTTACCCTCTCTGTTTCAGGAGTTGAATACGGGCTTGCTCGATCTCTGCTTCAAAGTGAGCCACTGTTCCCGCCATGTTGGCGAACAAGTTGACATCAGCACGCCGCATTGAAGAGGCCTGATCGCCATGGGTCTGGTAATTCCGACCATGGGGAAAGGCATTTGATACGGCGTTTCGTAACGCCTTTGCTGCATTTTGACAATCAGCAAGCTGCTTTGAAAGCGTTTCGTATGTGTCACCGTTATTATTAAGTTGAAATTGCATGGTCATCTCCATTGAAAGTGTTAGTTATGGGGAAGTTGTACCCTATGGTTTTGGGGGTGTCAACCTTTTTCGGAATTTATATTCCATGTTCCAATTGTATTTGAAGTCTGCAAGCTTCTCGACAAGACGGGGAAGTCTAGCCTTAGCTGAATCAGACATCCAGTTAGCACCCTCCAGATTGCCTTCAAGAAGATTTTCTTCAACACATTGAAGCTCATACCTGTACCAGCGCATGACTTCTTCTAGATTCAGAGCATCAAGGTGAAGCTCGTTATAGAAGTCGAACGTGTCGCTGTTAGGCATTGTGTATGTTTTGTTTGCCATTTTATTCAATCCCTTCGTTGTTCTCTGACACCTTGATAGCATAAGAAAAGGGGGCTGTAAACCCCCTTAATACATTTTTTAGAACCCATCTTTATTTTTTATGAACTGGATGAAATCGGCCACCTCATCCATTTGAACGAAACCTTTGATCACGTCTCCATCCGCGAATTCCATCATTTCCGAATCCTCACCGTCAGGCCATGCGGCTATCTCAACGGAGGTATCAGTTGAGTGACTACCTATACCCGATTGGATGGATACAGTCCACCCATTCGAGAAGGTCATCCAGACCCCTCCCGTACCGTTTATTTCGAATCCTTTGTTTGCCATTTTATTTAATCCCTTCGTTGTTTTCCGTACATCTTTTCATCGCTTTCTTAATTTCTTTTTGCATGAAATCTAATCGAACATATGTAGCGATCAATTCATCACCTTCGCTCGGAACATCACTTGTATATCCGGTCAAGTTATTCTTTTTGACCACGTACAAAATTTCAGGATCGCCCATTTTTCCAGACATCATTTTTCTCCTCTTTCTCTGTTTGTTTCTGACCCTGTTATGACACAGAGCCAGAATGAAGTCAACACCCTTATGAAGTTTTTACTACTTTGTATATGCTCTTTACGCGATGGCGGCGACCAGCAGTCCAATCGCAATTCACTGAACCATGAAACGCTGCAACGTGGCCGCGAAAGTTGACCAAGTAGAAGCCACCCTTCAAGTGTTTACCGACGTTACCAGCAGTCTTGCCCGCAGTGGACAATTTTACAGGCTTGATTGTGTAGCCCAACGATGCGATTGCGCGGTGGTATTGTTCAGGATACATTCCGCGACCCTTACGACGGCCTTGCGCGGCACAGGCTGCATGAGCCTTCTCATATGATGTGCGGCAAGTGATGGCAACTGCCTTAACAGTGCAGTCATTCTTCTCACCGTAACGGGAGGACTTAGCACACAGTTTGGAAAATTTTTCTTTCTGGACTGACATGTTTTCTCTCTTTCGTTTCGTTCTGACACCTTGATAGCATATGAAAATTATCCTGTCAACAAAAAAGATTACTTGACAATCAAAAAAAATAGTGTATTATGTAGATATTATTGAAAATTTTGGGAATCGTTATGGGCCAATTTACTGAAGAGGTAAAACGTGTGTGGAGTGAAATCTATACAGACGCGGAACCGGATGAGTTACCAACGGAGACTGATTATCGTACAGAGATCATGACGCTGATGTCAAAACTCAACGGTCGGGATCGAATTATATCAAAACAATTGGATGATATTAGCCTACTGCGTAAAGAGAACGTGGGGTTGATGGATCGATTGGTAGAATCCGAAGCGAACCTTCTATCAGTGCGTCAGGAGAAGGGTTTGTATTGGGATGAACAAAAGGCCAATGCGCCTTACAGAGAAAATCCATATTTGAAATATGCTATATACACTGACGCGTCAGATGAGATTAACGGTAGATTGGATGATGGTGATGAATGAGATTATTCTATTTGGGATCGGGATTGGTCTAGTCGGGGCAGGGTATTACCTCGGCAGACAGGACATCGAGCGCATGAAAAAAGAGCTTCGGGGGTTCGCCTCTCAGCTAGGTCGCGAGATAGACGCTGATGTTGCTCGAAAAAATGAAGAGATGGTTGATATTGTGTGTCAACGATTTATTGACGATGGGTATATCAAAACCGGAATCGATGAAGACGGCGATGTCACTTTGATTAAAATTGTGGATGTTGAAGACGCTGCTCGAAGGGGCTGAGATATGGCTAAAAAAGTGAAAAATGCCAAGTTCCGACGCAAGTCTGGATTCGCTGGTGCGCCAACCGATAAAGGTTGGCACTATTTCTACGAGTACGTTCGCTTGTACGTTGATCGTAAGGATATTATGGCCAAGGTTAAGGGCTATATAAAAACGACATACAAGGCCAAGGAGCGTAAATTGCTTCTTGGGGCAACGGACACCGTTTACGGAACGTCTTACGCTCTAGCAGCCGCTCTCGCGTTCAATGAGGCCGGTTTCGCCATGCCTAAAGGGTGGAATTACGATACCCTGTTGGAATTAAAGATCGGAGAGATTAAGCGTCGTGCCATCAAGCGGTTTGCTGAAAAGGAAGACGCCGAAGAGGATAAACCAAAGGTCAAGAAAACTCCAGCCGCAGCTCAGCGTGCGATTGCTGATGAATTGATCGGAGAGGTTGAGGCTCAAGTGGATTTATTCTTTACCAATGATCTGAAAACCAAGTTCAGTATGTTTGAGTTTTTGGCAAAGCATAACGTGTCGGCTCCCACCGCCACCATGATCAGGAACAGCTATTTGAGGTTGCAGGCTGAACTGGATGAGTTGGTTAACCTGCCCATCAAAGCTAAACAGAATGCGATGCAGAAACAACTGGCCGAGGGATACGCGGAGTACAATGCCTCAGACAAGCGCAAGCTGGCAAAGTTTGTTACTACTTTGGTCGATGAGTGTGAAGCGTTGGCCATGACTAAAAAGGCTCAGCGGAAACCCCGTAAGGTCAAGGCCAAATCTGCTGACAAGATCGTTAGCAAGATCGTGTATATGAAAGACTCCCCCGAATTCAAAATTGCGTCGGTCGATCCGACATCTTTGGTGGGCGCAAAAAGGGTCTATTTGTTCAACACTAAATATAGAGTGTTGACTGAATTGGTTGCATCAAAGGAGGCTGGATTGACGATCAGGGGCACAAGCCTATATGATTATGATGACAAGTTGAGTCGTGCCACCAAGCTTAGGAAGCCTCTAGAGTTTCTTCCGATGGTATTGAGTCGAACGCCAATACAGCTTGATAAGGAATGGAAGAAGCTGACCACAAAATCGACAAAGTTTAGTGGTAGGATAAGTAGTGATGTGATCATAATGAAAGTGAGTAATAAATGAAGCCAGATGAAATTATGATGAATACTAGTAAATTCACCACGTTGGTGGAAAACGCAGTGATCAGTTGCAACCTGAGTTATATAGATGCGGTAGTACACGTGTGTGAGATGATCGACAGCGATCCAGAGGATGTCAAGAAGTGGATATCCAGACCAATCAAGTCCAAGCTGGAATCTGAAGCCATGGACTTAAACTACCTCGAACGTCAACAAAAATTGACATTCGAGTAAAAAAAGGGTTGTAGTTCACTATGGTGTGTGCTATAATATCAAACCACTACGAAAGGATTATATTATGAGTGACTTGAAATGGAAAACTGATATCGAATTGGTTGATGTGATTCAGAGTAATCAGGCTTATATTATGAAAATTGAAGGAGAGAAAGAAAAGTTGCATATGAAAATTCGCGACATTGACGCGTCTATCAATGCAGTGTCTCAACGTTCTGAATGGGCTATTAAATATCTTAGTCGTGAAGAACAGCCTGCTTATCTTAAAACACGTCATGACCCTATGCGTAGTGAATAAACAAGGAACAGAGGAAATACCAAATGGCATTTAAACGAAGAGCAAAGGTCGACCTGAGCAAGTTGGTTCAGGCAGCAAAGGCAGATACGAAATCCTATGCGGATGATCGATTCTGGAAACTGAAGCGTGATGACGCGGGTAACGGCAGTGCGCTGATCCGCTTTCTTCCATCAGTGGAAGAACACCCAATTCCATGGGCATCTTTTAAGGAATATGCATTCCAAGGTCCAACAAAACGTTACTACATTGAGAAATCTTTGGAGTCTATTGGACAACCTGATCCGGTGCAGGAACGGTTCTGGCAACTTTGGGATGAAGGTGAAGAGGAAGAGGCTAAAAAACTCTCTCGTCGTGAATATAACGTATCCAACATTCTGGTCGTTGAGGATGAACTGAACCCGCAAAACGTCGGCAAGGTTTTCCTTTTCAAGTATGGTAAACAGATTTTTGATATGATCAAAAAGGCCATGGACCCTGAATTCAAGGATAAAACAAAGCTTGATCCATTTGATGTGGATGATGGTCCTGATTTTCGTATCCGTCTGACAGCCCGTGGAAAGCGTCCACCAACATATGAAGATAGTGAATGGACGGCACCGCGATCAATTGGGGACGAAGCGTTTATTGAGAAAATCGATGAACAGCTTTACGACCTATCAGAATTTACTGATCCATCAACGTACAAATCTTACCAAGAATTGTCCGACAAACTGGCTGAAGTTCTGGTCTTGAATAAGACACCACCAAAGTCGAAGGAACCAACTCAGGACTCGGTTGACATGTTCTCTAAGCCAGAACCAAAAGTTGAGACCATTGATACGGATTTCATCCCCGATTTTGACAAACCGTCAGAGGAGGCGAAGCCACCAGCGAGTGAGGGTAAGGATGATCTGATGGCTTTGTTCGAGAAGGCATTCTAGTATGCATTTTATGTGGACATTTGAGGGCGTGGTGCAAGCCACGTTCCTCGCCGTAATAGCCGTAATTTTGCTTGTATCCGTGGGCCTCAGATGGTGGGATGAAAAGCAAAAAGAAAAGGGGAAAGAATAACATTCCGATTCCCTAAAAAGATTTACCGACCCCCTTTTTTCTTTTTTTTTCAGGGGTCGGTATAGGGGGGTCATGATCTCCGTGGTAATACTACATGACCCCCCACCTTACGAATTTAGCTAAACCTACTACTTTAGGGGCTTACATTCTTCTCAAAAGTGTGTTAGATTAATCTCAGGACAATAGATACAACGGAGATAAAAAATGAAAACCGTGAAAGCCAAAACGCCGGTTGAACTGACCGCCAAAATTTACAAGCTGCACGGTTGGGTTCGTCAATACGGTGAAAGCCAAGCGTTGCGGATTAAGCAGTATTACACGCTGTCAATCGATCTGAAAAACAACTGGTATGTTGCCGCACCGAAAACCGCAATTGGCCCGACAGCGCCATACAACAAATAGGGAAGTTTGATATGCGAGATATGGATGGCCGGAATGTAAAAATTGGTATACTGGGATTAGGTGGAGTCGGCGTCGTAGCCGCAAACCTACTCCATGATTTGGGATATGACGTGGTTGGTTTCGACGTTGATCCAAACTTGGAGGGGAATAAGAATTTTGAAACCTTTTGTGTATCCGTGACTCCGGAGGAAATCGAAAAGGTCGGGGTGGATGCAGTTCTTTCATGCCTGCCATATCACCTGAATATTGATATTATTGAATGGTGTGCTGAAACAGGTGTGCATTATTTCGATCTGACTGAGGATGTGACCACTACGAAATTCGCTCAGGAATCAGCAACAGACAAATCTGCTATCGTTCCACAGTGCGGACTCGCCCCAGGTTTGGTCAACATTGTGGCCGCAAACATGATCAGGGAATATCCCGAATCAGAGTGGAAAAACCTAGCAGTTGAAATGTCTGTGGGCGCATTGCCTCAAAGCAACACTAGCAACTCACTTGGCTATGCCGTCAATTGGTCGCCTCAAGGTTTAATAAACGAGTACCTTAATAAAGGTTGGGCCATTCTTAACGGAGAGGTTATAAAAACTCATCCGCTAGGAGGGTATGAAACGCTGTTTGCACCGTATTGGCCGGACATGGAAATGTTTAACACGTCCGGTGGTATTGGGACAATGTATGAATCATTCAAGAATATGAATGAATTGACGTATCGAACATTGCGTTATGATGGCCACTGGAATCTGTTGAGGTTCATGATCGAAGAGGCCAAAATGGACTTCGATACCTTAATAGACACGTTCATGGCCGCTTGCCCTGCTGATAAAAATGATGTTGTGTATATGCTGGTCAAGTGTAAACACTGGACAAGGGGACATTCAACCACTAAATCATTCAAGCGTAGGTGGTTCCCACTTCGCACGGGTGGTGGGGATCGAACTGCCATTACATGGACTACCGCACACTCTGCCGTTGCCGCCGTTGATATTGTTCTGAAGAACGACATAAAGGGGTTTGTAAAACAGGAGGATTTGTGTTACAATGAGTTTTCGAACCACCCTTTGGTGGGGCCATTGCTAGGGTATAATGAAGATGGATAGATCAGAACGCAGAGTTAGGGCTTTTGAAGACCTCAAATGGGCTGCACGGTGCCATCTGAAAGGCGAGAACATGGATGACCTATTCCGATCCGCGCTGGCTGAATTTGACTCTCTCCATCGGGAAGCAATGGAGGAGCCTGAGACGTGAAGCCATTCTTCCCTGGATATATGTTCGCTCACGCTGTCGGCCCAAGTGTGAAGTTTTTTGCACTCTGGCCGCGCAAGGCTTGGAACGGCAAATGGATTTGGTTTCGCAAAGCTTGGCGTCAAACGATGGTGGTTCACGGATACCTTCAGGGGGCTGGCGACTCTTTCTTCGTTTATTCCACTGACTACACGAAGGAGCATAAGAATGGACAATCAACGACGTAGACAAATATTCCAAGGTGCAGGTTTTTTTTGGTTTCTTGAGACTTCATGGTATTACGTAAACCCGAAAGGTTGGAGGGAGATGGTCAAATTCGCGCAGGATTTTCCCAGCGTTTGGAGGAGTTATCAATCCGCAATGACCTACGACAAAAAGGAGCCTACAGATGGAAGTTAGAACCCTTGAAGAAATCAAAACAGACATTCAGCAGCAGCTAGATGATATTTGCGAATATATGTGCAGCCGTGGTGACACCGTACACTTGCGCGGCGATGTGCGGCGCAGCGCGCGAGGGTATCTCCATGCGTTGAGTGCCAAAGGTTGGAAGGTCACCAAAAAGGAGCCTTCAGATGGCTAGCTATCGGTTCCATAGGATGGGCAAGTTTCACGACTTGAACCGGAAAGACGGTTACATGATTTCATTTACTAAGCCGGTCGGGTTTTTAACGCTTGCGGTGCGCCCTAGTATCCGTTTCGCTTTCGTTAACTTGGGTTGGAAATGGCGGCTCTACGTGGGGCCTTTTGAAATCGAAAGCTACTACAATCAGGAGCCTTCTGATGCCGACCTATAACGCTAATTATTCTCTTGGCATTCAAAAGATGCCAGAAGGCTACGATTTAATGCTGGCTGACGACACTCATTATTTTTGGGTGGAACGTGCCACGGAGCGCGAAAGCTCCTTTCATTGGGATAAGTGGGCTGTGTATCGCGGGGCAAAAAAAGACGCGCTGAAAAAGGAGGGTTCAGATGGCTGAAATTACACTGATTGAAATTCCGTTAGCATTATTTGTTTTCGCCGGAATATTGGTTTTTGTGCTGACCAGATCAGACCACATATAATGGCCTCCTACTTCCTCTTCCTCTTTGGTTTGGATAGAGGCTTCAAGCGCTTACGCGAGGCCTTCATGATACCCATCGCATTGAGGGTATGTTCGGTCCAAACAACAAATTCCCATCCACGCTTACTAGCGTATTTTGATGCGGCTTCCCATTTCTGTTGATTCTTTATGAACGTCGTGGCTTCGGTTATGTACCGTTTGGTCTTTCGGCCTTTGAATTCTGGCTTCTTGGTTTCTTTATCAGGCTTGATTTCGATTAGTAACGTTTTGTCCTCAAATTCTATCAAGAGGTCGCAGAAATAGCGGTGCCATCGCTTATCAACATCCCAAAAATATGGTACGACAACATCCTCACTTGACCAGCGTTTTACTGCGGTATTAGTGTCACACCACTTGAATGCGTGCCGTTCCCATGATGAACGATAGATTATATCACCCTTTCCGGTATATTTCGCTGGATTTTTGGGTTTAAATACCCCTTGTTTGTATTTTGCCATTGGGAAACCGTATAAGTAGTGATAAGATACAATTACTTATAGGGTACAGGCATGAAATTTCCGGTAGATTTATCGCTAAACGATGATGCGTTTATACGATTCCAAATCGTGGATGCGTCTAGTGCTAATAGGAATCCTGTCGGGGAGGCTATTGATATATATTTACCGCAGGGTATTCAAAAGTCGGATGCGATGACCTATGCCAACAACGACTTCAAGAAGTTGGGTTTAGCTGTTGAAATGGGGTCACGCGCTTGGAAAGACGGGAATTTAGATAGGGCTAAGGAACAGATTCAGAGGATTATTAGTGATGTGGCAGGTAATCCATATAGAGAAACCGCAGAGAAAGTGGTTCAGGTTCTGACTGATACGAAATCACAATCTTATATTACTAGACAATCCCTGAATCCAAACACCAAAGTGATGTTTGAGCGAGTGAACATTAGGACTTTCAATTTCAGCTTCAATTTTATACCAAACAGCAAGGCCGAAGCCGACACGATTCGGGAAATCATCAAAATGTTTAGGGTCAACATGTATCCGGAAGTGAGTGATGAATTCAGTCTGTTCATGAAATACCCCCCACAATTCGAGATTACGGCATATCCGGCAGGCGATAAGACTGAAACTGAAAATCATATTAAATGGCTTCCTGCTTATCTCACCTCATCACAACACAATTTCAATTCAACCGCTACAACGTACCATCAGGACGGTGCGCCAGTAGATAGCACTCTATCATTGACGTTCACTGAGAATGTGACTATGAGTAAGAAAGATGTCGAGGAAGGATTCTAATGTCAGTTCAATCAATTAACGAATTGCGTACAAGCCTTATAGGGAATGGCGGCATTCCCTTGGCCAACCGATTCTTTGTCGAGTTGCCCGCGATTGGTAGCGTTCAAATGCCTCAGATGAACATACTCTGCAAGGCCATGAACATGCCAGGTAAGCAAATCACAACAGTTGATCGCATGATTAACGGCACTTTGGAAAAGGTGGCCTACGCTGCCTTGTGGGAAGAGGTTACGTTAACATTCCACCCGCGAGGCGACTTTCTCGCTAAAAAGTATTTCGAAGAATGGCAGAATATGACCTTTGATATGACTGATGAAGGCGAGATATATCATAAGCCTAAATACAGGGAAGAATACGAGAAAGACGTATATCTCTATCAGGTGAATAAAGATGACGGCGAGGTGAGTTATGGGTGTAAACTCTTGAACTCATTTCCTACGTCAATCAACTCTGTAGGATACAGTGACGACAACAAGCAACCCATCGAATTACAGGTGCAGCTAACATACAGACGCTGGGCCAATATGAACATAACATAAGGACAATATAATGACTCTACCCACCTTGAATGACCTACCAAACCACGAAGTGAAGATACCATCGACCGGAAAAGTAGTAAAATTCCGGCCATTTCTGGTTAAAGAAGAAAAGGTGTTGATGACTGCATTCGAATCCAAGGACGATCCAAAGGTTGGTATGAAAGCTATTATGGACACGTTAGTCGCGTGTGATCAGTCAGGTGGTCTTGGTGATATCGCTGATCTTACTATATATGACGCTCAGTATATGTTTACCAAGTTGCGTGCGAGATCAATTGGCGAGGCCAGTGAAATGGTCGTAGCTTGTAAGAAATGTGAATTTAGTAACGATGTGGAAATCAATATTGACACGGTTGAAACTGAGGTCAAGCCTTCGAAGAAAACGATCAAACTGACCGACCATGCCAGTATCGAAATAAGCCATCCGAAATACGTTAATACTATGAACGATGAGGTTGTGATGGATGGAGATGCAGCGGGCGAGGCGATGATTAATTTGGTGGCTAGTAATATCACCAGTGTCAAAACGCCAACTGAACGCTTTGATTTTTCCGAATATAGCGTGCAGGACAGAATGGCATTTGTCGAGAGCATGACAACTGACCAGTTCAAAGTGTGCTGGGAGTTCTTAGACGATGCTCCGAAAATGTCATTTCCAGTGAAGTTCGTTTGTATGAGTTGCGGTGAGAAGAACGAATTTATGATATCGGAGCAAGCTGATTTTTTTTAATATGGTCAGGGGATACGCTCATTGATTATTATAGAACTCAATTTGCCTTGATGAAGCATGGGTTTTCCCTGACCGAATTGGAAATGATGATACCATTTGAGCGTGAAGTGTTCATAGCCTTAACAGCACACCACGTGGAAGAGCAAGAAAGGCGCAGCAAGGAATAATATTTTGGCCAAAGACATACAAGAACTGATCGAAGAGCTTGCATACAGGCAGGATAAGAGCGAGGAACAACGTGACAACTTAAACGAGGTTGTGATGGACGTCCGGGATTATCTCGATACGTTGGCTAGGGATTCCGGTCAGCTCTTGAAGATCAATAAAAAGCTGTTGAAGGCTAACGCCGAATCTCGTCGATTAGAGAAGGCCTCAAATCTCCAAGACTTGGAAGATAAGCGGGAGAAAGGGGCCGATGCTGACGGGGGCGGTAAAGGCGGTAAAGGCGGTAAAGGTGGTAGTGGTGGTAAGGGTGCCGGTGGAATACCTTTAGGTCTGAAGCCGGGGTTTTTCGATAAATTGCTGGATGGGGAATCGATTGGTAAGTCGATCAGTGACGGCATGGCAATTGCCACAGGTATGTCATTAGCCACTGCTGTTAAAAAATTCGCAAAAAAAGCTGGTCCATTGGCCATGAAGAATGTGGGTAAAACAGTTCTCGCGGGGATCGCCTTGGCTGTTATGGAGGCTGGTAAGCGGTTGGGGGATACGTTTGCGGATTATGTGAGAGAGGCTACAGGTAGTGAAGAAGCCGCTATGGCTGCTGATCTTGCTACTGGTGGTGCACTGGGTTACGCAGCGGGTGCTTTGGTATTCCGTAAATTCAAATTCTTACGCGTGATTCCGGCCATTGGCGGTATGTGGTACAATATGCTTGATGAGTCTGAGCAGGGCGTAGTCGATGAAGCCAGCGGTTTTTTCGAGAAGGTCACTGCTTTGATTAAGGCGATTCCGAAAACCGATTGGACCAAACTTGACGTTTCTCCGATCAAGTCGGCTTTGGGGGATTTTTCGTCAGAAATAGCGGTGATGGCTGGGGCTGGTGCATTGGCTGTCGTTGGAAATATTCGCCGAAATGTTGCGACGGGTATTACCGGCAGGGGTGCCGTCAAGGGTGCTACCGGTGGTATCATGTCGAAGATGCTTGGTATCAGGACTCTGTTGGCAGGGTGGGTCGTGGCAGAACAAGATCAGATCGCGGAATGGATTAAAGGAAAGACTGGGTCTTCGACGTTGGGTGATGTGGGTGCACTTACGATTGCGGGTGGAACCTTGGGGTCCGTATTTGGTCCACTGGGTGGTTTGGTTGGTGCCTTGGCTGGGTTCGCTGCTGGAGGCGCATTCGCAATTGCCAATTGGGTGAGAAATAAAGCAAAAGAAATAAACGAGAGTATTAGAGTCCGCTCAGAAAAGAAATTGAGGGTGTTAGAACAGAATGTGGCTGATGCTGAAGAGAAGTTAAATAGGGCCAAGCGCAGTAATGCCTCGCCAGAGGAGGTTGTTAAACTTACGGAAAATGTTACACAAAAACGGGTGGCGGCGGTGGATGCCCGACAAGGTATAAACAATGAATATAAGCGAGCTAGGCAAACGGGCGAAGATACCGTAGATGTACAAAGTAGAGATGTTACAAAACTTAGAGAGATGATTCGAAATGAGACAGATGGTAAAGTTCGGAGAAGTTTGCAAGTGCTTTTGGCGAGTAAAATAAAGGAAATCAACAGTCAGTTAAAGAGCGAGAAAGACCATGTTAAACTGTCTCAACGAGAAATCGAGCAGTTTATCTTCGACGTAGTTACGGATGGCGGCAGTGTATCAGACCACCTTGAAGAGCGTAGAGGAAAGATTAACCTGAATGTTTTCAAGAGGGGTAGTGCTAATGACGCTATGTTCACAGACCTCGCCTATGGTGATAAGCCCATAGGTGATATGAACATGGCCATATCCAAAAATACAAAAATCAATCAGGAAAAGGTGCAGGCCAATGTACCGACAGAATCAGGTAGCAGTCTGGTGGACGCGTCAACAACAAATATCGTCAATAACAATGGTGGCGGTGGTGATAACGGCGGTGTGGTTGAGTCTGGCATTACTCCAGTCACCAATCCTTCGTTCAACTACGGTGGAATGTTCTGATTCGGGTTATAAGTAGAGGGGGAAGGAATCTTCATGGCAGACTTTGATAAAAAGGGTTCGATTTTCACCCAGCTTGAAATCGAGGCTTTCAAAACGGGAATCACTCCCAAGACAAAGGAGTCTATAGAGTGGTTCCGCAAGCGTGTGCGCGAGTTGTATCGTGGACGTCATGACGTTGCACAAAAAAAGGTCATGGTCGATCCGATGGTTGAGTTAAAATCTAAACCAACGACGAAGGCGTATGGCAACCTATGCCTGTTTTTTTATGACGCTAAAACGAAAGCTCAGTTGAAATATTGGGATGCAGCGCCGTTGGTATTTCCCATATCTTCGTTCACGGGTAAGGGTGGCGCAAAGGGTTTCACCGGTTTGAATATGCATTACCTTCCACCAATTCACAGAGCCAAGGTTCTGGATGCTTTTTTAAACGGGGGGTCGATCCCTAAGCGGTATATGGAGCCGATGATCCATAACTATTTGTTCTCACATATTCGGTCGCGGGTTGCACATATCGAAACGCCTGAATGGGAAATTGCTGCATTTCTACCACTGGCTGCTTGGAATAAAGACACGGCCAAAAATGTTTATGCAGATTCACGTAGAAAGATGAAAAGATAATGCCATTTTTTCCTAATTACATCACAACGCCATACTACTTTGGTGATAAATCTTTCATGGTTGAGGCTCCAGATTTGGCCGCGTACTCCGACATCATTGATATTGTGAAACAGAATGAGTCGTTTTATAAAAAATATAGAATTCCGCGTGGTAACAGGCCAGATAACGTGAGTCAAACTTTCTATGGAACGCCTGAATATCATTGGGTGTTATATCTGATCAACGACAACCTAAGAGAATCCGGTTGGCCATTGGAGCAGTATGATCTGGATCGGAGGATGTTGGAAAATCACCCGTACAAAGTAATGACCACCAAGGATACTATATTTACCACCTTTCTTATAGGCTCGACTGTAACTGGATCATTATCGGAAGCTTCGGGCACTGTCATTCACCGTAATGTCGATCTGGGTCAAATCTTCATTGACACGTCCGATACGTTCATTGATGGCGAGGAAGTTACCACTACCATCAATGAAGCACAGGTGAATATTACGATGGATACTATCGAGGATGAGCTTGAAGCTGCCCTATACTATGAAGACGGTGCGGGAAATCCTGTTGACATTGACCCCACAGTCGGCCCAGAAGGTAATACCAAATTTCGATATACCGATCTATACACAGAGCGTAATGAGGCCTTGCGTCAAATTCGTGTTATCAAGCCTGAATCTATTACTAGAATTGTCGAAGAATTTAAGAGAGTGATGGTCTAATGGCGGGCGCTCCAGGGTTTGGTCCACACTCATATGAGATACTGACTGCCAGAATTACATCAGATAGACTGCCGGGTAATAGCATGGATATCACCCCCGCCATCAACGATTTGTCTCTATATGAGCATTTGGGTGTTGCCTACATGACCGGCGAATTAACTTTTATCGACACTGTAGATATTATGAATATGCTGGGGATGCAAGGAACTGAGAAATTCACGTTTTCGGCACGATATGGTAACCCCGACCTCTCATTCGGCACGTTCGAAAAGACCTTCATCATCACTTCCGTTCAGCGGGCAATGAAGACCAACGACAACGTTGAAGTTATACTGATGGGTTTGGTCGAGGAGAGCTTCTTTTTAGGGTCATTGGATACCGTTTCAAAGGAATTCACGGGTAAGCCAAACGTTATCATCGACAAGATATTGAAGAATTCCAATTCTGGTAAGACGCTTGAAGTTCGAGGCACACCCGAAGTCCAGACCGACATGAGATATCTCGCTCCATACGTGTCGAGTTTCACGGCCATGGAAATCATACGCGAGGCGTCAACAACTCAAGAGGGTCTACCGTTTTTCCTATATTCGACGCCGTGGGAAAAGGATAAGCTGTTTTTCGAAAGCCTTGACAACATGATAGCTTCCGGAACGATTGTCAGTCCGTATGCACCATTTCGATATTCGTTGTATTCAACGGGTCTGGCCGACTCCCATTTGAATAGAAGATTCGGCGCTGATAACCATCTTGATCCACGGGATCGCGGTAGTAGTCAAAAGAGGCAGATAGCTAAACTGGAACATGCGGCATCCTTCATTGAGCGATACACGGTGACCAACACCCACAACACGTTGTCGATGATTCAGAAGGGTAGTATTGGGTCACGTCGTGAGTTTGTTAATATCAATGAGTTTGACTTCCGCGAACAGCATTTTAGTATCAAGGAAACACTTGATAGGCTGAAGCCGAAAATGCCGACAGGACAACAGAGAATGTCATATGACGAGGTGTCACATGGTGGTATGCACACGAAGGACAGTCGCAACATCACCAACATATTCGCATCACACACGTATACTGACTTCATGAACAACATCTATGATACTGGTCCTGAATTGGGTGGCTTTTTGCCATTACATTCCAGTAAGGATGCGCTCAGACATATGATGGAAACGACAGCAATTGATATTCAGGTTCCGGGTTACCATTTCTGGCCGAAGGCGGGGGGTGATAAACACAGATCGATTGGACGATTGATCCCGCTTCGGTTCTTTAACAACGACACAGAATTTGAAGGACGCACGGGCAATGCAAGCAATATTGATCCAGAACGCTCTGGTGAATATCTGATGTACGCTGCCAATCACATATTTTCAACTGAGAAATATTCTGTTGCTTTGACAGCGGTGAAATATTCAAACCTAAACTAGGACTCACAATGCTATTTGACAATGGCCATTACAGTAAATTTTACGGTGACCAAACCCGTTGGTGGTATGGAGTCGTGCAGGAAGTTGCATCTGATCCTTTGGAATTGGGTCGTGCGCGAGTACGCATAGTAGGCATCCACGGTCCAGATATCGAAGACAGTTCGTTGCCATGGGCGTCGGTGGTACTACCCACGACAGGCGGCGGGGTGTCGGGCGTTGGAACTACTCCATGGCTACAGCCGACAGCACGCGTGTTCGGCATCTTTCTGGACGGACGCAACAGTCAAAATCCGATAGTGATAGGAGCATTACCAGCAATCGAGGGCACTGCTAACAATGCTGCTGCTGGTTCGGCTGGTGTATATGGTGACTACAATCAAACTAGGGGTATCACAACTAACACAAATTTCTCAGGCACTGACCCCGAAGCGCGAGCAGTCGTTGAGAGGGTGTTTAGACCGATTTCCGCTGATGAGTTTCGTGTATTAATTGCCTTGACCGCTGCTGAATCATCTGGTGATCAACTAGAACAAGCATGGGTAGCGGGGGTCATTATCAACAGGTCGAGGAAGCGAAATGCTACTATTCAACAAACGGCGAATGCACCAAGCCAGTTTCACGCAGTGACCGGTCCTGCTAGGGATACCGTGAACTACAGGAATGGACCATCTGAGTCCAGAGCGAAGTCAATCTATGGCTCAATCACAAATTACCTTGAACAGGTTCCACACGATGTTTACTACTTTGACTCGAACAATGTTGCTGCATACGGACGCGTTGGTGGTGCGGCTAAATATAACAGTGTGGCGAGAGATCGTAGGCGTGCGGGTGGCAATTTAAAAGTTATCGGTAAATCGAGATTTTGGCCGGGTGTAAAATACTAGGAGATATGATATGGCAGTTGACGTTTCAAGCATCAATAAAACATTAGGTTCGGCCTTTATGGGTGGCGACATTGGCGGGTTGACCGGCGGTGGTGGCGGTGGTGTGGCAGTTGAACCGTCATATGATCTAGCCGCACGCATGGGTTATCTGGGAGGTTCGTCGCCTGTTCAGAAAGACGACGATGAGTATTTCAAGGCAATGGCGTCATTGCGGGATTCTGATATGGGGTTCGCGTACCTTCCATCGTTAGTTCTTTTTGGTGATAAAATCCAAGAGGGTAAGACCATATTCGATAACACGAAGGCGATTGAGCCTGTTAAAGAGCCGGTCGAAAAAATTGATGGTCACAAAGACGAGAAGAAAGATGCATCGCCATTCCACCAACTGGAGGTGTTGATGGGGGGTAACGCAGCGGCGGTCAACTATGCACTTTCATTGCTGACTGGTGACAACCTTGATAAAAACTTGGAGATGCTCAAGAAGAATCTGGTGGTTCCGCAATCGGTAATCGATAAAATCAGGGACTCTATTCAGCAGACTGATGAAAAACTACTGACCCCGTCTGGCCCCGGTGAGTATGAAAAGTTTAGGCAGGGCGAGAAGAGTGCAGGTCAAGGTGTGTTGGGTAAGCGAGAGGGGCAACCACCCCCAGGTGGCATTTCGAATATGGGCAAGATCGTTGCTGCTTTGGGTTCGATATCAGGCGGTGCATCTCAAATTCAGAGCATTATTGGTCAGGTCAAAAACAAGTTGGAATCCGCAGTGCCGACTCTGACGGGTAAATTGTTTGATGATCTGGCGCTTAACATTGATCCATTCGTGCAGAACATCCTTAATGGATTGATTGGTTCAGTCTTGGATGATTCAAAGGGTCGCTTGGAAATTCTAAAGGCCATCGCCAATGGGAATCTGGATAGGGCCGCGCAGTTGATTTTGGAGCTATCCGCCGTCGAGGGTATGACAATTGAGAAGATTACCGCCGCTTTGGAAGTCATTGAGACTGATGTTTCCAAATATGTGCAAACTGGAAAATATGAACCGGACGTGGAAACCGATTTGTCTAGAGAGGATAATAATGATTCTTATGTCGAGACGGCTGAAGAGTTCGAAGCTGAGATTTCATCGTCACCGCGACCTATCAATGGGGTCGTGCTTCATACATCCAGTAAAGCCGATCCACGCAGTAATATCGATCCTACGCTGCTGGAAGAAACGCTGAAACAGTCATTTCATTACATCATGCAACCTAATGGTAGGATTTATAGGAGTTCGGGGCTTGGTAAAATTATGGGTGGTCTGGCGGGAAATGCGGCTGGATTGATTCACATTCTAGTCGCGAAGGCTGATGACAATCCAAACAATTTTTTGAGCATCGATCAGGGCAAGAGTTATAGAGAAATGGTGAAGGTTTTTCACAGGTTGATTCCGGGTGTCCAGATTGCAAACTTCTCTGAGTTGAGTGATGCCAGCACAACCCCGATTGTTGGTATGAACCCAGGAGCAGTTCAATGTGGAATCACGGGCCTCAACAATCTAGGAACTGGTCCAGCGTCCAACTATCAACCGGGTATCAGAACAGGCGCAGAGCCGCCATCTAAGAACGCTCAAAGTTATGGTGGTCGAACCACCACAGGAAAGATGAAACACCAATTAGACCCGCGTTGTGGGGCCGTAAACGGCATTCTAACCTCGGTAGGAGATGCTTTGGGTATTCAGGTACGTGTTTCTTCCGGTTTTCGTGGTTCAGGCGGGTCTGGCAGGCACAACGGCAGGGCATCAGATTGTTATCTTGTGCGTGATGGGGTTATCATGTCAGCTATGCGTGCAGATCAGCGACCATATGTAATCAAATTCACCGACGAATTTCTTAAAGCTGGGGGTCGTGGTGTTGGGTGTGCGAACCATGCAACGGGCGGGAAAAAATACATGGGTGGTGACCACTATCACTACGACGTGGTTGGTAACCGTCGAGGTGGTGTGGATTTTTGGGGTGACCGACAGACTAAACATAATGGTGGTGCGCCAGTATGGTTATGGAACCTTGCACGTAGTCACGGATACAGGGGTTAATCATGCCAGAGAATAGATCACCAAATGACCCGGGTAACCTGACCGACAAAAACGTTACTACTCCATCCCCGCGTCCACGGAAGGGCAACTTTGACGGCTCGACGAAGGAGTGGGAAACCTACAGTCGAAATTCGGCAGGCGGATTCCCGCGTGATCAATACAAAGATCAATCGGGGGTAAACGCTGGGGCGAGAGGTCAAGGCAATCGCCGTCTTAATACGGCTGGGGCATTGCCAGGGTCTTCAATTGGTTGTGGATCGGAGAACCGTTCTTCATACGCACAGGCACAGATCACTGAAACTCCAGGTGGTCATATAGTAGAATATAACGACACGCTTGGGTCAGAAAGAATTCTAATTCGGCACGTGAGTGGTTCGGGTATTGAGTTTAGACCAGACGGATCGTGCGTCATTTCGTCAACTCGGTTGATTTTTGATACACAGGGTGATGTGAATCATCTCATGACGGGTAACATGAACTTCAAGGTTCCTGGTGTATTCAGTATGAAGTCCGGTGCCGATCTGAATATCGAGGCTGGCGGTAACATTGAATTGCTAACAGGCGGTTCTCTGGTCGAAAAGGTGGCGACCACCAAGCTAACTCATGTTGGCGGTAACACCCGACATATAACATTGGGTGAATCCCAAACTGTCACAGTTGGTCCGAAAAGCGATACAAATTTGGGGGGTACTCAGTTATCCACGAAGGGCGACTTGACTATTCGTACAGAGGGTCGCGCAGGCATATACACAAGTGGCGCGATGGGGATCACAAGCCAGATCAACGCGTATTTGTCAGCACCTAAGATGGCGGTCAACGGTGATCAGCTAGAGATTGTCGGGAATAGGGGCACGATTGGTGGTCAGAACATCATCACATATTGCTTCAATGGTTACGCAGGCCACACATTCAAATCAGGGGATACGGTATCGACCAGAACCCTACGCTCATCCGACACTGTTGTATCTCCGTATGCTGATATTACGGATATCAAGTCGACTCACATGAGCGCAACCACGTTCAACGGTGATTTGGACGGCATAGCGAAAGAAGCATTGGTTGCACCAAATGGTGTTGTAACGGGTGGGACTTTTCAGAGTGTGAACGAGACCGCTCATGTTGCTGATAATACGGATGCGACATTCGAACCAAATGAGGAAATCATGGCCGCACGTATGAAGACTTTGGGTCATGGTGTGAAGTTCGTGAAGGTCGACCCCGCAGGATATATCAAGGACAGCTTGAACAGAGCCAATCACAACGGCTTACTAGTAGCACCATAAAGGATTAGAAGATGGTAGCACCTACAAAAAATGATGGTAAGAAAACGACCGAAGATGTTCCATACGTACAAGGTGAGCAATTCCCCACATTAACGGCTAAACAGGCCGCGACGAAAATGTGGAATAGCAAGCTTAGAAGCAATGGTAAATTCCTCCAGACACAAATCATGGAGGGCAACCTTGGTGAGAACGCCGTAACAGGAAGTGCACCGTCTGTCAAGGCTATTGCTACACGGGGGGCGCGTACAGGATTCACGGCTTTGGGTACGGGGGGTAATCCATCAAAAACGTTTAAATCGAATCCCCAATTGCCGACATTCATTCCACACCCCGATTACTATCCGGACTATGACACGTCTGTGATGAGCCGATATGACAGGGGTGCAGATAACAACCTAACTCGGCGGATTGCCATGGGTGCATTTATGGGGGGCAATTCAGTCGGTTCTCTGAAGGATGTTGACCATACAGAGATTGCCCGAAACCTACACATGCAGGCACAGATTCTAGATGCTATTCGTATGCGTCCAGAATTTAATGGTTATATGCTAGATGTGGATGAGGGGGTCTACAAGTATGAGAAATTGGAGGAGAAACAGGAAGGCGACATGGCCGATTTTCTTTCAAAAGGACGGACGGTTGGATATAAAATGTACGATTACAACGGTAAGGAGTCTATCTACAAGCTTTGGGAGGTCGCTCAATACCTACAGGATTTTCCGTTCACAGAAAAAGTAATGATGGAATATAACACATGGAACGAGGGGGGTGCACAGACTCGCCTGTTTGTCGGAGTTCCGGACATGCGGGGTGATATTCACGGTGCAAAATTCAAACGTCAGACGGAAACTATCTTTAATGGCACTCCAATATCGGGTTCTTTGATGCTTTGTGATGTGATAAAAGTGGACGAGGGTCCATCTTAATGTATAAGTAGTATTAAGGAGACATCACATGGCCACTACACAAAGACGGTTCTCAATTGAGGACGGTGATCTGAATGTTAGAACGCTTTATAGTTCACGCGACACTAGTTATTCAGACCTTGACCTTTCGTTCGAGGAGAATAGTATTGGAGATGTGTATAAAAAGTTGGACGCGGCTGCTGTTAAACAGGCTGTCAAGAATATCGTTCTATGTAATTATGGGGAGAAACCTTTTCAACCTTATTTCGGAACTGATATTAGGAACATGCTCTTTGAGTTGTTCGATTTCGGCACGAGCGAGGACGTTAAACGACGCATTCAACTGGCTATCGACCTATACGAGCCGCGTGCACGTATAAGAGAAATATTCGTTTCGGCGGAAGATGAGGTGAATTCCCTATCCGTCGAGATCATTTTTGAAGTGATAAATACATCTGAGGTGGTCACTTTGGTTACATCAATTTCAAGGCTGAGATAAAAATGGCAAAGACAAATATCAATCCGTCGGATTTAGATTTTGATGGGATCAAAACTAAGCTGAAAACCTATCTCCAGTCTAAGGATGAGTTTGCGGATTACGATTTCGAGGGTTCGGCCTTATCGAATGTATTGGATGTGCTTGCGTACAATAGTCATATCAATGCATTGACGGCAAACATGGCGATCAACGAATCCTTTTTGGAGACGGCACAGCTTCGAGGTTCGATTGTAACACATTCTCATTCGTTGGGATATTATCCTACGTCAATGACAGCGTCCAACGCCACCTTGAACATTGTGGCCGACCTGTCTGGATTTATTGGTGATCGACCATCGACCATCACTCTTCCAGAAGGCTTCAGGTTTACTACAACAGTTGAGGATGTTGCCTACACTTTTCGGACACAAAGTTCATACACAGCAGTTGATGATGGCGGCGGTTCTTATGTGTTTGTTGATGAAAATGGTAGTAGTGAAATCAAAGTTTATGAGGGCACTTATAAAACTAAAACCTTTCTTGTGCCGTCATCGTCTGATCTGAGGCACTACATCATTAATGATGTGGCTATTGATACCGAAACGCTTACCGTGCGCGTGTATGAGAATACGTCTACTACTGATTACGCCACCTATAACAATATCGTTGATGCGGTTCGTATCACAGATGAATCGACATACTACATCATACAAGAGACACCAAATGGCAACTTTGAACTCCAGTTCACTGATGGTGGTAATGTGGGAAGATCACCGGACCCTGGCAATAAAGTTGAGGCCGTTTACATTGCGACCAATGGACCAGCTTCAAATGGTGCTAATACGTTTGTGGCGTCGGATTCGCTTACGGTTGAGGGGCAGGATTTTTCCGTTAGTGTTACTACTCAAGCCGCTGCTGGGGGTGGTAGTGAGAAGGAAGGTATATCTTCAATCAAATTCCATGCACCAATCGCATATGCCAGCCAACGAAGAATGGTGACTGCCCAAGACTATCATATCCAGATTACAAGTAATTATTCGTTTATCGAGGACGTTGTTTCTTGGGGTGGCGAGGATAATATTCCAATTGACTATGGTAAGATTTACATATCAATCAAGTACCCTGAAGAAACTAGCGAAGATACTAAAACAGAAACGCAAGATAGCATCGTTCAGAATTTGATTGAACCGTTGGGGACCGTATCCATCTCGGCCAAATTCATTGAACCCATTTACACATACATTGGCGCTACTACGTCATTTGACTTCAACCCATCTCTGTCTGGTATCACGATCCAAGCCACTGGTGACAGAATTGCAGCCAAGGTCGCAGAGTATTTCGATAACAATTTAGGTCAGTTCGAGGAGGAGTTTAGACGTTCTACACTCCTCGCAGAAATTGACGACATCAGTCCAGCGGTTCTATCTAGTAAAATCGACGTGAGTATGAACCAGCGGTTGACGCCAATCCTAAATTTTGTCAAGACTTATGACATCATTTTCCCCGTGAAATTGGCGATTCCTGACGACGTTAATAGTGTTATCACTTCGACGGCGTTTCGCTACAAGGATAAGATTTGTACGATTCGTAACAAATTCCTGAGCCAGAACTTGGAAATCATTGATGGTAACTCTAATGTTGTTACAGATTCGATTGGAACATATGATCCGTCTACAGGCGAAGTGAATATCGTGGACTTTTCCCCGCAATCGATTATCGGTGGCGCATCATTTATTAAAATTTCAGCAATTCCTGCCAAGCAGTCAACTATCAAACCTTTGAGGAATTATCTGTTGGTGCTGGATGATGATTTGAACGTTTCGACTGGAACGGTCGATTTCCAGAAAACGAGAGTGTCGATTTAATATGTCGATTCGTACCACCGTTGAGCATAATGCCAGAGAAGTATCATTGCGCTACCCCCGCGTGGCCAGTCTTCTTCCTGATTATTTTCCGAAACACTATCCGAATCTGGTAAACTTCCTTGAATCATATTACGAGCAATCTGCCGCTAATGATACGTTAGATCATACCTTCAATCAAAAGCTGTTTGCGATTCGTGATCTAGACGAGATATCTTTGGACTACATTGATAGCCTATTCTATGAAATCGGAAACGGTGCATCATCTGACTATTTCCAAGACCCACGGTTTGTGGGTAAATTGCTTCCGTTACTACTTCGATCAAAGGGTACGGAACTTGGTATACAACTCTTTTTCAGGACGTTTTTCGGATTCAGTCCGGAAATACAGTATCCAAAACTTGACATGCTTGAAGTGTTTTCTGGCGATTCTGATGAAACGAATAAGGCTAGAATTGGTGTTGACGATGGTAAGGTTCTACAAAATTCGGCCAAATACCAAAAGCTTTCAGTGTTGATCAGATCGGAGGCATCGTTCCTCGACTGGGAAAATCTGTATAGAAAGTTCGTTCACTCGGCTGGTTATTTTCTATCCTCAGAAGTAGTAACGGAAGGGGTTGCAAATGCCAATCCGCTTGCTAGTGTTTATCTTAACGATTTGGACTCATCCGAATACGGTGTCTTGACGTTCGGTGAATTGGTAGAGCCTGTTGGTGATCAATTATCACAGTCTGAAGTTTACATCATACTGGAGTCTGATAACACTGAATTCCATCTTTCAACAGTTGATACTCTCGATAAATATAGCACCGTGCCGATTTCGTATATGGATACCCATTATGATGGACCTTATGCGGCGGCTGATCTCAATAGTCCACGTGTCGATCAGGATTCTGATGGAACCACCAAGATTATTGAAACCAGTACGACGCTCGAATTGGTCGATGCATCGCTTGTTGATTCGGCATAATTATGAAATCCACCCTCCCGAAGGTATAAATAGATATAAGAGATAACGAGGCATTACATGAGTAGACAAGATATTTTTACCGGCACAACGGCCAATGACGGGACGGGTGAACCGTTACGTGCTGCCCTTCAGAAGGTTAACCTCAACTTTGTTGAGTTATACCAGAGGCTTGGGATCGATTCTGACAACTTGGCCGCTATCGCCTTTGGTGACAGCGGGGATATAGTGTTCGAAGGTGGTTCGTTCAACACCACTCTGGAATTCGTGCAACCAACCGCGACCAGAACTGTTACTATTTCAGATGCTTCTGGAACGCTTGTTCTGGACACTGCCACACAGACACTCACTAATAAAATTCTAAATCTCCCTGACATTCACGATTCCGATAATAATGAGGTTATGAAGTTTGCGGGTGCCGCTTCAGCAGTCAACGCCATGACGCTCACGAACGCCGTAACAGGAAGTGCGCCGTCTCTTGCAACTACGGGAACCGATGCGAACATCAACTTGGATTTGAACGCTAAGGGGTCTGGTGCAGTTGTCGTGGAGAAGGCCTCATTCGGACGTATTCAAATCACGGCCAACGGCGCAGTAAGTGTCAACAAAACTCACATTCAATGTTTTAAGGCTACCGCACTGGCATTGACTATGGGTGACGGCACGGTTAACAGCGAAGTTAAATATTTCACCAATTCTGGAGCGGGAACTGCTACTGTCACACCCACCAACTTCGCACTTGGAACGAATTTCGCTATACCACAAAATCACGCATGTCAGGTTATGTGGGACTCAGACAACTGGTTTGTTGTCGGTGCCAGCTCTGGCGTAATAATTACATAAGGAAATAACATGACCGCTATCCTCACTGATAATCTGAAGCGTGAGTTACTAGACCGGCTTCTAGCCTCAACAGATTCTGATAAATATTATATCGGTATCGGTCGTTCAGAACCATGGAACGATTCAGATATCGCTACTACTCCTGTCAATTGCCTATCAGACGTGAGAGGGTTCAGGACTTCTATGCAGGCCGTCAAAATTGCACAGGATGTTACATTTTGCGTACCAAGAACCAATTGGGCATCTGGTACGACTTATGCGGCATATGATGACACAGTGTCGGGTCATACAACTCCATCATTTTTCGTATTCACCGATGAGAACAACGTTTACGCGTGTATAGAGCGCGGTAGAACCGCGTTAGGCGCAACGAAGGCCTCAACCATCAAGCCGACAGGACAGGCCACCTCGGCCTTCCAGACATCCGATGGGTACACTTGGAAATTCTTGTACACCATCACGACGGCGGTATCAACTAAATTTCTTTCATCGAATTTTATACCGGTTGAGTGGGTTGATTCGGATGAGGCCGCTGCTAACGTTGGTTCGGCACTCCAAAGAGCTGTTCAGACCGCTGCTACAGTAGGAGAGATTCTTTCGATTCCCGTCACTGCTGGTGGTTCGGGATACACCTCTGCACCGACTGTTACTATCAAAGGGAACGGGATCGGTGCTACGGCCACTGCTACGATTGCTTCTGGCGCAGTAGTAAAAATTGAGATGGCTACTAGAGGGTCTGCATACGGATTTGCTGATGTGGCTATCACAGGCGGCGGTGGTTCGGGTGCGACGGCACGTGTAGTAATTGGTAACGCTGGTGGTTTTGGTTCCAATCCAGTTGATGATTTGAAGGCAAAGGCTCTAATGTTCAATATCAAGCCTGACGGTTTTGAAAATGAAGATTTTATCGTGGGTCAGGACTTCAGACAGATTGGCATCATCCAAAATCCCGAAGACTATGCTGGGACCGCATATGTAGGATCAACTGGTAGTACACTCAAAAAGATTGTGCTTTCGTCTCCAGGCGAAGCTGGAACGTTCGCCCTTGATCAGACATTCACGGGCAATACCACTTCGAATCAGGCATTGGTGGACTATATCGACTCAGACACGATTTTTTATCATCAAAATACGACTACTGGGTTCGGTTCATTTGACAGTGATGCTACTATTACTGCGCCGGGCGCGTCGGGCACGATCTCTCAACATATAGATAGTGCAGATGTTGATTTTATGTCGGGTAAGGTTTTGGTTGTCGACAACCGAAGCGCCATTACGCGAGATGCGAATCAGACTGAAGATATCAAAGTAATTATCCAGATTTAAGGCACTCAAGATGACATCAAGCTACATACAAAATACATTCGAGAACGTCTATAAGGATGATTATTCAGACAGCGCGGGTTTTCATCGAATCTTGTTTAATGCTGGCCGACCTGTTCAGGGTCGTGAACTTATTCAAGCACAGACAATCATCCAAAAAGAGATTAAGCGGTTTGGGGATAACATCTTCAAAGATGGGGGTGCTGTAAACCCCTCCCAAAACATTAAATGTAACACACGTCACCATTTCGTTAAGCTGTTGCCGTCAGATGATCCGACCACTGCAACACTTCTTACCACGTTCACTGGGGCAACATCTGGTGTGAGTGGTAAGCTGTTTGAATATAGAGAGACTGAGCATGGTGATCCGCCAACGATCTTCGTACAATATACCGAAGGTGGTGGGGTTCTTGGAGTTAATAGTTTTACTGCTGGTGAAACAATCTCGAACGGCGCTGTCACATTTACAGTTCAGACAACCAATACTGAAGCTAATCCAGCGACTGGACGCTGTACCAAAATTTCAGTTGGTGATGGTGACTTCTACACACAAGGACATTTCACATATGGTGAAGCGCAGTCCCTGATTATCGACAAGTATTCACCATTCGGAACCGCCATTGTCGGTTTCAAGGTATCTGAATCTATCGTCTCTGCGACTGACGATATATCCCTCTATGATAACCAAGGCGATTTACCCAACCTGACCGCTCCGGGCGCTGATCGATATAAGATTAACTTAACACTGGTTAACGATTCTGATGTTGCAGCCGAAGAAACATTCGTGTACATCGCCAACATTCAAAATGGTGAGGTGGTTCAGACCAACAATGGTCGTGATGACTATAACCGAATTCTTGACCTTATGGCGGAACGCACGCATGAAGAATCTGGTAACTATGCGGTTCGACCTTTCTTTATTACTTTTGAAGCTGACAGTGCAGACACACACCTTCTGGTTAACACTCCTGCCAGCGTTGGGTATGTTGATGGATACCGCATTGAAACGCTGAATGAAAAGTTGCGGATTCCCAAACCTACATCCACAGAACTGGTAAACAACGACGGTGTTTCTGCCGAATATGGAAATTACCTGTTGGTCAACACCGTTGTCGGTCTTCCCGACCTGACCTCATATGAGAAGATCAATCTGGTCGATAGTGATGTTTATGCATCCGGTAATGTTATCGGAACCAGCCGCGTGCGGAGTATCGTGGACGAAGGTTCTGGGACATTCAAATTCTACATGTTCGACACGAAAATGCATACTGGCAAAAACTTCCGTAGTGTGAAGGCTGTCGGTACTGGTGCCAGCAACAACGCTAAAATCACACTTGAAAGTAATGTCGCGGTTCTAAAAGATCGTAAAAATAGTAATCTACTTTTCTCCCTACCAAAAGAACGCCCGTCCTCCATTTCGGCGGCTGACTACACATATTCAGTTGTTCGACATGCATCTAAGACGGTTTCTACGAACACGATCACATTGACGAAGGGTACAGGCGAAAGCTTCACGTCAACCGATGAGTGGATTTTCACTGACCAAGGCGCAAGTGGTGTACAAATCACCGCAACAAACATTAACACAACGACAGGCTTGGTTACGTTCACGTCGGCCACTGGACCAGTTGACGCGGTTTACAATATTCAAAAAGGTGGGGTTGGTGCACCTACTCCCTACAAAACGAAAACGCTAAACGAATCCACAGTCACTGCATCCGTAACAACAGATTCCGATGGAACATATGTTGACTTAGGTAAGGTTGATATTTTCTCGGTGTCACGCGTGCGTGCAATCGACTCAGACGGTGCTGACCTTAGTTCGCGGTTCTATGTTGACAACGGACAAAGAGACAACTATTACGATCATGGTCGCATGGTGGTTGCCCCTGGGACAGCTACTCCAGCGGGTAACGTATTTGTTCGATTTAAGCATTTCGATCATTCTGGTGTTGGTGACTTCTTCTGCATCAATTCCTATGATACGGTTTCTGATATTACATACGCAACGGTCCCAAGCCATCGCCAAACGAACGGTGAGACTGTTCCGCTGCGTGATGTTCTGGACTTCCGTCCTACTATTGACGACACTGGAACAGAATTTACAGGCACGGGTGGTCTGGTATCTGAACTCCCCCAAAATACTGATCTGGTGACCATTGATACCACGTATTACCTGCCACGTAAAGATCGGCTTCTTCTGAACCGCAGAGCCAAACTGTCATATGTTACTGGCGAGCCAGACTTTGATCCTAAGCCACCAAGCACAAATGACGCAATGCTCTTGTATGAAGTTGACATGCGACCCAACACGCTTAACGAACAAGATTTGGGTGTAGAATATATCGACAATCGCCGCTGGACAATGCGTGATATCAGCATTCTACACAAGAAAATTGAGGCGGTCGAAGAGACTGCGGTATTGAGCCTGTTGGATATTCAGGCGTCTACGCTTGAAGTTCTTGATAATGACGGCCTATCGCGTACTAAAGCCGGATTCCTGACTGACGATTTCAGAGACCATCGTGCAGCACGCGTGGATGATTTGGAATATCGTGCAGCGATTGATCCTACGCAAGGCATCATGAGGCCAGCATTTCGTGAAAAGAATGTCGGACTGCTGTTTGATTCTGCTGACGGTGCAACGACTTCTACGATTTTGAAATCCGATGCGGTTATGCTGGACTACACGGAAGAGTTGTTCATTAGTCAACCGCTTTGTTCAGGCACTGAAAACGTTAACCCGTATACAATCATGTATTTTGAAGGCACATTGATTTTGTCACCGGCTTCCGACGAATCCCGTGACGTGGTAAACTTTAGCTTGCGCGGGGATCGCCGTAGTGAAATCGGTATTGAAACGTTCCTCCAGCGTGTGCTTGGTCAGCAAGATACCAATTCGGTATTCGAAAACCTTACACGTAACCAGCGGTCGCAGTTTATTCGTAACAGAATTTCAGTAGAAGAAGCGACCAATTTCACGTCTTCCGGCTCATTGGAAGAGGCTATCAACACGCTTCCCCCGCAACAGAACCAGATTTTGGCTCAGGTCTTCGATACAATTTCACCAACATGGCGTGAATACACGTGGGGTTGGGCTGGTATTGATAGAAGCGCCAATGGCTCGTCACAGGGTGTTGGACCCGGCGTCACAGACGGTTCAACGTTCGGACGTTTCGCCACTAGATTGTTTACCCCGCGTATTCGCGCACGTGAGATTCGTATGCGTGCGGTCGGGTTGCTTCCAAATGCACGTCATTGGCCTTTCTTTGACGACATTGATGTTAGCAATTATTGTGTCCAGAACCAGCGTATCGGTGTTGGCGACTTCCCGTCCATTAACTGGGAGTTTTCAAGACGTGAGAGCAACTGGCAGTGGTCTGGCTTTAACGGTCGCCTTTTCCAGCGTGCACGTAGTAACAACTGGCACCCGTTTTGGGGAACCACAGCACCGACAGATGAGCAAAAGTCTCTCATATCAAGTAGTAACGGAACTATCAATGCTTCGTTCTTCATGCCAAACAATGAGGAGCTTTGGTTCTGGTCTGGCGTAAAGGTTATGAAGTTGGTGGATGTTTCCGATGGCAACATCGACAACGCAGTATCTCATTGCAATGGCATCTACTCAGCCGAAGGATCAATTGATGTTCGGTGGAGAATCATTCCGCCGCCACCACCACCTCCTCCTCCACCACCACCTTCAGGCGGCGGTTCGGGTGTAGCATCTGGCAACCGCCCCGATCCAACAGGTTACGGTGATCCTATTGCTCAGTCGTTTATGGTCGAAAACTCCGCTGGCGTGTTCATAACAAAAGTATCTGGATACTTCAAAGCTAAGGATGATACAATTCCCGTGGCCGCATTCCTTGTGCCAATGATGAATGGTTATCCCATGGGACTTTCGCCCTATGCGGGAGCGTATAAGGTTCTTGCACCATCTGAGGTTAATATCTCCGATGATGCGACTGCTGTCACGCATTTTGAATTTGATCGTCCGGTGTATCTCCCACCGGGAGAACATGCATTGATTTTCAAATCTAATTCATTTGATTACAGGGTCTATATTTCTCGCGTTGGAGAGTTTGTCTTGGGTACGACCCTGAAGAAGATTACTAAACAGCCTACCTTTGGGTCTCTGTTCAAGTCGCAGAACTCATCTACATGGTCTGCGTCTCAGTGGGAAGACCTGAAAATGGATATCTATCGGGCCGAATTTGCGACGGACGGTGTTGCTATCTTCAAAAATGATGATTTTACATCTAAGCTTCTTGTACCAAATCCATTCCTATTCGATAGTGGGGATGCAACGGTTCGGGTTATCCATCCAAACCATAACTTGATGGTCAACGATGTGCAATATTTCCACGGTGTGGATAGTGCACAATCGTATCCTATGAGCGTCAATTCTATTGTGGGTAATCGCACGATTACGGCAGTTGATGGAACGGGTTATACCTTTGAGGCTGATTCGGCTGCGACTAGCGATGCCAGAACCGGTGGTGAAGGTGTGTGGACTTGTGACAACCTCATGATGGACTTGGTAGTGCCTTCCATTGACGTAGTTAACCAAATCGGTACTACTACTGCACTGAAAGGTAAATTTACATCAGGTAAGTCATTAGCTGGTCTCGAAACACCATATGGTCTGGAATCCACATTCAGTCATAATCTTGTACCATATGAGGAATACCAGTTTAACGCTCCACGCATGGTGGTCGGTGAAGAACTGGAAGGTGAGGTCGGATATCCTACCAAATCGTCGTATGTTCAAGCCACATTACACACCGACAACACGTGGGTGTCTCCGGTGATTCACGCAGACAGATGTTCGTTGACTGGTATTCATAACCTGATCGACAATCAAGATTCTGCTGCAACGGTTGGCTGGAATGTGCCGTTGAGTTACATCGATGAAACTGATCCATTCGGCGGCACACAGTTGGCCAAGTACGTCACTAAGCCAGTCACCTTAGAGGAAGACGCAGTAGGCTTGAAGATCATCTACGCGGCCAACAGACCGTCTGTAGCGGGCATCAAGGTGTACTACAAGACGATTGACGATGACGGTGATATCAACACTGAGCCATGGACGTTGATTGATCTGGAAGCTCCTATACGAAGCGACGAAGACCCTACGAAATTCAGGGAGCATCGTCACCTTGTTGGGGGGATTGCTGGATTGGATACACCATTCAATACGTTCCAAGTCAAAATTGTTATGACCTCAACCAACAGTTCTAAGGTTCCGGTATTCAGGGATTTCAGAGCAATTGCATTGACCATCTAATGGCCACTATGAAGATAAAAGAGCAGCCACATCTTGTAAAGGATGTGGCCTCTGGTGCAGTTATAAATACTAACAAGGACGAAATCCTTTCGGCCAAAAAGCGTAAGGCTGCACGCATGGCGGAAAAGGAACGTATAAATAACTTAGAGCATGAAGTGGAAGAGATGCGTGAAATCATCAAAATGCTTATCAGGGAAACCAAATGACACAGATTACCAGTAATGATACATTCGCTGAGTGGATCACACAATATAACAGCCTAGATTCTGATTTTAGAACGGGCGGATTGACTCGTACATCGATTAGTGTCGCGGACACTGGTGGATTGGGCGGATTGTCTTATAACTCCGTGACCGGCATCATCACTTATACTGGAGCGTCAGATTCTGATGTGAGAAATCTATTCTCGGTCGGCTCTGGATTAACGTATGATAGTGCTACCGGACAGTTCGACGCGACGGTCGTGAATAACGCGTCGGAAACTGTCTTGGGTATTGCATCATTCGATTCTGACGCTTTCACTGTCACCGCTGGTCATGTTTCATTGGACGCTTTGACAATCACTACTTCTCAGATTGCGACCGATGCAGTAACTGCCGCTAAGCTCTCTAATTTGACAACACTGGTCGTGTATAATTCGGCTGGGTCTGCGGTGAAAACACTATACGGAGCGGGAAGCTAATATATTATGACTGCAAGAACCCCCTTAAAACTGGACTCTGATAACTCGCTGATCGAAATGACGGCTGGGGAAATTGGTAGGATTGTCAGGCACTGTAAATACCTCTATGGCCTAAATCCATCAGTGGGTGTTAAGTGGATTGATTCTTCGGGTACGCTTGGAACCCTGACGGATACCCGCGTTATTGCTGGTGTAATGTCCAATGATAACGCTTCCTTTCCCAATGAGACGACGACGGCTGAACCTGGGTCGACCTCTAATGATTATGCACGAATGAGTGATAGTGCTGTCTCAGCAACGGTGGCCACTCCAGATACAAATAATCTGGCGTTCCCATGTTACCAAATTGCGGGTAACATTTACGCTATGACGGATTCAGATTTGTATGATACCTTTATCCACCCTGCTATAACAGAATTGGTGGACGGTACAGATCAACCCGGCACATTTAGAATTCACACGGCCAGTACTTTGGCCGGTCACACAGTTATTGGCGGTTCGAAATCAGTTGTATCGGTTCCAACGTTCGTATCCAGCCAGACATCGTCAACCACATCAATGACCTATCCAAGCGGGATTCAGGCCAATGATATAATTGTATTTGCACAGTGTCAGGATACCGTTGGCACTTATGCCGTTCCGACGGATACGGTTACGGGAACCTATACACAATCTGAAGGTTATAATTCAGATAACCCATCATTTCAAATATGCTATAAAGTGGCCAACGGTGATGAATCTGGTACTACTCTCTCATGGTCTGAGTCGTCTTCGGCAACAATATGTCAGGTTTGGAGAGGGTGTGATTACGCTGGCACTCCACTAGAAATCGGAACCAGAAAAGGTTCATCCGGATCAACATACAACTGGAATTATGTCACCACAACGACAGATAATAACACCATCCTCCAATTCATGTTTCTGGATGATGATAACACGACTATCAGCTTTGGGGATGCAAGTTCAACCAATGTGATCACGCTGGGAAGAACCGCTGCATCTATTGGTAGTGCTGCAAATTTTCAGAGATATGCAGGCACACACCAACCGCCTAATTCCACTGGTACAGCCGACGCATACCAGACACAAGTAGTCGTTTTGCGTGGTGAGACTGTCACCGAAACCACGAATCCGGTATTTCTTGATTCGCGTGCCGATACTACAATGTACTCGGCGGGTGGTATTGGTGAACAGCTTGATCAGCCTGTGACGGTAACTGAATTTTACCTCATGCAGACGGATGCTGACTCCGACGAAACTTTTCCCTTGCCTGTTTATATCAGGACTGATCTGGACTCGGCGGCTCAAAGCTGGGTTGGTATTCAGGAGTTCGATTCGGCCAGTATCAGCGACATTTTCAGTAACAGCATTCGCCATGTTGCAACGTCCGTATCACCATCGATTATTTCATATAACATAGACGGTGCAGGGAATAATAGAGGATCAGGCATCACTGATACCATCTTAACAGGCGGCTCTGGCACCCGCGTCACCCGACAAGTCGACGACGATTATCGTGCCCAAGAACTTCCGGATGGAACGCCATCGACTGCAACCACATCATATCTACGTATCACGAAGGCATAACACATGAAGAATTTAGATTTTGTAACGGCACGCTTCACCGACAACGATAGAAAAACCATCCTATCGACTTGGACCGATGGAACAAGGGTCGTTGAAACTTATTGTGAGGCTGCTGACAGGGACGCGCAGTACAGAGACCTTATCGCCAACCATTGCACACTAGACCAGATTCATGAAAACACGTGGACGTGGATTGGCCGTAGTCGCGAAGAGATAGATGATTATATCATTTCAATCGGTAAGAAGCGGGGAATGATCACCTCAGTTGGTGACGGTCTGACTGGTGACGTTTGGCATCTAATCACCAAGGCCTTGTTCACCGAAGACGTGGATAAGGAACAATTGTTCCTATTGAAGCTGGAGCTTTTTGAACTCGATTTCATCAAGGCGTGTAAAGATCGTGGCCTGAAATCCAAGTTGCGGAAAGCCAAAACGGTATTAGAATCTATCAGTCTGGCAACAGAAATTCGGAATACCAAGGAAGAGGAGCCTGCTCCGAAGAAGAAGGCACCCGCGAAGAAGCGGAAGCCTCGCGCATCAAATCGTGTCTCTGATTAAATAGATAAACGTCAAATTCATCTGAAGGCTCTGTGACTGTTTGGAAAGTGCAGTAACGATCTACCCTGCCATATCGATTGTATCCTATATTTTCGAATAGGAACTGATCCATACCAAGGCGGTATTTGAACAGATAATACTCAGGGTCTTCCATAAACTTTTCATAAATGTATGACTGATCCCCCTTCCAAGATATGATATCTGAGCAGATCGGGGTATGGAAGGCGTTTCTCCACCAAGCATAACAGGTCGTCAAATCGCTTCTCAAGAAGTGATTACAGTCCCCCTTGATGATCACGTCAAGGTCAAAATAGATGTTCTGGCCGTCCCTGTACTTGTCAAACATCAACAGCTTGTTGAACACGCCATCATATAAGTCCTCATCCATTACTACGAATTCGTCATAGTTCAGACCCGAATATGTGTCCACCATATGGCGAAGATTGTCCTCCCACCATTTATCGAATTTCGTACCTGTACGCACGCAAATCACCCGAAGCATTGATCAAATTCCTTATTTACCATATGTGCCAGATAGCACGATTGTTTGTTCAGGGTTCCGCTCTCGACAATAAAATTCCATGCCATGCTCAACTCATTGTGCGGAACGTTATTACTTTCAATTAAAAACGTCATGAAACATTCGTTATTCGGTGTGAAGTGTTTGGATATGCGTCCATCGAAGAGTGTATCATCGATAGCCTCATGAACCAGATCGGTCATGAATTGCATGTTCTCCTTGAATTTCAACTTCTTTACTACTTCACGACCAGCAGCGATAACCCCCGTGTTGAAGACGTAGTCATGTCCCACGACATCATGTTCAATCATCATCATGCTTTTTTTGGCGGCAATCTTACAATACACGTTCATGGGGTCGAAATCTATTGTGTCCATGTAATTTGGGACACGCCATTTGACATGCATATTATCTCGTTCAGCCGGTCGGCCATTTCCCCCCACGTTCCCATAGTATTTGTATAGAGGGAGCATATTCATTTCATTCAAATTCACCATATCGAATATGCATGGTGCATCATTCATTGGAATCACGTCGAAGTCGAGATACAACAGTTCATCAAACTCATTGGCCAGTTCTTCAAGAAGGCATACCTTATCCATCTGAATGTCGGGGTATTGGCTCGATTCGGTAGAGAGCAACCGATACTCAGCACCCATATTTTTTGCATATTGCGCCTGACGTTCCTCGATTTGTGTAGCATACTTCTTCATCTGATCGATCTTGAATGATGGTTGATGGCTTGGAGCCATGTCATCATTCCATATGCTGTAGACGATTCTTTTCATACCATTTCCTAACGAATTCGAATTCCTTGGTTATAGCGTGCACCAAGTGTGTGTTTGGTGGAATGGTCTTATGCCGATCCATGACATAATGCCAACGCCCATCCAATTGCTGCTCGATCACTTCATTCACCACCGACTTGTAACCCCACAGGGTTTCGTTATCCCATCCGAATGAGTCAATCTGCCATTGCATAAACATATCATCTGGATTAGTGACCAGTTCGGACATGAAAGCCATATCTTCATCGAACGTGTCGAAATACGCTAGTGTATCGAGATGCTCCTTTGTTGCCCCTATGATCCCTGTATTGTAGACGGGTTGATCGGGTTCGAAGTGAGTGTCGGTCAGCATTGCATAAGTGTTCCAGTATTTGGCCTCTGGACTTCTGTTACTAGTTATACGGACTGCTCGCTTTTTCATGTGATAGGTTGATCGTACAATGTCGCTTGCAGGCAGCTTCTGGATAGCAATGCCTTCATTCAGATTCCACGCCTCAAAGAAGTTTTCGGATGTGACCGGAATCACGTCCAAATCCATGTATAAGACTTCATCAAACTCATGGGCCAATTCGTACAGCAAATGGATTTTATAGAAATTGATGATCAGATACGTTGTCAGGAACGGGTAACGCGTTTTCATATCATTATAATATGCGCCCCACACAACACCCCCCTGATATAATCGGTATTCGGCCTCGCACTCGCGTGCATACTCGCGTTGCATATCAGCCAGCCAATCCACCGAAGCCTTGAAGTTATCCTTGGCCTTGAAGTTTTTGTTAATACTTTCCCCTTGGAATGGCAGTTGATCATCCAACTGGGACTTGGGTATGTCGATGTATATGGAGTAGATAACGCGTGTCATGAAGAATCCTTTCATGACTACTTAGCTTGACGCCTTCGAATGTATAAATAGTAGTAAGGGTTCAAATAAGGAGATTTCAGTGGCTGTATATGAAGATTTGAGCATTGATCAGGGATCGGATGTGGCCATTGAGTTGCACTTGACGTTGGACAATGGGTCGAAGAAAGATTTAACCGGATTTAGCGCTGCCGCGAAGATGAAGAAGTCATACACGTCATCTGATTCTGACGCGGTGTCATTTAATGTGACATTCCCTAATCCAAGAACCGACGGAGTATTGGTTCTTAGCCTTACAAACACAGAATCAGATGCTTTAAAACGCGGCAAGTATCTATATGACGTTGAAATTTCATATGTCGACTCCGATGCAAACACGATTGTAGAACGGGTTCTTGAGGGTCGCGCAACAGTTAATCAGAGCATTACGAGGCTTCAGTCATGACAAATGTGATTAATGTACGTACAAGAGCATCATCTAACGTCATGGTTGGACGTGATCCGTCCGCAACAGTGGTTAAAGAAATTCGCGTTGGGGTTCCTATCCGCCGCGTTAATACAACTTCGGGAAATAATTTGGAGGGTGCGGCCAACGTTAGACCTGTAGACCCCGTTCCAGATGGCGCTTTGTTAATTTTTGATGCGGCTGAGCAGGAATGGGTAGTAACTAAAAACGTAGAAACTGGTCAAGATATTAACGGAGGTAGTTACTAATGGCTGCAATTATTCGAATTAAAAGGTCGACTGGCACCTCTTCACCTGGGTCACTTAAATCGGGTGAATTGGCATATTCGGGCGGTGTTGGTGTCGATTCAAACGGCGGGTCTAGACTGTTTTATGGTCTTGGCGACGATGGTAATGGTAATGCCACCAGTATTGTTCGTGTCGGCGGGGAATATTATGCCGACAAAATGGATCACATCCCAGGTACACTAACCGCTTCAGCAGCAATAATTGCTGACGTTAATAAGAAAATTGACCAATTACTCGTTGATAACATAGACATCAACGGGAATACAATCGCTACAACAAACACTAACGGCAATCTGGTTCTAGACCCCAATGGTTCTGGCTCAGTCGATGTCAACACTTCGTTGATCGTCAATGTCTCTGACCCAGCGTCTGCCCAAGACGCGGCCACTAAGAATTATGTCGACACGCAAGTCACCGCAAACAACAATCTTTCGATCACAGGTGATACTGGTTCTGATGTTGTCGATATTCTCGATTCTTCGTTAGATTTCGATGGTGGGACTGGCCTGACGGCGACAGTCACAGATAATCGAGTTTCATATGCTCTGGATAATACGACAGTCTCGGCCAATACATACGGCTCAACGACAGCCATTCCGGTCATTACAGTCGATGCACAGGGTCGCCTAACGACAGTCACAACAGCGTCTATCACGACGATTCTTTCTACGTCAGCAGAAAGTGGAACTGGTTCGATCTCACTCGCAGATTCCTCGTTGGATATTGCTGCTGGTGAGGGTATCGACACAGTCGCATCCGGAAACGTAATTACGATTTCTGGTGAAGATGCTACTACCGCAAACAAGGGTATCGCATCATTTGCTACAGCGAACTTCACAGTCGCATCCGGTGCGGTCTCGGCCAAGACAATCACTCTTGGTTCTTCGACTCTATCTTTGGGTGGCACAGAAACTGACGTCGCTGGATTGACATCGCTGGTTGTTGATCAGTTGACTCTCAACGGAAACGTTTTAAGTTCGACCGATGGAACAATCGCTCTTGATCCGAATAGTGCAGACTCTGATGTCGGCACAGTCATTGTACGAGGTAATCTCCAAGTCGAAGGTGAACAGACGATTGTCAACAGTTCGACCGTGTCAGTAAATGACTTGAACATCACTGTTGCTGATAGTGCGGCGAATGCCGCAGCGGCTGACGGAGCTGGCTTGACAGTCGGTGGATCGAGTTATTCTGGTACACAAGCTACATTACTATTCGACGGTGCTAGTGACAAATGGGGATTCAACAAAACACTGAATCTACCCGCTGGCCTTACTTCGCTAGAATTCGGCGGTGTTGATGCGACCGAAGTGATTGAAGATCACCTCGCGACTTTCTTCTTAGAGGGCGAAGGACTAAACATCACGTATGACGACGGAGCGCACACGATGACATTTGCTGCCGAAACGGCGACATACACCAATTTGGGTGTTGCGAGTTTCGACTCTGATCAGTTCACTTTGTCCGCAGGATTCGTGACAGTAACCGAATTAGACGGTGGAGTCTACTAAACAATATATGGGATTTTTATCCCTTGAATAAGGACCATTTTTATGGCTAAACCTGTAGTACCCCTGATACAAAAGCGTTCGTCTGTCCCAGCTAAGGTTCCCTTGGTGGGCGACCTTGTATATGGTCAGCTTGCGATTAACTACGCCGACGGCCTGATCTACTATAAAGACGCTTCCAACAACATCAAGAAGTTTCTCGATTCCGATAATATCCTGTCATCAGTGGGTGGGGTGTATCCCAATGCTACGAGAGCGGGGGGGCGTGATTATCTCGATATTGACTCTGCGACTCAGGCGATCACTCTGAATGCAATCGACTTAGGAACCGATATAACTGGTAACCTTCCGGTCGCTAACTTGAATGGTGGTGCGAGTGCGTCTGCCAGCACATATTGGAGAGGCGATGGAACATGGGCTGCAATCGCGGGTGGGATTGATGATTCAGCAGTAACAACGGCAAAGCTCGATCACTTCGCAGTCACGACTCCAAAAATCGCACAAGGTGCGGTGACTACATTAAAACTTGCGGACAATTCTGTGACTCTTGGTAAGATCGCAGACTCAGCAGTATCAACGGTAAAGCTTGATCACTTCGCAGTCACGACTCCAAAAATCGCACAAGGTGCAGTGACTACATTAAAACTTACAGACAATTCTGTGACTCTCGCCAAGATCGCAGACTCAGATTTTAGTGAATCTCTAGTCACGGACGGTTCTAATCCATACACGCTCGTAAAACGTAATGCTAATGGATATATCGGTTCGCGGTACGTTTACTCATTCTATAACAGTATGAACCACTCTGCCGCTCAACGCGATGCCGACACAGTGTTCTATTCATCTACAGACAACTTCGTCAGGAAAAATACTGAAACGGGTTTCATCAATAGTCTGAATGTCGGAGGTTCTCTCGATAGCGCAATTTCAAACAATGCTGCGGTTGTATCAAACACCGCTAAGGTTACAAATGCAACACATACGGGTGACGTGACGGGCGATTCTGCTCTTACTATTGCGGCAAATGCGGTCACGGCCACAAAACTCAATGTGGATTCTGACGGTACTGTTGGACACTATGTGAAATCTAACGGCGATGGATCGTTCAGTTGGGGTTCACCCGGAGGTGGTGGAGCATCTGTCACAGTAGATTCGAGTGCACCGACATTCGGCATTGGTTCTCTTTGGTGGCACACGGTTCTTGGTGCGCTGTTCGTCGGATTTCAAGATTCGGACGGGACGCAAGCTTTCGTTGAAGCATCGCCAGCACCGGCTCAGGAATTGGCGGTTAGAATGAACATATATAATTCGGCTGGTACGCTCGTTAAAACACTCGCAGGAGGCGCATGATCATGGTCGCAATTAACTTCCCAGATAACCCAACACAGGGTGATATAAAGACGATAAATAATCTGACATACGCATATGACTCAGAGTATACTCTATGGCGTGTGTCATCATATCCCAATGCCCCTCAAGGCGACGCGGGAACAATTACGATTGGAACAGTAACCACTCTCGATTCTGATCAGACAGCGACTGTAGTCAATGTTGGTGATAGTGCCGACGCAATTCTAAACTTTGGAATTCCACAAGGAGTCAAGGGTGATGATGGTGGTGGAGTCACAACAGGTAAAGCAATCGCCATGGCGATTGTATTTGGATAAAGGATAAAATAAAATGGCAGCACCAAATATTGTCGGCGTAACAACGATTCTGGGTAGCACGGATGCTTTAGCAGTACCAGATAGTGCGACAAATATCGTATTGAATGCGTCCGCATCTGGTAAAGTGATCAAGATTAATAGTCTTGTAATTTCTAACGTCGATTCGGCGGGAGGATCATCACAATCGATCACGGTCGATTATATCAAAGCTGGGACGGCATATTCAATCGCGAATTTGATACCCATTCCAGTCACGGCGTCATTTGTCGCTGTATCGAAAGAGACTGGTCTATATCTCGAAGAAGCGGAATCACTTAGGTTAGTCGCGGGCGCGAATGGTGTTATCGAAGCCGTATGCAGCTATGAGGAAATCAGTTAGTGAAAGATCTATATTATAACGGGGGTTTTATTGGTGTTGAACAAGATTCTGACAATTTGGTCGGAATCTTCAATCACGAGTCATTTCTATTAAAGCCACTCAAATTTCCGGCACCGTATAAGTATATACCTCCTTTGGATGCCTTCTCAACGGGTCTGGTGAACGCATGGTCTATGGAACGTCAGCTCCTCTCATCGTATAGTGGCAGCTATTACAATGATTCTGCGAGTGATGTAGTTCTTTGGGAAAACCAAGTATCTGGAGCCGAAGACCTAACACAATTTGCTACAGACCCCCTGCCATCACTAGGTAGTAGTCCTGCGTCACTTGTTCTCGACAACACTGGAGATTATCTTGGCCAAGCCACGGGCGGTTGGGATTCTGATTTTTCTAGCACTTGTTATATCGTTATGAGTGTTAGGGCCAATAGCACAGCCACGAGCGGCGCGGTCATTGGTGAAGAGGAGGAATATTGCTTCTTGAGATATAGTAACACTAACGAAAATTTAGTGTGGACTTCTTGGGACGGTGCGGCGGAGGATACTGTCACCTCCCCTGCTAACTCAATAGTCGATGACACATGGCATACGGTTGAAATTGATAGTCGCTCAGGAATCTTCGTTGGGATTCGAATAAGAATCGATGAAGGGACTACGACAAACAACATCACGGCTGCGTGGCCACCATCCGGTTGGTCAACCGTCGCTGACGGTGTCATGCTTGGGACAACTAATTACAGAAATAGTGCAACAAACTTTGAGATACGTGAAATTGGTATGTGGAATGTTTATCCTAGTGCCGATGATCGAACAGCTATCAGAGCAGTATTTGCGGGGATTCTATAATGGGCAAAGGTGGATTTTTAGGATACAAACCAAATTTCGTCGTCAACGACAATCCTGGCATATGGACTATTAAAGAACAATTAGAAGCTACACGTAAGGGACTATGGACTAGCGGCTTTGTTGCTCAACCGGCGGGACTATCATCTTCTTTCTTGACGGAAACTGGTGCGAATGCATCATGGAATTTACAGACTGTCGATTTGAGTGCTTATGCTGGGAATGACATTAAGTTGGTCTGGAAAGTAGTGATCGGAACTGCTGGGAATGTATACGAAAACGACTTACAGCTTGACACCATTGCTTTCGACGGCAATACATATAACTTCGATACGGATGATGACGGATTTGAGACGACTGTAGCTGGTGTTAGTAAAGCATATGAAGGCGCGACGTGGGTGGCTATCCAAGCGGACAATACTGATGAATATTGGTGCAGGGATACCGGAGGAACAGTTTCATCCGGAACTGGGACTCTTACTGGTCAATCTGGAACTCATTATCTCTACACAGAAACGTCCTCTCCGGTCATTAATGGTGATGTATTTTGGTTAAGAAGTCCCACGATATCGGCTTCCCTTGGTGCAGGAAATTGTACATTCTATGAGGGTCGAGACGTCACGGGTGCCACGACGACGTTGGATTTTTACGTGGATGTTCAATAGGTATAAATAGAAAGAATAACAGAGGAAATTCGCATGGCCGCAGTAACATCAAGAGACGAATTAATAGATCACTGTTTTCGGCGGTTGGGTGCACCCGTGCTTGAAATTAACGTTGACGAAGAACAGGTTGAAGACCGCATAGACGATGCTTTGCAAATGTACAACACATTTCATGCAGACTCGACCGTGAAGGTATATCTTCAGCACGCGTTGACTCAGGATGATATCGATAACGAATGGATACCCATTTCAGCTAATGTGATGTGGGTTAACCGTCTATTTCCTATCGCGTCCAGTGCGTATGGCGGAATGTTTTCAGCCAAATACCAGATGCATCTGAATGACGTTTTCTCGTTGAGTGGGTTTTCCGGTGGTGGAGGTGGTACTGGTTGGCTGTCTGAATATAGCCAGACCATGCAATTCATGGCTACGCTGAGTATGACCATGAATAGCGAGCCACAAGTGAATTTTGTCCGTAAGCAAAATCGTCTGTATCTGCACGGGATCATGAGTCACGAAACTCTAGAGGTTGGTGATTATGTTATTGCTCAGACTGAGGTGCTGGTCGATTCAACACAATTCCCTGAAGTATGGGATGATATGTGGCTGAAGAAATATGCTACCGCTCTGATCAAAAAGCAGTGGGGTCAGAACATGAGCAAATTTGAGGGTATGCAATTGCCAGGTGGAGTGATCCTAAACGGCCTGCAAATTCTCAATGACGCATTGGAAGAAATTACCACGCTCGAAGAGGAATTACGTCTAACGTATGAACTCCCAATCGATTTTTTCGTCGGATAATCAAATGATCAGATTCAAGACATTTATGAATGAAAGTGTTAATGTTAAGGGTGAAGAGCGCCATATTGTAAAAGTGGCTCTTAAATACAGGGACATCGAAGTTCACTTCATAAAAAATTTAAGTGGTAACCCTAACCTTCCTGGGTTCGATTATTCGACCATAGCATATGAGGTGGATCATGAGGGCAGAAGATCAGATGTGAACCATCATGGTTCATACAATAAGCTATATGACGATGAGAAGAAGTGGAGGAGTGCCCGCGATAGACTCAAGAAGAAACACGCCAAGCTGAACGAGAACTACACACCGCCAAAACTAAAGGTCGGGGATGAGGTCAAGGTCGGTAAATGGAAAAACCGTAAGGCCGTTATCAAGGGATTCACGAAGGATAAGCATAATCAGCCTGTTTTGAAAACCAATAAAGGGGATCAAAAGTTATTCAAACCACGGATTTCAAAATTGGAAGAGGGTTATAAGATCAAGTTGGAGAGAAATTCCAACATGTACGTATTGAATATCACCGACACTAAAAATGGCAATAGGACTGAAGTACGTGGTAAAAGCGGTTACGAAGGGGGTGGATATGATTCAAAGGATAAGCTTCATCAGTTGCTAGATAAGATCGGACGGTCGGCTAATGTATCAGAGTTGATTAATGGCTCTGTCGTTACGATAAACCCCAAACATCCAAATGCCGCCTCCGCGAAAACCGCTTTGGTGAAGGCGTTTAATGAATCGGAGGAAAAATGATCAGATTCAAGGCATTCATCTCAGAAGACATTTCCACAAAGGCTCTGGATTACGCGACAAAGGCCCATAAGGGGCAGTTTCGTTCAGATGGCACAGAGTACATAAAACATCCAGAACGCGTTGCAGCATACGTTAAAGGCTTCAAAAAGAGCCATAATCTTGATGCTCTCCTAGCGGCGGCGTTTCTACACGATACGGTCGAAGATACGGACACCACTCACGAAGATTTGGAGAAGATGTTTGGGGGTCTGGTCGCTGGATTAGTAAAGGAATTGACCAGCGATAAGGACGAAATCGAGAAGATCGGGAAAAAGGAATATCTCAGCCGTAAGATGGAAACGATGAGTAGTTACGCATTAGTAGTAAAACTTGCGGATCGTCTGGACAATGTTCAGGATATCGCTACCGCAAAGACTCCTGAGTGGCGCACTAAATATAAGAAAGAAACTTTGGGGATTTTGGCACGCCTTGAGAAGAACCGTAAGCTTTCCGGTAGTCATAAAAAAATCATCAAGGCCATCAAGGTCAAATTGGGAGAAGTATAATGAGATTCAAGACATTTATCAACGAAGCACCAAAATATCCGTTGTACCACAAAAATTTCACGAATGCTGTGGATGCTGCGGTTGCTTATGCTGAAAAGGGGGGGTATACGGTCGATCCTGAAGACCTGTCCGATGCTCTCTCACAGGCCAAGGATTCCGGTGGTGGGGTTCTGACTCGTGCACGTCCAGCAAAAAACAAGACCACAGTGGTGGCGGTTCCCGTCTCGAAAAAGGGGAAGAAGTCCAAATCATACCTCCAAATACAGATCGCCAATCTGGACGACAAGCGGTACGAACTGAACACGTATGTGTAGAAGGTAAGCCAAATGGCGAGGAATCCATATTTCACACAAGGCTCGTTGAGCGAGCAGAACCTCCATGAGGATATCATGATTGAGGCTCTGAAAATTTATGGCCAAGACGTGTACTATCTACCGCGTGACACGGTAAATGAAAATCACGTTCTCGGAGCAGATGTTCCGTCGCGCTTCAATTCCACATACAAGGTCGAAATGTATCTGGAGAACACGGAAGGCTTTGATGGCGAGGGCGACCTGTTCTCGAAGTTCGGTGTTGAGATTCGGGATCAGGCCACGTTCGTTGTCGCTCGAAAGCGTTGGAAGCATACGGTTGAGTATTACGATAACGAGATTACTACTACTCGCCCCCTTGAAGGTGATCTGATCTACATTCCGTTATCCAATTCGATGTTCGAGATTACACAGGTTGAGCATGAACAGCCGTTTTACCAATTGTCTGATTTGCCTACCTATAAGCTGCGTTGTGAGAAATTCGAGTACAACGATGAGCAGTTGAATACAGGTGTGGACGTTATTGATAGCATCGAAAAGACCGGTTTTGAACTGAAACTAACCATGGTCGATAGCGATGGTAAAGGTCAATTCCAGATCGGTGAATTGGTCAATCAGACACTGGGCACCGGAGTAGTAATGAATGGTGAAGTCACCGATTGGAACGATTCAGACAACATGCTTTCATTGGCACATATCGGGTCTGACGATGATAGTTATCACATGTTCACGGCTGGTGGGGTTATTACTGGTGCGGAATCTGGAACCATACGGACGATCAGTTCGGTTAGTGACGAATTGGCACAGGTTGACGCGCAAAATAATGATTTTGAGAGTCAAGGAATTTCCTTCCTAGATTTCTCTGAAACGAATCCATTCGGTGATCCACCGTCCAGCTAAGGAGAGATATCATGTTTGGCTCACATTTTTACCATCAGAGAATGACGAAAGCGGTGGCCAGCTTTGGCGCATTGTTCAACAATTTGTACGTGGTTCGTAAGGACGGCACGGGGAATGTCATGAGTACAGTTCGTGTCCCTCTGACATATGCACCAAAGGAAAAATATCTGGAACGGATTCGGGAGCATACTGATCTGGATAATGACACCAAGACGGCAGTTAAACTCCCCCGCTTGTCATTTGAGATTACCAGTTTTCAGTACGACCCGCAAAGAACGATCTCCAAGACCAATAAACGGTCAGCGAGTGGTTCGTCTGTTAATACTCGCGCACTTTTGTATGCCGGAACGCCATACACGATCCAATTTCAATTGAGCCTTTTTGCTGACAAGCACGACGATGCGCTGCAAGTTGTCGAGCAAATCCTACCATATTTCCAGCCGCAATACACCTTGACTATGAAGCCATTCGACGATTATCCTGAAATCCTAGAGGATGTTCCGGTCGCCATCGTGGGGTCATCCTTCTCAGACGATTTCGAGTCGGCTTTGGAGCAGCGTCGGACCATTATATATACATTAGACTTTGAAATGAAGCTTTACTTCTATGGACCGATTGGAGACAGTTCGATCATTCGTGAGGTCCAGACTAATTATTTCCTGATAGGTAATGATAGCGATACTCCTGTCAGTAGAATGGTTACTACTCCAGACCCGATTGGCGTATCGGCAGATTCGGACTTCGGATTCACCGACACCAAAATAGATTTTATAGGATAACGAATGATTGATTCTGATGATGATAAGGTTCTAAACGATTTCGACTACTCAAGAACTGTATATCGCGACTTGATCGAAAAGGGTCGACAGGCTCTGGAAGACGCGATTCTAGTCGCTCAAGAAGAGGAACATCCTCGTGCCTTTGAGGTTGTGGGTGGAATGATCAAGAACCTATCTGACGTGAACGATAAGCTACTCGATCTGCATAAAAAACACAGGGGTTTGGAGCCAAAGGAAGAGCAAAAGCAAATAGCTAACCAAACTCACAACACGTTTATCGGATCGACTACAGAGCTTCAGCGTATGCTCCAGCAAATCGAAGACGATAAAATGGTTGATGTGACCCCCAATGAAACAGATTAAAGACACTTATCTCGGGAATCACAACGTCAAGAAAGACGGCGTGGTCACCGAATGGTTACCGGGGCAGGTCACCGAATATCACAAATGTATGAATAGTGCTGAATATTTCTGTGAGACCTATTGTAAGGTCATTCACATGGATAGTGGATTGGTCAACTTCAACCTATATCCTTATCAAAAGAAAATGTTCGAGCATTTCGATAACAACCGTTTCTCCATCGTTCTAGCCTGTCGGCAGTCCGGTAAATCGATGGGGGCGGTCGGTTACCTGCTATGGTATGCGTTATTCCATTCAGAGAAAACAGTAGCGATTCTGGCTAACAAAGGAGCGACCGCACGTGAAATGATCGGTCGTATCACTCTGATGCTGGAGAATCTACCATTCTTCCTTCAGGCTGGCTGTAAGGCCTTGAACAAGGGCAGTCTCGAATTTAGTAACAATTCACGTATTTTGGCGGCTGCAACCAGTGGTTCATCCATTCGTGGCTTTGCGGTTCACCTGTTGTATCTGGACGAATTTGCATTCGTTGAGAACGCTACAGAATTCTACACCTCCACCTATCCAGTTGTCACTTCTGGCACGACATCCAAAGTCATTATTACTTCCACGGCCAACGGGGTCGGTAACATGTTCCACAAGATTTGGTCCAATGCGATTTTGGGTAATAACGATTTTAAGCCGTTGCGTGTGGATTGGTGGGATGTCCCAGGTCGTGATGAGGCATGGAAAGAGCAGACGATTGCGAACACGTCGCAACTCCAGTTTGATCAGGAATACGGAAACAATTTCTTCGGAACGGGCAATACGCTATTCGATCCTGAGTGTTTGATGAGGCTAACGTTCGAAGTCCCTAAGCATATCACCTCAGATGGCGTTAAGGTCTACAGAGAGCCTATTATAGACCATTTCTACGTCATGGCGGTAGATGTATCCAAAGGACGCGGATTGGACTACACGACGTTTACAATCATCGATTTGAGTTCGGAGATTTGGCAACAAGTCGCGGTATTTCGAGACAATCGAATATCGCCTTATCTGCTACCTACACTGCTAGAAAAATTCGGAAAGAAATACAACGACGCATTGATCGTGGTCGAATCTAATGATGTCGGTCAGGTGGTTTGTAATGGCCTGTATCATGACATTGAATATGAAAACGTGTTCATGGAATCGGTTATCAAGGCCGATTCAATCGGTATTAATATGAATAGAAAAGTGAAGCGGTTGGGGTGCGCGGCCATTAAGGACGTGGTGGAAACTGGTAAACTGGAAATCCATGATGAGGCCACCATTGATGAAATGTCCACGTTCGAGGCACGCGGTGTTTCATACGAGGCCACAGATGGAAATTATGACGATCTAGTAATGAATCTGGTTCTGTTCGGCTACCTATCCAACACCACTTTCTTCAGTGACAACTTGGATATCAATTTCAGGCAACATTTGCATGAACAGAATATGAAGGCAATTGAAGATGATGTACTCCCGTTCGGGATCATCGACGATGGTCTATCGAACGACGTTCCCGAAGTAGGAGTGGTTGAAATGGATGATGATTGGCTGATCCGGATTTAAGAAAATTCCGTATATCTCATGCGGCAACGATATCCCTCTGCGTCGATGAATTCCCCACTGTCGAATTGATAAGCGGACGGATGTTCGAGTTCATATGATGCCAGCGTATACGCGGGTGTCCCGTCCACACGTTTCTGCTTGTCTTTCACCATGACAATGAATTCATCAACAGTGATCGTATCCCCGTATTCATTTTCAATTGTTTTGCCGAAGGCATCACCAGTCCGCAATGCTTCAAACCATTGATTGCCGGTTTGGATATAAACCTCTCCATTATGATCTTCTACTGCGTTGAAACTGAATTTCCATCCGGCAGAAGATTTACCAATATGATCAACTTCACGATCAGGAGTGTGACCACAGCATTTACATTTTGATGGTTCAATACCATACCAATAATAATTCGTTCCCATTTTATTCAATCCCTTCATATAATTTCTGTTTGGCGAGGTAATCTCTCCAGATTCTTGCTAATTTTTCGGCGTTGTCTACAGACCTTTGGTTGAGTAGCACTTCTGCTTGGCGGTAATCAATTTTTTCCGCCTCAAGAAATTTGAATACCGCGACGGTTCGCAGATATTTCTTATCTAAGCGACCCCAATAATATTCGTTATCGGTATCGCGGAAAGCGTTCTTGGTGTCCCGCCGATCCATCTCAGTTCCAAGACGAACAGCGTCTTCTAAGCTGTCACAGACCGTGTACAGTTTTGGCGTGTTGCTCCGACCAACCGTATATTGGGTGGTTCCGTACCGCCGCCTGATCGATATCCTGCGTCGATCAAGGCGATTTTTTTGCATCTCAGTGTCGATAAATGCAAATGTCACTTCACATCCTCCCGATAGATTTTCTTGAAGACCGTACCTTCTTGGGTAGAAACCCAAGCTTTTGTCCATTGGACGTTTGGAGAAAGGAAGCGGCAACGCAGGTCCATGACATGCTCACTGTCGGTCAGGTCATGGACCCATCCATCGAATTGGTATTCGGGGTGGTCTTTCCGAAGCTGTTCTAGAGTCTTTGAAAGGTATGTGGCACCGTGCCAGTTCTCCCACATCTTACACTCAACTGATACTGGATTTCCGGTTGGATCGGTCATGATTGCTGTTCTTACTGGCATGTTCTTCTCTCTCTGTTGGTTTCTGTCCTCTTTATGACATAAGAAATAGGGGTCGTCAACCCCCTTTCTGAATTATTATGCGTATGGGTTAAAAATACAGTTGGCGGTTTGCCATTGGGTTTTGTGTGTTTCGCAGTCCACATCCCAAACCTTGCCGTTATAGCTAATGTAATGGCCGTTCCATTCGCCAGATGGTACTTCTGACGCGCCCCGATCACCGACAAAGGTGCGATAGATGGTGCTGGCTTCTGCGGCGGTGTTGGCTTTGATCTGTTTGACTTGCATTTTATTATGTCCCTATGTGTTGTTTCTGACCCCTTTATGACACATCATAATCCCCACGTCAACCCCTGACGAGGCCATTTGTATAAATAGTAGTATGAGAAGATTCTTATGATGATAACATATAATCTAGGAGACTACATATGGCTAAATTAGGTGCACCAATACCTGCCAATTCGCCTGCTGTAAATTTTCGTGAGATTGATCTTACTGGCCGCGTCGGTGACGTACCAAGTTCAGTATCAGCAATCGCGGGAAATTTTGCTTGGGGTCCAGTCGGAGTTCCGACTTTGGTAGCTGACGAAACCACCCTTGTACGACGGTTCGGACAACCGAATTCCGTTAATACAATTGATTTTCACTCCGCCGCTATGTTCCATAAATATTCGGATACTCTGAATGTTATTCGCGAACTGGACGGCGATTCCGCTGGCACTACGCCAGCACGTAACGCGTATGCAATCACTTCACCATCTGCGGCCCTGTTGGTCAAGAACAATGCTGAGTTTGACCTGCAAGTGGCTACTTTGGATAACTTCGCTGGTGACAGTGCTGGTGATCCTTTATTTGTTCGTGGTCACAGCGTGATTGCTGCTTATCCCGGCGCTTTGGCTAACGGCCTTGAAGTTAGTATTTGCCCTGGAGATTCCGATGGAACGGTATTTGCTGCTTGGGAATTTGCTGATCAGTTTGACGCTGCTCCTGGCACTTCCTCTTATGCTTCTAACCGTGATGGTTCATGGGATGAGATTCATGTAGTAGTGGTTGACCGTGACGGTAAAGTATCCGGCACGAAAAACACTATCCTTGAGCGTTATCCATACGTCTCAGCAGCTTTCGACGGTAAGACCGCCGATGGTGCTACATCGTATGTCAAGAACGTTATTAATAACCAATCATCGTACATCAAGTTCGTAAGCTTTGGCTCTAGCCTCGCATTCGATTCTGATGCGTGGGGATTATCTTCAACGCTTGGCACCTCTACTACTCCGGGTACTCCGAAAACGTTTACTGACGGCTTGGCTGTTAAAACGTGGACGTTGGCTGCTGGTGTAGATGGAACAACGTTGCAGGCCGCTGATTATATCCGCGCTTTTGCTACAGTTGACGATATCGAAACCACTGACGTTGATATTCTCATTGCACCCGGCATGACCTCGCGTGCAGATCAGGATTTGGTATGTGAATATATGCTTTCTATCGCTAAAGATATTCGTAAAGACTGTGTTGTTGTGACATCACCAAACCGTAGTGCAATCGTAAACCAGATTCCGGCCAACATCGTTGACCGTTGTGTTGAATTCGCTAATGGAATGAGCAATTCTTCATATCTGATTATCGATGCTCAGTACGTTAAAGTCTACGACAAGTATCGCGATGAATACATCTTTATCCCCGCTGCCTCTTCTGTTGCTGGCCTCATGGCTGCATCCGAAAAGCTGTTCGGCGCATGGTATTCACCCGCCGGTCGTCGTCGTGGTGTTTTGCGTGGTATCGATGATATCGCTTGGAACCCGCGTTTATCACAACGTGACACTCTATACAAAGCTGGTATGAACCCGATCATTCAACAGACTGGTCAGGACGTTCAACTTTTCGGTGATAAGACTAAACTCCAGCGTCCAAGTGCATTCGACCGAATTAACGTTCGTCGTCTGTTCCTGAAGCTTGAGAAGGACATCATCAGATACGCGCATAACATCCTCTTTGAATTCAACGATGAGTTTACTCGCGCAGAATTTGTTGGGGTTGTTGACCCATATCTCCGTGATGTTCTGGCACGTCGTGGCATCTATGACTACACAATTGTCTGTGATGAAACAAACAACACCCCAGAGGTGATCGACAACAACCAGTTTGTAGCAAGCATCTTCGTGAAGCCTGCCCGCTCGATCAACTTCATCACGCTTAACTTCGTTGCAGTCCGTACCGGTGCTTCTTTCGAAGAAGTCGTTGGCTTGGTATAAGGAGAGAATGAAATGGCTGTACTAAACGTAAATGAGTTCAAAGCTAAATTTCGTGGCGGTACACGGGCTAACCTTTTTAAGGTTACGCTCCGTACGCCCGATGGCTTGGAATCAATCGAAGAACTGTCAAGCTTCTTGGTGAAAACCGCTGAGCTTCCTGGTTCTACAATCGAACCCATCGTTATCCCGTTCAGGGGTCGCGAGCTTAAAGTCTCAGGTGACAAAACGTTTGAGCCTTGGACTGTTACCATCCTCAACGATCCAGAATTCAAAATCCGTAAGGGTCTTGAAATTTGGATGAGTGGAATGAATAACCACGAAGATAACCAAGGGGTAGAGGATGGATATTTTGTCGATCTCGAAATCTCTCAGTTGGATCGTGAAGGTAACGACCTCAGAACGTATTTTCTGAAAGATGCTTGGCCTAGTGAACTGGCACCAATTGCTGTTAGTTTTGATACTGCCAACACTCACGAGGAGTATACGGTCACGTTCCAATACCAGTATTGGACTACTGGGGATTTGATTGAAGATGGAAAAGGCTTCTAATCAGCTATATAAGTAGATGGGAGGGGGAGCAATCCCCCTTCCAATTCATATAAACCAAGGATTATGAAGATATGGCTGAACAGGATACAAGCGTTTTTAGATTTCTAGGTTATGAGCTTAAAAAGGCCAAGCCGAAGAAAGACGCAGAAATCACACCGTCCGTCGTTCCGCCGAATGACGAAGATGGTGCTGGATTCGTATCGACTGGTGCTGGCTATTTCGGTCAACATTTGGATATTGACGGCGACAGAGCTAAAGATAGTTTCGCTCAGATTTTCAAATATCGGGGGGTTGCAATGCATCCCGAAGTTGATGCGGCAATCGAAGAAATTTGTAATGAGGCAATTATCTACGGTGAAGATCGTATGCCTGTCTCTTTGGTCACTACACATGTCGAGGGGTTGTCCGACTCGATTAAAACAAAATTGTCAGACGAATTTGATACCATTGTAAATATGCTCAACTTCTCTGAAGACGGACATGATATTTTTAAACGTTGGTATATTGATGGTCGGTTGGTTCATCATGTACTGATCGACGCAAAAAGCCCTAAAAGCGGAATTCAGGAAGTGCGCTTCATTGACAGCACCAAAATCCGTAAGGTGCGTGAAGTCAAATATAAGATGGACGAAGGAAGTGGAGTAAAGGTTGTTGACCGCGTTGAAGAGTATTACATCTTTCAGGAACGGGTAGCTGGTCAACAGGTTGGCATGACAATTGGCGGCGGGACCGCTGCTACAGGCGTGAAGCTTTCTAACGATTCGATCAACTACGTTTCGTCGGGCCTGCTGGATGAAGGTCGTAAAAAAGTGATATCGCACTTGCAGAAGGCTCTGAAGCCTGCAAACCAATTGCGGATGATGGAAGACTCTTTGGTGATCTACCGCCTTGCGCGTGCACCTGAACGTCGCATCTTCTATATCGATACCGGTAACTTACCGAAGAATCGTGCTGAAGAATACATGAAAAATATTCAGGCCAAATACAGAAACAAGCTGGTCTACGACCCGACAACTGGACAAATAGGTGACGACAAGAAGCACATGTCCATGTTGGAGGATTACTGGTTGCCACGTCGTGAGGGTGGCCGTGGAACCGAAATAGACACGCTCTCAGGCGGAGAAAACCTTGGACAGATAGACGACGTCATTTACTTCCAGAAACGCCTGTATAAGTCCCTAAACGTCCCCCTGAGCCGTTTAGAGCAGGACACGACCTTTTCGCTTGGTCGTGCTGCTGAGGTGACTAAGGACGAGATCAAATTCCAGAAATTCATTGATAAGATCAGACGGAAATTCAGTAAGCTGTTTATCGGCCTCTTGAAGAAGCAGGTTCTTCTGAAAGGATTGATGACTGAGGAAGAATGGAAAGAACACCATAGCAATCTCACAGTCGATTTCCTTCGCGACAACCACTACACTGAACTCAAAGATAACGAGATCATTCGCGAACGTGTTCAGACCTTGGACATGGTAGTTCAGTATGAAAACCAGTATTTCACTAAAAACTGGATCATGAAGAACGTCATGAACTACACTGATGAGGAAATCAAGGAACTTGAAAAGGCAGAAAAAGCTGCTGAAGCCGCTGGTGAGTTTGATGATGAGGATGAGGATAATGGTCCTAAATTCACACCAAGTAGAGCGCCACCACCACAGCCTAAGCCACAGCCTAAGCCGGAACCTAAGTCGGAACCTAAGCCGGAACCTAAGTCGGAACCATCTACAGACGATAAGAAGCTGAAGAAAGCTGAGAAAGATGCCGAAAAGAATGACTGATGATGAATTGGTTGAACAGAATCTTCGAACCCTGTTCGCCGAAGTTAATAAATTAAAGGGGTCAACTCAACGTCGAACCATGCTTCCGCCGAAGGGAAAAGATGGCAAAGACGGCGACCAAGGTGATAGGGGCGAAAAGGGTGACCAAGGTGATCAAGGTGAACAGGGCGATAAAGGTGATCAAGGTGAACAGGGACTAAAGGGTGACCAAGGTGAACAGGGACTAAAGGGTGATAAAGGCGATCAGGGTCTAAAGGGTGATAGAGGTGATCAGGGACTAAAGGGTGATAGAGGTGATAAAGGCGATCAGGGTCTAAAGGGTGACCAAGGTGATCAAGGCGATCAGGGACTAAAGGGTGACCAAGGTGATCAAGGCGATCAGGGTCTAAAGGGTGACCAAGGTGATCAAGGTGATCAGGGTCTAAAGGGTGACCAGGGTCTAAAGGGTGATAGAGGTGATAGAGGTGAACAGGGACTAAAGGGTGACCAAGGTGATAAAGGTGAACAGGGCGATAAAGGCGACAAAGGTGAACCCGGGAAAGACGGTGTAACCCCAAGCATCGAACATCACATCGAGACCTTCAATGGCTGGCGTGAAAATGTTAACAAATCGTTAGCCTCACTGGGTGGCGGTGGTTCGTATAACATCATGGACATGTCCAATGTCCAGTACAAAGCGACTAAACAATTAAACGATGGGGACGTTCTCGTCTTCAACGGGACTACACGAAAGTACGAAGCAAGAAATCTAGATTTAACGGTCGATGGTGTTCCCTTATATATTCAAGACAGCGCACCCACGACAGACGAAGATAAATACATGTGGATTCAAACGAATGTTGACGGGGTCGCCAATGACTTCTCATTTTGGTTTGATGATGGATGCTAAGGAGAAATTATGAGTGTAATTAAAGACGGCACAGGAAACGGTAAATTCGCGAAGGTTGATTCTCAGAATCGTATTCACACCAAATCGGTTACTATTTCAGAGCAGACCTCAAGGTCTCTTGAGGGTGGTGGATATAACATCAACACGGGACTTATTTCGCTTACGAGTGGAAATGAGTCTGCTGTAATGTATATGAAATATACTGGAGTCACTGACTTTCATGTTTCGGCCATCGCGGTTGGAGTAGGGAAATTGGGTGGTACGATTTCTGACCCTGCATTGATCAAGATGTATCGTAATCCGACAACGGGTACGATTGTCGATAATGCAGTGACAGCGGGACTCTTGAATGAGAACAGAAATTTTGGTAGTGCAGCAGCTCTAAGTGCCACAATATATAAAGGTGTTGAGGGCGATACGTTCACTGATGGTGACGAAATCGCGATGTTTTACCAGAATGGAAATGGACGTCTATTCGCATCAATCGACTTTATCTTGACACCGCAGACCACTATCGGTCTGTCTATTACACCAAATGCTACATCTGGTGGCGACATATATGCAGCGTTTATTGGACATGAAGAATTGGCTGATCAATAATGGCATTGAAAAACGCTTTCGCTGAAATTGCGACAGAAAATACATTAGAAGAAATTCGTCTTGAAGCGATCAACGAACACAGAATGTTGCTGCAAGACATTTTAAAGGAATTGAAAATTCTAAATCTTCATATGTCAGTCATGAGAGACGAAGAATTGACGGACGAAGATTTGGATCAGGGAGAAATTGAACAATGAAAGTAGAATCAGGCATAGGTAACGGCAAATGGGCCGCAGTCGATAAACACAACCGACTAGAAACTCAGAGCGAATCAGCATCGATCGAACACACTATTTCAAAGAGAGATGCTGAAGCATATAGTGCACTGTTCGATGCAAGTCTAACCGACTCAGACGGATCAGGTAAAGTTGTATGTGCTGTTCTGAAGAATACTTCTACGACTAAAGACCTCGTGCTTTCACATATGACTTTTCAGGTTATAAGCCCTGCGGGTGGGACATCACTCCCAGACACAGGAAACTTCTTTTGCATCCTGAAGGGTAGAGAGTTTTCATCAGGTGGTACAGCAGTCACACCAGTTAATCTTCATCTTGGAGCGGGAAATGTCGCGGCGGTTGATGCGTATGACAATAATCCTACCATGTCAGGAAGTGCGGTCGAAGTCGATAGAATCTATCCAAAAGAAGATGGTCAATTGGTCGACGTGTCAGCATTTCGTAATGGATCACTCATAATGAACCCAGGACAGACTATTGAACTTGCGATGCTGAACGATCACACTTCTGGTACAGTGGTCGTGACAACACAATTTTTCCTCGAAGATATAGACCTTGAGAACTAATGTTAAAGATTGAAGTAGGCGACGGTAACGGAGGAGACACCGCACAAGTCAGAAAAAGACTTGAGGAGGGCCACCAGCACAAATATCCCGCTGGCCTAATGACCTACACTGAACCGTATCGTCAAGAAAGAAATAGACCGATAATTGCGCTTAATCCCGATGGTTCATCCGCGATGAATGTCAATGGCGCATCAACTGGTGGTACACCGGACAATGTTCATAATGGCATAGATAACACATATTGGACTGGGACTAATCTTTCCGGAACAGGATTTGTGTTCAATTCCACCGATCAAGCATTTGCGGGAAGCAGTTCTATCAGTGGAGCCGGTTCTGTCAATAGCGACGAAGCATTACTTACACGATCTTCTCCTCTCACGATTTTAAGTTATACTGCACTGACCGGACAAATTTATGTCGATTCTTGGCCCGGTGCTGGAACAAAAGAAGTACGACTCAGAATTAGACTGGGAGGTGTGAATATTGGTACGACAATCGATATTAGCCCATACATTGATACCGGCAATCAGAACGCATGGCAAGCATTCGTCATTCCTTTGACTGATTTCGGTCTGGTTGGAACTACAATGGATGAAATCGTAATTACGACAATTGATATTGGCGGAGGGCAAGCACCGAATTACTATTTCGATAATCTCGTCTTATCTTCAGCCGCTGGCGGGTCGCCCGTATCGTACAGAGTTACACCCAGAGAAGGCGAAATTATTCTGGTGAAGGGCTTTGTATATAATCTCGTATTCCCTTGGAGTGCCGTTGCCACGGTCACGGGAGCTACAGAAAACTTCACTGCTAACCAGTTCCTTTCATATAATCGTTTCGCGCATTTATCTGAACTGCCTGTGGGCGTCGGTGTGAGGCGTGTGCAAGGTGGCGGGACAGGATTTTCGAACGTCGTAAGAAATAATTTCGATTTACTAAAAGCCACTAATCATCGAATCGATACATTTTTCGCGGACGACACGAACGTTATGATGAAGATTACTACTAGTTTCGAAGGACCGGTCGAACTTGATCAGCACACTGGTGACTATTACGAATTCACAGTCAATGACGATCTTTCTAGCCTTATCCATTTCGAAATTAGAGGTCGAGCGGTGACTATTAATGAGGCTCTCGACTAACTTGAAACTCTATTTGAAGGGTTTGACGAACGCAAAAGTATAAATAGTAGTATAAGGTTTATTAAAAGGATTGAATGAATGAGTGATATTGAAGACATGGTCAGCAAACTGGCAGACGGTGACAATGTAGGGGCTAAAGTTAGCTTCAATAATGCAATGTCAAGTAAGGTTACTGATGCTCTGGAGCAAGAGACTGCTGCAATTGCCGCTCGACTGTACGCGGGAGCCGAAGCCTCACAGGAGCCTGAAGATGTGGATGCCGTTGAGGATGATGATGAAGACGTTTAAAGAAATCCGTGAGTCTACGAAAAGTAGTAACGAAACGGTTTATGATGTGAAGATCGCACGTCATCGTATCACGGTGAAGCAGATCAAGAACAAATTCACTGTGTTTATCGATGGCGATAAACTGGACGAATTCAATGACCAGAAATCGGCTGTGTCCGCTGGCAAAGAGTTCGTCAAGCAGTATAACAAAGGATAAAGCTATGAAGTTGATGTGCGAATATCTAGAGGGCGGCATTAATATGCTGACTGAGGCTAATGAAAAGGGCGAAAAATCCTATTTCATTGAAGGTGTATTCGCGCAGGCTGATAAGCAAAACCGTAATGGACGACGTTATCCCCAACCAGTGATGGAAGGTGCGATTAAGAAGTACATTACGGAACAAGTTTCTAAGGGTCGAGCCGTAGGTGAGTTGAATCACCCATCTGGTCCGACCATTAACTTAGACAAGGTTTCGCATAAGATCACGTCTCTCAGATTTGAGGGAAATGATGTTATCGGAAAGGCACAAATTTTGGATACTCCTATGGGTAAGATTGTGAAAAATCTTATGGATGGGGGAGTGCAATTGGGTGTGTCAACTAGAGGTATGGGTAGTCTAGAGCAGAAAAATGGTGTGATGGAAGTGAAAAATGATTTTCATTTAGCGACCATCGACATTGTTCAAGACCCATCAGCACCTGACGCTTTTGTGAATGGAATCATGGAAGGTGTTGAATGGGAATGGAACAACGGAATCATCCAAGCTAGAGACGTTGAGGCCGCAAAACAGGAGATAGTTGAAAGTGTTCGGGAATTTATTCCAGAGCATCAGATCAAGGAATTTAAGGATTTCTTGAATGGTCTGAAACGCTAAAACCTGTGGCTATAACTGAGACAGAAATGTTAGTATTTCCTCTCGTATAATCACTAGATTAAAGGAGTTACCAATATGGAAGATCATATTGAGACTGACGCCAACGAGAACGAAGTTCTGGAAATGGCAACTAAACACGACGAACAGAACGCTGAAAAGCATTCTGAAAACGCGACCGATGAGGCCGCTAAAAAAGTAAAGAAATCTGCTTCTAAGCGCAAAGGTGACAAAGGTTCGCAAGACCCTATGGCAGCAAGCGTGAAGGAAGACCTCGCAGCTTTGGTTGACGGGGAAGCCACACTTTCAGAAGACTTCAAAGAAAAGACTGCTGTCCTTTTCGAAGCTGCTGTTCAGGCCAAAATCTCTGAAGAGATTGAGCGTCTGGAAGAAAGCTACGAAGAGCGCCTTGCAGAGGAAGTCGAAGAAACTCACGCCAAAATGGTTGACAGTGTGGACAGCTTTCTTAACCACGTGGTCGAAAGTTGGATGGACGACAATAAAGTCGGCATCGAACAGGGTATCCGTACTGAAATCGCTGAGAACTTCATCGTAGGCCTTAAAGGTCTGTTCGATGAGTCTTACGTGGATGTTCCGGAATCTAAATTCGATCTCGTTGATGAACTTGCAGAGAAAGTTGAAGAGTTGGAAGCATCTCTCAACGAAGAAATGGAAGGCGCAATGCGTCTTGCGGAAGCCAACGAAGAATTGGTCCGTGAAATGGTTTTGCTCGAATGCAGTGAAGGTCTTGTTGATACGCAAGCCGAAAAACTGGCCATTCTGGCTGAAACTGTTGATTTCGAATCTGCTGAAACTTTCCGCGACAAGGTGGAAATCATCAAAGAGTCTCATTTCTCAGTAGCAACCCACGATGCTGTAAGCATTCAGGAAGGTGTTGACGAAGACTTGGACGAAGAAGTCATCGTTGAAGAAACCGACCCGCGTATGGCCTCTATTCTTAAAGCACTCAGAGGCTAATCCCTCTCTCCAAAATAAGGAAAATGACGACATGACTAAAGCAACATACAGTGAATTGAAAGCCAAATGGTCTTCAGTTCTTAACGAAGAAGCCGCTGGTGAAATCCGCGACGACTATCGTAAAAGCGTAACCGCACGTCTTCTGGAAAACCAAGAAGAAGTTTCCATGCTTGAGCAGGAAGCTGTCAACTACTTGGCAGAAGATGGCCAGAACAACACCACCGCTGTGACCGGCGCTGGTACTGCTAACTGGAACCCAGTTCTTATGGCTCTGGTTCGCCGTGCAATGCCTAACATGATGGCTTATGACCTTGCGTCTGTTCAGCCTATGACTGGTCCTACAGGCCTCGTGTTCTGCATGAAGTCGAAGTACAAAACCACTAAAGCTGGCGTTTCCGCTGGTGATGAAGCACTGTTTAACGAGCCAGCAATCGGTTATGCCGCTGACTCTTCTACTACTGCTAATGGTGGAACTTCAGGTCTTGCTGGTCTTACTGATGACTCCTCAACTGGTCTCCGCACCGTTGACTCGTCTATCGATGACTCCCGTACTGGCCCGACTCTTCCAGATCGCTATTCCACTGTTGAAATGGAAGGCCTTGGCGCTACTGGTAACGAAGCATTTGCTGAAATGGGCTTCACCATCGACAAAGCAACTGTTACTGCTGAAGGCCTCGCGCTGAAAGCTGATTACACCATCGAAATGGCACAGGACTTGAAAGCTATCCACGGTCTCGAAGCAGAGCGTGAACTGGCCAACATCCTGACTTCAGAAATCTTGGGTGAGATTAACCGTACCGTTGTACGTACAATCAACTCTCAGGCTAAAACTGGTTGCCTTCAGGCCAACACTGCAATCAACGGTATCTTCGACTTGTCGACCGATGCTGATGGTCGTTGGTCGGTTGAAAAGATCAAAGGCTTGATCCTTCAGATCGAACGTGAGTGTAACGTTATCGCCAAAGAAACCCGTCGTGGTAAAGGCAACATCGCTGTTGTATCCTCCGACGTTGCTTCTGCTTTGGCTGCTTCTGGCATGTTGGACTACGCTCCTGCAATGTCAACTCAGTTGAACGTTGATGACACTGGTAACACCTTCGCTGGCGTGCTGAACAAGAAGATCAAAATTTATGTTGATCCTTATGCAGACGTTGACTACATCACTGTAGGCTATAAAGGCACATCCGCATACGACGCTGGTGTATTCTACTGCCCATACGTTCCATTGACCATGGTTCGTGCTGTTGGTGAGAACGACTTCCAGCCACGTATCGGCTTCAAAACCCGTTACGGTATGGTATCCAACCCATTCGTTGGCGCTACGCCAGCTAACGGTCTGGCTGCTGCTAAGACTAACCAGTACTACAGAATCTTCCGCGTTGATAACCTGCTGGCTTCCTAAGCTAACAGACCAACGCCGAAACGGATTGGGGGGCTTCGGCCCCCCTCTTTACAACACCAAAAAGGAGAAATCTATGTGGACTTGGATTAAAGAAAATTGGGCAACCGCAACGTTCTGGGAAAGAATGTTTGTGTGGGGCGCACTGATTGCACTTTTTGTAATCGTGTTTTAATCAAAGATCGGGGGCTTCGGCCCCCTTTTTTTGTCTAGAAATAACTGTTGAACCGACCATCTCGCTTGAGGTCTAGAGTTGAACAGTGTAACCCTCCATCCCAAAACGATGAATGCCGTCGGGGTACGACGACCGGTTCAATATCATTACTTTTCAAGATTTTGAATATCGCTTCATCGTATGCTGGAACCACCATTGTACGTTCATCTATCATAAACGTGTTCACGTTGAAAGATGATTCAGCCGTGTATCCGACAAAGCTACCTAACCACTGTTCGACATATTCGGTAAATTCGTCGTTATCCTCTTCACCCGGCACCCACCATTTTCCCTCATTCTTCTTTTTAAGCCGACTGAAGGCCTTTATACTTTCTATGGTGTTTGGTGCCACTGGATAGCGTTTCCAGCGTGGAAACAGCTTGTCGTAGTCAATAGAGGGTATTTGAGGCCTATCACACGTGAGTACGACCCCTTCCTTGAGAATAGCAAAGCACCCATCATTATGCTTGCCCACTTCATATGTGACGATATCATATTCACCCCAAGCCAGCTTAATGAAATTTTCCATATCCTCGCTGATATGCTTCACGTCTAGGAGTATTCGATTCCCGACCACTGCAACGAACGGAGCGTCGAATTGGTCATCGCTATAATCCATTAATGTGAAGTCGATTTCGGAATAGTCGTTTAGCCGTTCATGTATCGACGGATGATCGAATAACGTGGTCACCACCATATCATTTCCGATCACAACCTGACCATCACGTGGCATGTTTGGTGGTCTGTAACGCATAGCTACACGACCGTCAGAGTCGGTGCTATCCATGATCGTTTCAACTGGACACAACTCAGGCCTGATAACCTCAACGGAAGCCGATTCCAGTACCCGTTTAAGAGCCTGAAAGTCTTCCTCTGTTTCAGCGGATATTTTTTGTAGAGCGTCACGTATTCTGGAGTTCTTGATCGGTTCATAATATTCGGGGCGATGTGACCTTCCGATCATCATCACCCTCAATTTCGACCAAGGATCGAATACGTTATAACTGTTAGCGATAATGACGGTTCCTTTGCATTCTACGCATTTCGCGAAGATAAACAGTCCGACAGAAACGAACACGACCTGAGTATGTGCGATATGTGTTGTTGCGACGTTCGTATGAGTAATAACGATTCCTACACCAACGGATATGCTTGCGCTCCAAGCGACGGTACTCCCGCCGATAATTCCGGCTGTTATATCGATAATCTCTTCGGCCAAATTCCAAATTCAATTCAGGTGTGAGTCTTAGCGTGAAATCCGCTGCATCTGCGGGGGTTGGCTTCAGAGTGAAAATGAAACCGACAACGATTGCAAATCCAATGAGCGCCAACGTGAGTTTAAGTCTTGACATGGTTATACCTCTCTTGATTCTTTGAACGACATTTCGTCCTTTAGTGTTAAGTCTGCGTCAGTTTCGATCCACGCACGCGCACCACAATTCAACTGATCGCCGTTATAGACCAACTTGGATGGTCCGTTTATTACTACTTCTCGCGCATATCGAGTTTTCTTTGAACCAAATTTGATGGTGTATACCGGACGATCCATCCCATCCTTTGCGTTCATAGAAATATTCTGCCTATTCACATGGATGATCTTCTTCATCTACTTAGCCTCCAGACGATAGTCAGGATACTTTTTCATCAGTTTCTGAATGTGCCTATTATCGACTGTATATTGATCGCCAACCGATATGACCTTATTGTTATGACCATCCAGAAAACGCTTACTATACTCAAGCCCGCGTTCTGGAGTCCACCACGCTTCTGTGACGCCAGCGGAGAAATTTCTATGCAGGCCAAAGGTAGGTTTAACCATTCGTATGAGGTGAATCTGCATCCCGTCATATTCATATTCAGTTATGTTTTTAATATCCTGCATATGCTCGTACTGAGACGATTTTTTAATTGACTTGGTGTCGACCTTTTGTAGAAGGCCACGATGATCATTTCGTCTAATCTGTTTATCAGTTACAGGATTGGTCCACGTGTGCGGTACATAGTAGTAAAAATCCAGATCATTAGCTGGCCGTTCCAGAAACCAATCGGCTGGAGCGCCTCCAGCAAGAATGCAATGTGGATCAATACCCCTAAAAATATCATAAACACGCTCAGCGATATCCATTTGTTGGGTGATGTTCATGTTGTCGTACTCCTCAGATTCCGTTGGATGGTGGTATAGAATGTTTTGGTGACCCCCAGTTTTGGGATTAGTTGCCGACACATAATAGCATCGTTAGGCCACATTCCATACTTTTTTACTGCTTTGATCAGAGAACGGGCACCCTCCGGCTTGATGATGTAAGCAGAATTGCCTGCCAAACCCATTGGGATATTGATATTATCATCGACCAATGGAACAAGGTTGAACTCATTCGGACAGGCTTTCACCATATCATAATACTTTTTAGATAGGCGAGTGGCACCCCTTGGATCATTCACCCCGATAATGTTCAGAGCGGTTTCTTCAATATCCAAGGCGTCAATGTCTTTGATGAAAACAGCATCATGCTCCAGAATCATAATCGGACGGTCAAGTTTGACGCAATGCTTCCAGAGAATGTAATGGCTCATCGAACACGCCATTCTAGCATTCCTATCGCGTGTAGGATATGGAATCTTCAACATGCCAGACACCAAATCGATCTCACTACGTTCCCAAGGCCAGTTCCATTCGACACCAGCCTGCTTCATCTCCCAAGCGACTGATGATGGTGTAACCGCATCAAATCGAAATACTGACCCGTTAGCCGACTTGTTCAACACCTCGAATGCGCGTTCAGACACGTCATGGAATGGTATAACAATGGCATATTTCTTGATGTTCATTTAATCTTCTCCGCTATCCAATCGGTAAGTTCCTGACTGGATTCCTTATTCAAAAATATATACATGCTGTCTTTTCGGCCCGTCGTATCGAGAAGCTCAATCTGCACTTCATCTTCATCATAAGTCACATCAATAGCAGTGAACCCTTGATATATAACTATTTTTTCCGAATCGTTAACTGTCGTATGACATTTTTTATAAGACATGTTTTACCTTTCATAAGTACAGTTATTATATCACATACGTGGAGGAGTTTCAAGTCGTGATTTCAGTTTTTTGTGTTAATTGGGGCACCAAATACCCCCCGTATTATGTTCACAAATTGCAACAGGCAGTGGAGAGACACCTATCCTACCCACACATATTCTACGTGATCACCGATAATCCCGAAGCATATGACAACTCCATTCCAGTAACTGATGACCTGCCTATCTGGTGGAATAAGTTACTACTCTTCAGACAGACCGGCGATTGCATCTATTTTGACTTGGACGTAATCATTCATAACTCAATCGATTGGTTGATTGAAGATATGACCGACAAGATGCGACTGATTGATACATCTTGGAAGAACAAGGAACAGGTCATTTCGACGCCAGAGATGCCGTCTAAGGGCATTACCACAATCAACAGCAGTGTCATGTCATGGACAGACGAAACGGCTCTCTTAGACGCCTTCCTGTCCGATCCTGAAGCCATAATGTTCAAATACGAGGGCGATGATAACTTCTACATGCACAACGCCGACTACCAAACACATCGACACGGCGAAATTTACTCATACAAACGCGGTGCCAGTCAAGACGATTGGGAACATTGGAAGTACCGGAAAGACTATTCGATAGCCACTTTTTCCGGCCTTCCAGATATTCACGACTGTTTAACTCATCAAATCGTTAAAGACAATTGGGGTGAACCCCCACCCACACACCATGGAAGCGTTACCAAACCCGTCAACGATGACATTACCGACTGACAAAGATGTCATATCAACACCTTCGATGCGAGTGATGCGCTCTTCGGGTCCGATATTTCCGAATTCGAAAACTTCATCGAGATCAGAGGCTTCGATCTCACATACCTTAACGAAATACTCTTGAGCGAAATCGTAATTCGCTTGAGCGTTCTCGCAGGTAGTAAGCATCAGCTTACCCATAGCGGATGATGCATGGGGGTTCTCCCCAGAGTTGATGTCACTGTAGATCGTTTCGGTAAGGTGGAATTGATAAACTGAATATTTCATTTCAAATCTCTCTCTGTTGGTTTCTGACACCTTGATAGCATAAGAAATAGGGGTCGTCAATCCCCCCTCTGAATTATTTTTGGCACTTAACTTCTGACCTGAATCCTGACCTGATTACTGACCTGAACCCAGACCTGACCCCAGACCTGACCACAGACCTGATCCTCGACCTGATTATAGACATGTCTCCTGACCTGATCCTCGACCTGACCCCTGACCTGACCCCAGACCTGATCCTCGACATGATTCCTAACTGATTTCATTATGCACCTGACTCCTGACCTGATTCCAGACCTGACTCCTGACCTGATCACTGACCTGAACCCAGACCTGACCCCAGACCTGACCACAGACCTGATCCTCGACCTGATTATAGACATGTCTCCTGACCTGATCCTCGACCTGACCCCTGACCTGACCCCAGACCTGATCCTCGACATGATTCCTAACTGATTTCATTATGCACCTGACTCCTGACCTGATTACTGACCTGAACCCAGACCTGATCCCAGACCTGACCACAGACCTGATCCTCGACCTGATTATAGACCTGACCCCAGACCTGATTATTAACCCGATCCCAGACCTGTTTCTTAACGGATTTCATCATGCACCCAATTCCTAACTGATTTCATCATACACCTGATCCCAGACCTGATTCCAGACCTGACTCCTGACCTGATCACTGACCTGAACCCCGACCTGACCCCCGACCTGAATACTGACCTGACCCCAGACGTGATCCTCGACGTGATCCTCGACCTGATACCAGACCTGACCCTCGACCTGATCCCAGACCTGTTTATTAACACTATTCACTGATTTTCTCCTCGACCTGATTCCCGACCTGTTTATTGACCTGAAGCCAGACCTGATCCTCGACCTGATCCCAGACCTGATCCCCGACCTGAACCCAGACCTGAACCCAGACCTGATCCTCGACATGATTCCCGACCTGTTTATTGACCTGATCCTCGACCTGATCCTCGACCTGATTCCCGACCTGATCCCTGACCTGAATCCTAACTGACTTCATCATACACCTGATTCCTGACCTGTTTATTGACCTGATCCTCGACCTGATCCTCGACCTGATTCCTGACCTGAAGCCAGACCTGATTCCTGACCTGACCCCCGACCTGATTCCTGACCTGACCCCAGACGTGATCCTCGACCTGATTATAGACCTGAATCCTAACTGTCTTCATCATACACCTGAATCTGGACCTGACGCCAGACCTGAACCCAGACCTGAACCCAGACCTGATTCCAGACCTGATCCTCGACCTGATCCTCGACCTGATCCTCGACCTGATCCTCGACCTGACCCCAGACCTGATCCCAGACCTGATCCGCGACCTGATTATAGACCTGTCTCCTAACACTATTCACTGATTTTCTCCTCGACCTGATTTCTTCCATTAGGGTCAACCCGCAAACCATACTCAGTCTTTTCATAATCATCATTAATCACAAGTCTTCGATTGAAACGTCTGTAATCCACATTATGGTGCCACCGTCCAAACTTTTTTACTACTTCTACACAGTCGGGATGCTGTTCCTGCAATGATTTAGCAAAACCCAACCTATCATCACCACCAAGGTATACCGAATCTGTGTTACCACCCCTGACCCTTTGAGTGGTTACCTTACCAGCCAAAAAACCATTCATTAGAATAGTGTTATATCCGGCCTTTAGAATCCGTAGAGATAGGTCAGTATCCTCATTAAAACGGCCTCGCCACATTTGTCCATTATCATCGCGAACACCTTCCAAATTCTTGTACATTAGCGTGCACGAATATATTCGAGTGTTCAGATAATATGGAGGCACGTGATCGGTCTTCTTAGCAAATGAGTGATAGTTCAGGCCAGCCTGTCCGACGTTTGTGAAACGTGCGCTGTAGTCTTCCACCACCCTAAACATCGTGTCGGTTCTGGACACATATTTGGTGTTGTCATTCATGATATAGAATTCTTCGATGTTATCATCCATCAACCAATAACGATCATGATCAGCTAACTCATCATTAACAAAATTTCTCACCGGAATGCTGCACCCGCTGTTTACATCAAAGTCACCAGTGACCACCCGATCACCCCACCTCTCTTGATATAAGGCCATCTCAGAGGGTTCTACGACAATCTGATAGTCTGCACCCAACCTATCAAGACTGGCCGCTGTGATGCAGTTAGGACGCCCTTTTGATATGATATAGATCGGGCATCTGGGTTTGAGATTGCTATCAGAAACCCATGCAAAATCCCCCAATGTTCTGTCGAGTTGTGGATACCATACACTTTTGGTCTTATCCGTAATCGGTTGATCTAAAAGCTCAGATAACTTTTTATTACTAAAATCAGTGTCCACTTTGAACAGAGCAAAGGATTCGACCTTTCTCGACACGAATGGTGGCATATCCGCATAGAACGGATCATCCAGATTATAATCCTTCTTAGGGTGCACCTTTCCATACTTCGGTCTGGCCCATGTATCAAACAGGGCATCAGTATTACCAAACCTCTCAGATATGTAATCAGTTGCTGACTGGTCGCCTGTTCTAATATTGAGAGTCCTCAATCCCATTGCTTATAATCACCATTGTCTTCGTTTTCATAGAATCCCGCTGCATAGGCTTCGTACTCTTCCATATCCTCAAGGATTTCGATGCGTTCAGATGAACCAGTGGCACCCAAGTAGTAATGAGGCGTGAAAGGTCGACGATAATAGGAATCCGCTGACCCTCTATCAAATGGTCCACCATGTCGCTTATCGTAAGACATTTTATTCCTTTACGTTAGAGCAAGGGAGGCAATAGCGAATCCCATAATGAATGTAGCGAATACTAATCCGCCAAGAATGTTTTTGAACGTCATTTCTTTTCCTTCGCCGTTTCAATGATATCCCTAGCCAGATATCTTTCATGTGGACTACTGTCCGACCATAATGCATCCATTATAGCCTTTGCTTCAGCCTCTGTCAATATTATCATTATTTTTCCTATCCAGTGATGTATTTAGAGTTGACACCCGCTTGGCGACGGAAACCGTTCCAAGCCTTGTTGGCGCGAAAGAAAGCGATGTTGATTGCTTTCTTGGCGTCTTCACCGCTTAGGTCGCAATCCCATGCGGCGTCATTTGCAGCTTCCTGCTCATCACCGCAAAAGTCGCGGCAGTTGATGATACGCTGTTTGATGGTGTCAATTTTAATTTCTGAGATAAATGCCATTTCCGCTATTCCTCTGTGCATGTCGGTTTCTGACCCCTTTATGTCATAGAAAAAGGGGGCTGTAAACCCCCTTAATGCATTTTTTTGAAGAAATTTGAATAAATTAGCCCTTCACGTCCAGCATCAGCACCTGTGGAGTTTTCTTCAATTGGAAGGCCACGTCCAAACGAGTGTTACCAGCGAGAACTCGCATCTGACCGTTTGGATAGCGCAGAACCAATGGCATGGTCATACTTTTGTTACTACCGATGCGGTCATACAGGTTGTCCAGAGTCTTCTCGTTACGAAATTCGGGATACGAGCGATACGATTTGATCAGGCTCAAGAGGGACTCTTTACTACCCGTGCGAGAGCGATAAGCGATCTTACGATCAACGGATGAGGAAAGCTTTACTACTTCACCCTCTTTAGCCATCTTGATGAACTCAGCTTCGCTATCAACAAAGCGGTGTCCCTTGAGTACCACTTCAACGTGATATTCTTGCTTCAAGTCTTTGGTGGTTGGTTTGATCCACATTTTAGCGATCCTTTGAAATTGGTGATTGTCTCAACTACTTATAACCCTTCATACTCATCAGCAAAGGTATCGAACATCCGCTGATATACCACACCAGGAAAGAAACTGCCGACCTCGCGGTAAACGTCAGCGTCAACGTAATCCCAGTTAACCGTATTATCCTCGTTACGGTTTTCAGTGTTGCCGACTGCCTCATTAAAGGCAACAGCAAATGCTGGGTGAACTTCAAAATATGTCATAATATACTTTATCCTTTTGAGTTAAGCTACTTCTCTATCCCAGCAGTAGCATCCATCTTCACCGACAATCAATTTAGCGTCGAGAGTGTCTTGATTATTTTTAGCCCAAGCATTGAACTGCTTGGCGATTTCCAGACCGGACTTTCTTTCGGAAACGTCGATTGAGCGGAAGGAGCCATTCTCTGAAATTACACTGTAGGCCTCACCTTGGTACTCTTCAACTGTGTAGTATTTATTTGCTTCTGTTGTGATGAAGTATCTGTGATCGCTTTTCTTTTCGATGGTGAACATGTCGTTTTCTCTCTATCTTGTTTCTGACCTCTTTATGACATAAGAAATAGGGGTCGTCAACCCCCCTTTTGAATTATTTTTTGTGTTCATCCCACCACATATATGTCATAATATAATCCTTTTGAGTTATACAGATTCAGTGCGAACAGTCATACCTTTGGCCTGCATTTCAGCAACCTTTGCATCGATCTGTTCTTGATTGTCCGTTACTAGGACTTCCACCCACTCTTTACGAGTGAGGTGAGCGAATGAAGATTTGAAGTACACTGAAGTCATGATGTTCTCTCTCTGTTTGTTTCTGACACCTTGATAGCATAGAAAAAGGGGGGTCGTCAACCCCCCTTCTGAATTATTTTTTATGTTCATCCCACCACATATATGTCTGATCTCCATATAGATCGGTCTGAACATTATACATCACTCTCCACATATTATTATACGCAGCATGACGGAAATCTTCATCAACGGAATCCTTGAAGTTATCATAATCAATATCATTAATTCGTGTAGATATAAGATCAGCCACCACTGCCTTCGGGACAAACACCCTAAACCGATAGTCACTATCATCTGTCTCGATAATTGGAGCTTCAAAATTGGTCGTGTCGAATACGTTATGGAGATCATCACGTACTCGCGCACGTACAACCGCCCCATCAGGATTATTCCGATCCTGTACTACACTCAAAAATGAGTCATTCATTGTAATCCACATTTGTTATTCCTTTCATAAAATTTAATCATTATACCACAATCGAGACCAAAAATCAAGGCCTAATATTGTAATACTGCCATTTAGCGTTATGGAAGTCTTCGAAATAATCGCCACCAGTGCGTTCTTTATATCTGGCGGCGTATAGGTCATATTTATCAGGATGGTGCTTCATACACCAATCTGGTGGCTGTAAGACCACATCATCCTTGACCTGATCCCAAACGAAATACTGCTCACCATGGCCCATAACGCTTACCGTTCCATTTTCATAATATTTCATCCGGTGGTGCGCGACATCCTCCATATAAGTGTCATATACGTGTTTCCAGTTGTGGCTCTTGAATTTGTAGAAGTTGCCCGAAATCAGGCAATCGTTATCTCGCCACCACCGATCTGTCGAAACGAATTCATCATCCTTCACTTCCCACTCAATAACGTCCCACGGTTCAATCCACTCCATATCAATATCGAGAATGATGGTTTCATCACCCTTCTTCACACCACGGATATATTTCGGATCGAAGAAGAAAATCTTTGACCAATGCTCGTGATGTGCAATGTCTTCTGGGGGAAATTGATATGTGTTAGCGTATTCTGGTGCTGTATTCGGCGTGTCAGTTAGAATATGGAATTTAGTGTTTTCTGAATTATCACGTATCGCATCACAAGTTGAATGCACAAGCTCATTTGCGTCCATACCCTGAACCGTGTAGCCATATTTGACCATACAGACATGGGTCGCCTTCATGAATCCATTATACCCTTCAAATGCTGTTCAAACGCCTCAATCTTGGCCACCCGATCCGGCCACAAAATGTACTCCTTTTCAGGATTGGCCTTCAGGTTTGTCAATAGAAGGGATATGGCGTCAAACATCTCAACGCTTTTCTTGTCTGCCTGCTCAACCGTGGCGACAGACTCTTTGTAAACGTCCAACTCATCATGATTGACCGTAGTGAATCCGAAATCAAATATCTCTGTCATAACACATCTCTATGCTTGTTAATGTAAACCCAATTGATGAAGTCCATATATGCATCTTGGGCCATAACTTCGGCATCATTCCATTCTGTGAATTCGAAATTATATTTCGTTGGGGAGACGAACATTTTATTCGTATCGTCAAACCGACCTTCCTCAATGCAATTCATCCAGATCACGTAATCTGCACCAAACTCTTTACGCGTTTCCTCCGTTGGACACACAAAGTCCACCAAGGCTGTTTTACCAGCCATAACGATACCATCGGACAAATAGCGCATACGAGCAGCCTGCCGAATACGACCCTCAGTTGAAAAATCCCAGTCGTCGTATTTTTTCCTGACCTCATCAGCGTTCACTCGAACCGAAGATATATGCTTTTCTAACCCATCAGCAAGCGTGGTTTTTCCCGACCCCGGCAACCCACATACCAAAATCTTCATCATGTCACCTTTTTACTCTTATTTCTGATTACCATTTCAACGTTGTCTGGGAGTTCAATCTTCGGCACATCCTTATAGTAGTAAATTTTAAATTTCCGATCCTTGAATTCTTTGAACAGCAATGCCCAAACAGGCCTCCAGTTATCAGCCAATCGGCGACTATTCTCAACTGAGCGGTCACTGTTTAGATAAAAATCTGTTACGCTCTGGAGATCAATGCTGAACATGGAGTCGAATCCATACATATGAATCACGTCGGCATTCTTCTTGGTCAGTAGATAATAAGCGCCCATGTGACCACAATTAAATGTTGTATAGTCTGGACAGTAATCAGGCATGTCCGTGAACATCTCACGAATCTGACCCGAATATTTCATGTAGAACGCAGGATAGGTTTCAGTCCATATTTTCGGGCGGGCACCAATAATCCACTCACCCGGGACCGTCACCGATCCATCGGCTATTGCGTTCATCATCTTAAAATCGACCATGAATGTCGCCTTAGCATTCGGTACTGCAAACGGGGGTAAATTGCACGTGTACACCTCCCCAGCCTCATCCGGATCATATAGACCAGCAGATTTACCATTGCCTAATAGATGAAATTCATTCATTTTATTTATTCCCTTATACCATTCTCAATGGTACTTAGCTGCCTTGTAATTTCATCATTTCCCCTCTGACCAGTCCAATGCATGACCCGAACACGCTTCGGACACGTGTTATCCTGAATTTGGAGTCGTAGAACGTTATATTCATTTGGTAGAGTAGTAATAAAAACCATCTTGGCCAATGGACTCATCATTGAATGAAGCACTTCTTGATCCCCCACAAGATTGGTTTCCCGACACCGATCTCTCCAATCCAACAGAACATCAGGAACGCCATTCTTGTTGGTGTAGGCGATGACTCCAGAGTTGTACCATTCACCCGATTCCGGTCGTCTGGTTGTCCATGGCTGATCAATCGCCATGGACAACTTATGGTCTTCAACCTTATCGAAAATGTCGCTGATATCGTCTCTGATCTCACAATCAGTATCCAGCCAGCATATATTTTCAGCGAATGCAGACGCTTGAACCAAAGCGGCGGTCTTTTTGAACCACCCCTTCATGGATTCTGCACCTCTAAGGCTCTTTCGCATGTTTGCAAATTGAGATGACCTCTCCATACCGAAGTCATATATGATTAGCTCTTCGTTTGGCATGTGCCTTTGGAAGTTCTTGACGAACCAAGGTAATTGCCATTCAGTATTAGAATCACAACCTGTTATGAATAGTCTACTCATTCATTCACTCCTGACCTGAACCCAGACCTGAACCCAGACCTGATTCCAGACCTGATCCTCGACCTGATCCTCGACCTGACCCCTGACCTGACCACAGACCTGATCCTCGACCTGACCCCAGACATGGTCCTCGACCTGAAAACAGACCTGATCCCAGACCTGACCACAGACCTGATTCCTAACCGATTTCATCAGTGATACGTTTTCGGGCCAACTCGATGGCCGCATCCTGTGGATCATCCTCATGAGTGACCAACCTGACAATTTCGCGAAGACTGTCAAAATCTCCCGTTGTCATTTCTTTGTTCAAAGCAACTGCCATGACTCCACCAGCATTCGCCACAAAATCGGGAACGTAGTAGAATTTCTCAGACGCCCATTCCTGAACCTGTTTAGAAGAAAACTGATTGTTAGCCGCTCCACAGATAAATTCAACTGTCAAATCAGCGAAGTTATCCTCATTGATCGCCCCACCTAAAGCGCAAGGCGCGAAAACATCAGCCGCAATGTTATAGATATCCTTCTCAGAAACCATATTCACACCATCCATTTCTTTTACTACTGGATCGTATGCGTTAATGGTCACACCGTCAGCCAATAGTAATTTAGTAAGCTTAGAGCCGACTTTACCAAGACCTTGAATGTTGACAATGGTCTCATTTAGTGGAACGTCACTATTATAACGTCCAAGCAGTTCCATCATGCACGCGTATACGCCCATGGCCGTAGGACCAGAACTATCGATGTCGATCCCGCCAACCCACTTAGTGGATTTCTGGATCATGCGAAGATCGTGTTCATCAGTGCCGACATCGCCTGCAATGATATATGTGCCACTCAAAGTATTAATGAAATTGCCCAGCCGCTCGAACGCCAGATCGCGGTTCTTGATTTTTGACGCATCGACAGCAGTTTTACCGCCACCATGATTAATACCGCACGCCGAATTCTTATGGGTCATGCCTTCAGCCAACCGTAGAACGTCGTTAAACTGTGCGGCCTCGTCTTCATAAACCATACACCGACAACCGCCCAAGGCTGGACCCAGTTTGGTATTGTGTATCGCGACTAATGCGAATAGTCCCGATTCCTCATCCTCAACCCGAAATATCGCCTCGAACCCAGGATGACTGATATAAGCACTTTTCATTTTTAGACACTCCTATTTATTATAAACCACAATCTCACATGAATCCCAATCCCCGAAGAGATCGTCAGGCTCAAAATAATCCGAACACGTATAGCGAGTGATCTTACCAGAGATCGAGTTGAAATTTTTATCATTCGAACCATGATCATGATTATTAAGGTGCAATAGAAAGGATACGCATACGAGCAGCAAGCTCACAAGAATCATGGTATTAGTAGTGGTCATTTTTATCATCTCTACACCAAGCATCGACTTGCTTTATTAATTTCATAAACTCATCTTTATATTTATCTCCAATTATACCACACTTTGCACGCCATTGCAACACAATCTCTTCAAGTTTTTCCTTTGGTACATTTTTGAGCGATAGGTGTTTAGGGTATATCACCGTATTGAATGCCAGATAGATATAACGATCCTCACAGAACTCCACGAAATCTTCCATTTCTTCATAGTTATTGACCATCGGACAAACCTGTATAACCAATTCGCGGTGATGCTGATGACAAATGTCAACAAACTCATCAACATTGGCCATAAGCTTTTTGAAATTTCCGTTTACTCTGATCTGTTCATATCGCTCAGGAATCAGGCTATCGATGCTGATATTCAAGTGAATGTTACACGTAACCATGAACTTCCTTACAACCCTGTTGAGTACCGATCCGTTGGTCGCTATTACTACTTTCAGCGTCGGGTTGATTTCGGCCACTGCATCTAAAATCTTATGGACGATCTTCTGAAGGAACGGCTCGCCTCCATTTATTCGTAACTCGCTTAGATGTGGAATGAACTCACGCATCTGCACAACGAAAGAATCGTCATACATCATTTTTTGAGGCGGTAGCTTATCTCTATTCTTCCGGATGCCAGAACTCAACTGACCCCAGCACATCACACACTCAAGATTACATTGATTGCTCAACTCCAATTCAATGACTGATGGATAATCATTCATCGGATATCCCGAATACGCGTCCGACAGTGTTGGGATTTTGTGGAGCATGTCTTTACTACATTCTCCACACCGACCCATGCTGTAGTCATTTTCAATCAGGGTACTTCGATAATTATCGAAGAAGTCACCATTCCAAATATCCATCAGTGAATTATCACCCGACCAGACAGGTGATTCCTCCATGGATTTCCAACATGGTGATACACGTCCAAGAACGTCGATATACATATTTATGAATGGCGCTCTACATGTCATCTAATGGTGTACCCATGGCCATATGAGTGCTTGGCTATACACCCCCGATCCTTCTGAATCGTGGTGAAATGGTCCCGTGCTTCCACAGGCCATGGGTACAACTCCTTTAGGTCAGAGAAGCGGTCTAAGTGGAAGAATAGGTCAGTTGGTGCAGCCTCATTATGAGCCTTATTAAGAGCCTCAGTGGCCCCTTTGGGCGTCATGTAATACGCGTGCGCTCCTGGGAAATATCTCTTCGATACCAATGGCCCAACACCTAAAACAGACGGCTGGTTGAATTTACCATATGAGGGTTTACCCAAAGAGATGATATCTCCTGAGAATGTTTCGGGATGAAATCCAGCAACAAAATACGCATCATGCTCCAGTATCAAGGCAGGCTCTCCCATCGTATTGATATGAGTCCACACGGAACGGTGGCTCAAAAATGCCGCCATACATCTATCACGTCTGGAGTAGACGTCACCATCAACATCAAAAGCCCTTGTAACTAGGCCAAGATTATCAAAAAGCTTGGCGGGGTCATCAGATGGTGTAATTGCCGACCATTTTTCCACGTCGACCCCATATCGCATACCCGACCTGATACATCTATTAGCGGCCTGAACCGACTCTTCCATCGAATCTATTGTAATCACATAAGCTTTCATCGACTATCGCTCCCTAAAATATCCGCCATGGTGTTATGCCATTTCACACCAGGATGTTCGTTGTCTGTACCGTAATCACCCATTAGGTGGTGATTTACTGATTCGTTACTACTCTCCACAAGATCGATCCCATTAGCATCACAAAATGAATGAAGCATCAACTGATTCTTTTGACGTAAATATTCACGCCAGTTGTCATTATCCAACGCCTCAAATGCTTTATGATGAGGCATGATGATAATGTCTCTGTCTCTATATAGGTGTTTCCAACCGTGGAATTCACCGTCCTCATCCAACCATTCATATCGAATCGGGAATGACCAGACTACCATTATAACACGCGGGTAGAAGTTTTCACAGTATGTAATGGCGTTCCTGAGAATCTTTTCGTTACTTGCTCCCCGCTCACCACAATTTAGAACCCCCAACTTTGATGAGAACGTCTGATCCGCCTGAACCCCCACGCCCCACGTGAATGAATCCCCAAATGCAGCAGGGGAACCATTGATTGGTTCCCCCACACGTCGATCCCAATCGACAAAATCTTCGAAATATCTAGTCATCCAAAACGGCGTTCAAAAGGTTACGAAGTTCTTCAAGTTTCTCCCTTTGAATGAAAATGAAGGACATATCATCATCAACGATTTTCCCATCCACCACAGGCATTATAACATATCCATTATCATTTACCATTCCAATCTCTCCTTGTTATAAGTGACGGAATTCTGTTTCGAGGTTTCCGTCGGACCCAGAGGATTATGCAGCCAGAGCTACAGGTGCCTCATATGCGATGTTATCGTTTGCATTTACGAGTTTTGATCTGTACGTCGATCAAGCGATAATCTCCACGTTTCTCTCATACACTGTCGATCCTATTTCGCCCCCATCAAAACTACACCAATCTACCACCCTGTAGACTTCAGCCCTATTACGTATTCAGGTAGAACCCATGCATTGGCTGGTGTAGTTATGGTGGAGGCGCGGAGTACTGCCCTCCGGTCCAGATGTATAATCGTTGGCTTCATCGATTATGAAAAGCGCCCCTGTGTTGCAGGGAAGAGAATTCCAAGGCGTTATCTCACTCTTATAAGGTTCATGCATGAAACCTTTGTCCGTCGACTACGCTTATCATAATTGACGGACTCTCAGAAATCTCCACGTTTGACCCAAAGCTTTTACTACGACCATGGATACTTTGGCAACCGCTTCAGCGACTTTCGCCCGTCAGCTATCTGAGAGTCCGTTGAGAATATTCGAATAGACTTTTTTTAGTGTCTAAACAGGCTTCTCACCCCTTAGTATCGGCCACCCGTAGGCCCGACCGAATTAGTGTGAGTGGAGTGATCAAACTCCTGAAGCAGGCCGCTCACTCGACCTTTTTGGACTCTATGGTGGTCTTCTATAACACCTCCGACATTAACCGCGTCAGTACGACCACATTTTAGAGAAATAGTGGTAACTGTTCTCCCTGATGATCAATCAGGCGATACGAATTATTCGCGCCCCGAAGGAATTGAACCTTCCAACCTCTCCAAAGGCGAGATCGATGTTGGAGCATCGAGTCTCTTTAAGCACCATGAGGGCCGTTAATATGCATATCTTAGACTACTTATACATCGCTGTCAAGCCCTCTTAGTCGTGACCTTCTTCGACCTGACAAGTCAAGCTCACGACCTGTTCGCTTAGTTTCCTCTGTGTAACAAACACATTCATGAGTGTTACACACTCTTTCAAAGAGGCCACTTCCAGCGTCCGCTCTTGGAACACTTTATGGTGGTTACCTTGAGAGGCGATGACAGTGATGAGTAAAAATACCTTGATCATTATCTAGTCTCCTATTGAATATGCATATCTTAGACTACTTATACATCGCTGTCAAGCTCTATATCATCTATAATTGTTGCTTTTACCAGATTCTTAGCGGTTCGATTCACATTTATCGCTACCAAACTACACATCAGTATACTCAAATCTTTCATCTCAGAGTGGTAATTTACGGCTCTTAAACGGTAATGAGCATCATACATCCCAACCGCCCGTTTAACTGACTTCATCATACACCTGACCCCAGACCTGATCCCCGACCTGATTCCTGACCTGACCCCAGACCCGATTCCTGACCTGATCCCCGACCTGACTCCTGACCTGATCCCTGGCCTGATTACAGACCTGTTTAGAGACCTGATTCCTGACCTGATCCCTGACCTGTTTCTTAACTGATTCCATCATACACCTGACCCCTGACTTCATCATACACCTGATCCTCGACCTGATTATAGACCTGATCCCAGACCTGATTACTGACCTGATCCCTGACCTGATTACAGACCTGATTACAGACCTGATTACAGACCTGTTTATAAACTGACTTCATCATACACCTGACCCGCGACCTGACTACTGACCTGACCCGCGACCTGAATACTGACCTGACCCGCGACCTGACCCCAGACCTGACTACTGACCTGATTACTGACCTGATCCTCGACCCGAATCCAGACCTGATCCTCGACCTGATTATTGATATGATTATAGACCTGATTATTGACGGATTTCATCATACACCTGACTCCTGAGATTATAGACCTGATCCCAGACCTGATCCCCGACCTGATTCCTGACCTGATCCCATGCCTGATCCTCGACCTGACCCCAGACATGGTCCTCGACCTGAAAACAGACCTGATC